TGACCCGCCCGAATCTGCAGAAAAGTGTATGTGCTGGACAAACAAATGTGCGTGCTGGACGGACAGACAGCAGCGCCGTTCTGTCCGCACCTGATAAACAGCTGTCCACACCTGACGTACACTTAACGATCCATCCCCGTCCGTACCTGATGGACAGCTGTCCGCACCTGACGTACATGTGGCGGGTCCTCTTTGTCCGTCAGGTGCGGACAGCTGTCCGCCTATCAGAAACAAAAAGCGGGTATGTGCAAAATGTACAAAAATTTTTAACAAGTTGAAAGTTTTTTGTGCAAAGTGCCGATTTGAAAATTTTTTAAAAAAATTTGAAAAAAGCCCTTGACAAATCCCTGAAAGTGTGATATAATATATACATAAGGTAAAGGAAAACCGAAAAACAAAAAACAGATTGGAGATTGATTTTTATGTTATTTATTTCTCTTGAAATGCTTGCTGGTATGGTTGCTGAATACGCTGGTGTTGAAATCGAATCTTATGGAGAACTTGCTTTTGCCGTTTATGTTTCCGCTGGTGAAGAAACTTTTGAGACCATTGAAGAAATCGTTGCTATGCTTCAGCAGTTTGGCTATGAAGTTATAGAACGTTCTGAATATGAACTCTATTATATTTTAGAATATGGAGAAAACAGAATCTATATCATGGAAGAAGAAGAAGAAGAATAAAAAAGAATAAAGCAAGGCGGTCAAAACCGCCTTGCCAAAATACACAAAAAAAAGAACTCTTTTTTTAGTAATTTTTTTTAAAGAAAATTTGAAAAAGCCCTTGACAAATCCCTGAAAGTATGCTATAATATATACATAAGGTAAAGCAAAGAGCGAAACGCTCCACATTAAGAAAGTAGGTAATTAACATGGCTGTAAGTCTTGAAAATCAGAAAAAAGTAAATGAAATGTTCGCACTCTATGAAGAATTTTCCGCCGCTGACCGTTATATGCTGGGCTTTATTGACGGTGCGAACGTATGCTACAAAATCGTTACTGCTGATATTCTTTATCCGGCTGTTAAAATTGACTCTGCAAGTTCTGGTTCAATCAGCAAAAAAGCAACTTCTAAAAAGTGCATTAAGTTTAAGCCCACAAAAAGCTATATCAGCGAATATCTGAAAGACGGCTGTCAGATTCTTTGTACTTTGGCAGAACTTGAAAATGCAAGAGCTGGAAAATATAACTATGGAGAGGCATTTGAAAAAGTCGCTGTTGAAAAGCTGACCGGCAAAACATGGAAAAAAGATAAAACTGATTTCTGGACTGCACCGGACTTTGAATATCAAGGCATGAAAATTCAAGCAAAATTTGAAAAAGCAACTATTGCCAATGAATACCAATTAACGCACCTTAAAAAAGTTGGCGGTAAAGTTATTAAAATTGATGATTAAAAAAAGAGCCGGATTTATCCGGCTTTTTCTATTTCGGAAAAATTTGTTATTTTTTTAACAAACTTTTTCCCAAAAAATAGAGGTCGATTTTTTTTTCCGACTTTTCCTATTAAACCTATAGGAATAGTAGGTTTTGACCCGCCCGAAATTTTAATAGGAAAATAGGCATTTTTTGCTGTCCAGAAAACGGCTTAAAATAGGCGTTTTTTTAAGTACCTCTATATAAGTACCTCTATATAAGTACCTCTATATAAGTACCTCTATATAAGTACCTCTATATAAGTACTATATATAGTACTATATGCTATATAGTATAGTATATATAGTATAGTATATATAGTATAGCATATATAGTATAGTATATATAGTATAGTATATATAGTATATATAGTATATATAATATATAATATAATATATAATACATATAATATATATAATGTATACATTATATACTATATATATCAATGCTGTTGTGCTGATTGTGTATTGTTATTATACTATTATCAATGTTGTTGTGCTGATTGTGTTATTATCATTATATTATTATTATCATTGTTATTATGTTGTTGCTGTTTATGTCATTGTGTTATTGTGTTGTTGCTGTTATGCTGTTGTTGCTGTTATGCTGTTGTTGCTGTTATGCTGTTGTTGCTGTCATGCTGTTGTCGTGTTGTGCTGTACTATTTATACAATGCTGTATATAAATATAGTATATAATAAAATAAATAAATGCAGTACAATAAAAATAAATAAAATAATAAAATAAATAAATGCTGTATTACAATCACAACAATAAATTATAATAATCAATTTATATAACATAATAAACTATTTTAATACAATTCAATTATACTTAATCCAATTTAACCATAATCTATTTAATGCTGTTATTGTTCTATCTAATAGAACAAATGTTCTGGTGCTGATCGTGGCTGAACGATACAACTATTTAATTTGTGCTGTTGTTGATGTAGAAATATGTATATAAATAAAAGCTGTACCATAATAAGAAAACTAAATGCTGATTGTTATTTTTTTAACAAAGTTGCTTCTTTACAATGCTGATTGTTATTAATTTATCAATATGTTGTTGAGTGCTGAACAAATAAAACTTAATCGTTTTCGTTGCTGATCGTGCTGTTGAGTGAACTAAAATGGACTTAATCGTTTTCGCTTGCTGTTGATGTAGCTGAACGCAATAATTTAAATTTAATCGTTCGTTTACTATCATTTAATTAAATAGAACAAATGTTCTATTCAGCTTAATTGAGTTAGTGTGCTGAACGCAGCTTACACGCTGAACGCAGCTGACGCTGAACACAGCTTACACGCTGATGCAGTTGACGCTGTCAGTGCTGTTGTTACAGCTTGCCGCATGCTGTTAGTGTAGAACTGTAGCTCACTGCTATGCTGAAGCTGTAAGCACTCTTTCAGCTTGCTGATTGCGGCACAACGTAGAAATGTAGCTCATACACTATTAATTTGTGTGCTGCTCTTCTCTCTAATAAACGTAGCTCACAAAGAAAGTTGTTGTTATTAACAACTCTCTTTAAAATAGAAACGCTGATAATAAAAGTTATTGTTATTAATACAGCACTGTTTGTTAAAACCCTCAATTGTTAAATGCCCACGTTCAAACAAAAGTACCTAAAATACCCACCCCAATTTAGAAGTACCCAATTGAATGGAGTGTATGCCCAGAAAATAGGGAAAATGGAGTATGTGCCTTAGAAATAAAAAGGGTATGGGGGGGTGTGTTTTTTTGAAAAAAGTTTTGAAAATTTTTTAAGCCACCGGCCTAGTACAAAATTTTCAAGGGTCAAAATTTTTAACACCCCCAAAAATTCAGAAATAAAAATTTTTAACACCCCAAAAATTCAGAACTAAAAATTTTTATTACCCTATGCTCTAAACTCCCTAATTTGACTTTTCCCCAATTTTCCGTTATAATTTAATTAAATCAAAATGAAAGAGGTGAGATAATGAAGTTTAAATTAGACTTCAACATATATTCAGCAAAAGACCGTTTAGAAGCAGTGCGTCAAATTGACCTCTCTTCTCTCAATAAAACAGAACTCGAAACCGTTACCAACTACGTCCTCTATGGAAAAGACGAAGACGGCACATCCATTGTCGACCGCAAAGAGGTTCAAATTAAAACCAAGTTCAATTCTTATCAAAAGGACCGAACCGTTTCCCTTGAAGAACTGCTCGAATCCCCAACTTTTGACGAAACAATTTTCCAAAAAAATCGCACTATTTACAAAAAAGGCAAACCCCAAATTGATAAGGAGAGAGCCGCTACAATCCCCGGTATGGTGGAACTTTGGGAACAAATTGACAACCTAACCCACATTTTAAGATAGAACGAAGGTAAAGAGCCCTTCCAGCCCCAAACTCCCCACTTAGACTCCCACCAAATCTATTTACTAAATCATCATTTAATTTAGCTTAGAACTTCCCAATATTATCTTTGGGACTCAGCTTTTCCCACAATGGGGACGCAAAAGAACAAAGCCGAATTTCACGACACCCCATCAAATTCACACCTATCCTATCCAGTCTTCCCGCGCGGCCTCACACGTTATGAACACGACCATCTTTTCGAGAATCCGAGAACCGACAATACAAAAATTTGGGAGATTTTAACAGACGATTATCTTGAAGAACTAAAGGCGGCGAAAAAACCCTATTTCGATTTTCGAGATTCAAACCATCTTTACCAACTTATTTAGCACTATGAAGAAATTTAGGACTTTATTAAGGATTATCCAGATTCCTTACTTAATAATCTTCTTTGGACCTTAGACTTTTACATTGAAAAAGCGAATTTGAGCGAGCAACAACTTTTGATTGTGGAATGCAAGAAAAAGAGGATGCCGAATAAACAAATTTCACAAGTTTTAGATAAAGAGCTGGGGATTCACCATTAGGAGAATTATATTTCAACAATTTGGAATAAGGCAGTTGGACTTATTAAGGAAGCCGTTGAACTTAATTTTGACGAATTTATTTGTAAGGATTATAAAAAGGCTTGGAAAGTTTGTAATAGATGTGGGAGAGAACTTTTAAGAGACTCACGTAACTTTGTTAAGAAAGCAAAGGCCGCAGACGGGCTTACCGGGCGTTGTAAGTAGTGTGATAAGGAAATTAGGCAAGGGGCACCCACAATTTTATATCCATAGAAGAAGAAATGATGTTGCGCCGCGACCCATTCAGTTGGCACAACTCAATTAAAGGAGTTGATTTGATTGTTTTTTAACAAAGTAGAAAAATAGATTGAGTAGTTATTAAACTGCTTTAAAGATTTTTAGGTTACTGACCTTGTTGGTTTTGGCAAAATTTTAAATGTTGAGGAGAAAGAAGATTTTGCAGACTTTTGTACAGATATTTGCATGGCATTTGCAAGCGAGGATTCAAAAAGACGTAAAGACCTTTTGAAACTCGCAAAAGATATTAAGGTTGCAAATAATAACATGGTAGCTAAGGGGGGTACAGAATCCTAAAAATTTCAAAAAAGGTACTACATAGGTGTTGCGCCGCCATAGCATTAGTTTAAAGAAACGCCCTAAACTTCTTTAAATTTATGCGTGCCGGCGCAACATTTTATTTGGAGGCTTAATTTGGAGTCTTAATTTAATTTGGGGGCTTAATTTGAAGTCTTAATTTAATTTGGAGGTGATTTTAATGGCACTAAAAAAATGTTAGAGATGCGGAGAAGAAAAGAATACCGCCGCATACATTGCTGTTAAATCAATAATGTTTGGTGGCAGTTTGCCTATTTGTCGCCAATGTTTAATGGATTAGTTAAATTAGGCAGATAAAAAAGGAGAGCTATGGAATGTTGCAGATAAAATGTGTTAGTGGGCAGATGTTCCATTTGTTCCTGAAAAATTTGACGAGATTTATAGAAGTAAGGGAAAAGACGCTATTGGTACATATATAGCGATTTTTAGAACAAAACCTTATGATACTCTTGATTGGAAAATGTATAATGATGCGTATTTATAGGTTTAGGAAGAAAACAGAGTTGAAGATGCGCTTCCCAACGTTAGAGCGGCGAAAGAGAAAAAACTTAAATAGAAATGGGGCAAGAATTATGATTAGGAAGAACTTGAATACTTAGAAAACCTACATGTTGGACTTCTAAATTCGCAAAATGTTGTTGGAGCATTGAATGAAGACCAAGCCTTAAAACTTTGTAAGATTTCTTTAATTATAGAGAATAAAATTCGCGCCGGCGAGGATTTCGATAAAGACCTTAGAGCTTATGACTCTCTTTCTAAATTGGCTAACCTTACTCCAAAAGTAGTTAAGGATGCAAACGAGTTAAATTCTTCTGGAGAACTTTTCGCTTATTTAGAAAAAAGAGGAGTTAAAATTGACTACTATGATGAAGAGGTTAGAGACGAAGCCGATTTCGCACTTAAAGATATTAAAATGTGGAATTAGGCTTTATATGTAGGTGAGACTGGTGTTGCAGAAGAAATTGAACAAAGAATTGAAAATTTAAAGGTTGCGGCGCAACTGTCTGGAATTAATTTTAATGAGAAAGAGTTTAGAGATTATCTGAAAGAATAGGGTTCTTCACCTTTAGAAGAGGAAGATTTCAAAATTGATATATGGGATGATGAAAAATGACGACTTAGATTTTTTTACCAAAAGACATCATAAATGTTGTCCACTCGTCAATTCATGGACAAAGCAAAACTTATATGAAGAATGGGATAGTTTTAGAAAAAGGCGTAGTCCTTACGCCGCAAAGGGTGGAACGAAACTTTGAGCTTTATAAGAAATATTATGAGGTTTGGAGCGTTTATCCTGACCTTTATTTAAAAGAAATTTTACCCTCTACTTCTAAATTTAGACTTAAATTCTTTTAGATTTTGTTTTTAAGAGCTTGCTTACGTCATGGACGTATACTTACTATCGCACCTCGTGCCGCCGGTAAATCATTTATTTGTATTCTTGCTTTAATGTTGATTTGTATTTTCAGACCCGGCAGTAGATGTTTTAGTTGTGCTCCCGGTAAAGCTCAGTCTGCAAAAATTGCAAGTTAGAAAATTCATTAGCTTTGGGAAATTTATCCACTTCTTAAAGGCGAAATTTAGGGAGAAGGTAATTTTGGTTCTGACTATGTAACTTTAACATTTAGAAACGGGTCTTAGCTTACAATTATGACACCTATTAACTCTACTCGTGGTAATCGTGCTACTGCCGGCATCATTGATGAATACCGTGACCACGATGCAGACGACATTAATGAAATTATTCTTCCTTTGTTAAACGTTGACCGCCCTATGAAAAATTAGGAAGTTAATCCTAAAGAACCGCAACAAGTTCAAATGTGGATTTCATCTGCATCAGACAAAAATACTTTTGCTTATGATAAAACAATTGAAATGTTGGAACTATCAATTATTAATCCTCATAATGCTTTTATTTGGGGCTTTGACTATCGAGTGCCGGTTTAGACAGGATTATTGTCTAAAGACTTCTTAAATGAAATGAAAATGAGTTCTACCTTTAGTGAATCTGGTTTTGCAAAAGAGTATATGAGCAGATTCGTAGGTAGTTCCAATGAAGCGTGGTTTGACTATGATAAATTTTTATAGTATCGCCGCCTTGTTAATCCGGAGACAAAATATACAGTAAGAGGCGGAAAAGATGGAGATTTCTTCTATATAATTTCTGTTGACGTTGCTCGCCGTGGCTGTCAAACGGTAGCAACAGTTTTAAAAGTATTCCCTAATGAAGAACGATATAGAATGAATTTAGTTAATTTATTTGTACTTGGTAAGACTGAGGACGAGAAAGTTTTTGATGTCTAGGTTCTTGAACTTAAACGCTTAATTAAACGATTTAATCCTAAGGAAGTTGTGATTGATATTAACGGATTAGGTATTGGTTTCGCCGATTGTATGATTAAAGAAACCTTTGACCCAGCCACACAAGAGTTTCTGCCAGCTTACGGCTTTTTCAATAGAGATGAATATGACTTAATTCAACCTCGCAATTGCCCGAAAATCCTTTATGGTATTAAAGCAAATTCTACATTAAATAGTGAGATGCATAGTGCATTGTATTCTGCTGTGTATTCCGGCGCAATTAGTTTTTTAATTTCAGAGCGAAAAGCAAAAGAAAAACTTTTAGGAACTAAAGTTGGTTAGAGAATGTCGCCAGAAGATAAGATTAAAAGATTAATGCCTCATGAATTAACTTCAATTCTAATTAATGAAATTATGAACTTGAAAGTTAAGCCTACCGGCGTAAGTAATCAAATTGCAGTAGAACAAATTAATTAGCGAATGACTAAGGATAAATTCTCTGCTTTGGAAATGGGTGTATGGAGAATTGTTCAAATTTAGAACGAAGAAATTGCTCATAAACAAAATAGAGGTCTTTGTCGTAAACTCACATTTTATAGAGCAGGAGGTGGTAGACGATGAATGTAAATACAGATGGTCTAACTCCAGAACAAATTGACCGTTTTAATAAACAAAAACTCGAAAATTTTAAAAAGGCTTTTAGAAATATGGTTGCTACTACATAGGCAGCATATGTAAAGTCTGATGATAAAAGTTATAGGGAAAGACATTAGACCTATACCAGAGAAGAAATTGAAAGAGTTGTACGAACTGGCACTTCAATTGAACGTGCGTCATTATCAGAATATTTCTTTGCTACAAATGGACTATATAAAAGAATTATTCTTCACTATGCTACTTTTTTAACCTACTCTTGGGTTCTTGTTCCTTATCCAAAAGATAAACTTGGCAAAGGTAATATTGCTGAAAAGAAGACTGCGGCGACTTATTATGATGCGTCTGATTTTTGTACTACCTTCCAAATTGACCGTAAATGTACTTTATTTGCAAAGGAAGTTTTAGTTAAAGGAGCATATTATGGTTTAATTCATGATGAAGGACAGAACGTTGTAATTCAAGATTTGCCTTTTGATTATTGTCGTAGTCGTTTTAAGAATGCACAAGATGTAGATATTGTAGAGCTTAATTTAGCTTTCTTTGATACGATTAGAGATGAGGAATTAAGAAATGAAATTCTTAAGACTTATCCTGCAATTATTTATAAGGCTTATCGAAAATATAAACTCCATAATGGACCAAAGTGGATGTTTCTGCCGGCAGAGATGGGAATTTATTTCTCTTATTTTGAAGAAAGACCCTTCTTCCTTGACCTTATTCCTTTACTTGATGACCTTGATGATTATAAGCAAATTGATAAAGATAGAAATATGCAGGCATTAAGAAAAATTTTAGTTCAATAGGTTTTAACTGATGGAATGAAGTTGGTATTTGAGCCACAAGAAGCTGAACAAATGCATGAAGGTACATTAGAGATGCTTGCTAATAATCCTGATGTAGACGTTTTAACTACTTATAATAAAGTTGAATTACTTGATATGAGTAGTGATGATGATGAGAAAACGGAAATTGAAGACGTACAGAACTTAATCTATTCTTCTGCCGGCTTATCAAAAGAATTGTTCTTTTCTACAACAGAAGCTGGTTTAAACTATTCAATTAGTAATGACCTTGCTATGATGATGATTTTAGGTTAGCGTTTTGCTCACTTCTTTACTGCTCTTTTAAATTATAAGTTTGAAAATAAGAAAGTTAAATTTAAACTTCTAATTTTACCTATTAGTTACTATAATAGTGCAGACTATACTTCTCGTGCAAGAGAACTTGCTTCATTTGGTTATAGTTTCTTAACTCCAATACTTTCTACCGGTCTTGACCAAACAAATCTTTCTGCATTAAAAGACCTTGAAAATGATTTATTAGACCTTGATGAAGTATTAAAACCGCTTCAATCTTCTTATACTTAGTCTGGTAAGGCACAAGGTGAACCAATTGGTAAGACCACGAAAACTGAATAGAATACGGAGAAAAAGGAAACAGAAGAAAAGAAAGAAACAACCGAAAAGAAAGAAACAACCGAAAAGAAAGAAACCGAGAAGAAAGACGATAAAAAGACTACTGAAAAGAAAGATTCTAAATCTGAATCTTCCACTAAGAAAAAGGACGATAAATAAATTACGTTGCTCTGCCGCCGTCCTTGATTATGTTCTTCCCTGGACGGCCTCGGCGGCGCAAGGTAATTTAGAAATATAAGAGAGGTGAGTTGAATGGAATTTGATAAAATCCCAACCACCCTTGATGTGACCCTCTATGGAAATATGGAATAGGTATCAGACGTAATGTCTAAATGCCGAGTACGAATTTTCTATAAAGGCATGAATAGAAACCGTACATATATATCAGAAGATTTTGCGAATTAGTTAATTTCTTCTTTAGCTTATGTTCCAGTAAAAGGAATCTTTAGTAAGGAAGATGTGGACTTTACCGACCACGGTGAAGATAATACTGATGGCAGAATCTATGGTATAGTACCAGCGGATTCTAACTTTGCTTGGGAAGACCATATGGATGACGATGGCGTAGTGCGAAGTTACGCTTGTGCAGATGTTCTTCTTTTTACTGGACTTTACCCCGAAGCAAAGCTCATTCCTACTGAATCTCAATCTATGGAGATTTTTAGAGGTAATTTAAAGGGTGAATGGAGAATTTCGGAAGAGGACAAACAGCCTTATTATTACTTTATGAAAGGTTGCTTAGTTGGTCTCTAGGTACTTGGTATGGACACAGAACCCTGTTTTGAGGGTGCTGCTTTCTTTAGTCATATCAATCCTGATGAAATTAAGGTATTGGTTGATTATATACGTAATACTACAAGTAAAAAGGAGGAGATTAAGACAATGGACAAGACATTATTTAGAATTTCTGATAATCAGAAGTCTATGATGATTGAGAGCTTAGCTAATCCTAATTTTAATGAAGAGGGTGGATGGGTACAAGACCGTATCGTTATTGATGTATATGACGATTATGCTCTTAGCATTAATTTAAAAGGTGGCTATGAAAGAGTTTACTATGCTAAAGATGGTGACGAGATTTCACTTGGAGAAATTGTTCCAGTTTCTATTGTTGATGTTACAGAAAGTGAATATGCCGCTCTTGAAGCTATGAAATCTCTTGGTGGCTATGAAGCCGCTAATACAGCTTATACTGAATCTACTGAAAAGGTTACTTCTTTAGAGTCTGAAAAAGCTGAATTTGAGTCTAAGGTTTCTGCACTTGAAACTAAGGTCTCTGAACTTGAAACTAAAATTTCTGAAAATGAAACTACTATTGCAGATTATACTGCAAAGGTTACATCTTTAGAGTCTGAAAAAGTTGAAATGGAGAAAAATCTTTCTGACATTACAGTTGAGAAAGATTCTCTTGTCGCATTTAAGAAAGGTGTTGAAAAGGAGAGAAAAGAAGCTATTCTTGCAAAATATGAAGAATATCTATCTGAATCTGCAGTTGCACAATTCCAGACTAATATGGATAACTTCTCTGTTGAAGACTTCAAGAAAGAAGTATGTACTGCCGCAGTTGAATCTGATTCAACAATTTTCGCAAATAGACACAATGAGCCAGAAATGTTCTATAAAGGCGGCAATCCAGACGAGGGAAAGATTGTAGAATCTCCCGTAGTTAGACTTTTAAATAATTATAAGAACGGAGGTAGTAAATAATGGCGATTAAATTTTTTGATTGCAAGGGTTATGGTCAGATTGAACCTAGCCAAGTTTGGTTCACAAGAGCCGGCATGAGCGAATCTCAGTGCGAACTTGACCCTGATGTATTTGCAGCGCATTTCCCAGTTCTCCCTACTGAAGTAGCAGAGGGTAAAATTGTCGCTGAAAACGGTGCTTTCCTTATGATTGACAAGGAAAGAAAAATTGCAACTATTCCTACAAAGACTTTAAGTGATTTAGGTTATAAAATGGGAATTAACTATTCTACAGAAAGAATTTATAATCAATACACACCCGGCAGACGTAATTTCTGCATGATTGCTGGTGAGTATAATCCGAGAATCGGTTTTGTTGAACCCGGCATGAGAATTTGTACAAATGCAGTTGCTTGGGATGATGCAAAAGGTATCTTTAGTGGTCTTGTAACTTCTAATGAAGTTTATGATAAGGTTAAGGAAACTATTGCAACCATGAGAGATGCGGCTAATGGTAGAAAGTCTACTATTAATCCTGCTACAGGCGCAGTTACAAATACTGGTTATAATAATCCTACTCCTATTTACGTTGGCGTAACAAATGAATCTCAGGGTAAACTCGTTCTTGGTGTTGCTCCTGCTGATGCAATCGGCGGCGTTCTTGGTGTAGTAACAGAAGCATATTACAACGCAGACAATACAGATTCTTTCAAGATTATGTTCATTGACCCTGCGCAAGTACAGTAAGGTAAGGAGGTAGAAAGATAATGGCTAATGTAGATATTAAAGCAGTAAAAGACTTAGTAGTTCATTCTTTTTACGGAACAAGTCCTGACCCTACTAAGTTCTCTACAAATGATGTAAAAGACACTTTAAGAGATGAAATCCACAAGATTGCATCTGATTATAATTCTTATAGAAGAAATAAGAATGACCTTTTTGAAATTATGCAGGAAGCATATACTGAAATTCTTCCTAAGTCTGTTGAAGAATTTATCGGTACATTTGCTGAAATTAAAACAGTACCGCTTAAGACTAAGGCTCAGTTCGTAATTAAGACTGGACGTAGACGTGCAAAACAGTTTATTACTACAGTTGCACTTTCTGGCGTTTATGAGAGCTTTAGACTTGATAGTAATACCTTTGAACTCGGCGGACGTGCTATCGGTGGCGCAGCTTACATTGACTTTGAACGTTATCTTTGCGGTGACGAAGATATTGCAGAGTCAAGTAATCTTCTTATTGAAGGTATTCAGGATGCCATCTACAGAGAAATTCAGAAGGCTCTTCTTGCCGCAGTTAATGCAGTTGATAGACCTGCTGCAAACAAGGCATATTCTAATGGTTTCGACCCTGACTTAATGGATAAACTTTGTCAGGTAGCTAGAACTTATAGCTCTAATGGCGGCGTAACAATTTATGCAACACCTGAATTTGTAAGTGCTATGGGTCCTGATGCAATTGGACTTCCTATCTATGGTTCTACTCTTATTAATGGCGTTCTAACTCCGGGTCTTCCTCAGACTGCTGGTTATGCAACACCTGTATATAATCCTCGTAACATTGAGGAAATTGCTCAATATGGTAGAATTAAGACATTCCGTGCGAATCCGATTGTTGAACTTCCTCAGTCCTTTACTGATGAAAGAAATGAAACTTATGTAATGAATCCTGCTGCCGCTTACATCTTTCCGAATGGAGATAATAAGCCTGTTAAGGTTGTATTTGAAGGACCTGCTCAGGTTGATGATTGGCAGCATAGAGACCGTAGCTTTGAAGTTGAAGTTTATACTCGTGTCGGCGTAGCAATTCTTACAAACCATGACTGGTGTGTATACATCAATGGAGAACTTATGGACCAAGACAAGTATCCTACATAGTATCAGCTTGAAATTAATGCTGACACATTTGATAACGACCCGTTCGTTTAATTTAAACTAAAATAATATATTACCAATGAAACGGTGAGTGAGTTAATACTCACTTACCGTTTTGAGTTAAAAGGAGGAGATTTTTTATGGCAACAAGAATGGTGAAAGTTACTAATATGGTAAATGCAATGGTTAGTGTAAAAGACACCGCCTATAATGTAAATAGAAGATGGAATAAGAGAGGACAGACTCTTCCAATTCCTTACGAAGCTGTAGAGGGCTTACTCTGGCAGGATGGCTTTAGAAGAATGATTGATAGTGGTATTCTTTATATTGCAGATATGAAAGATAAGCAAGACCTCGGTCTTGAACCACTTGAAGCAAAAGAACCTGTCAACATTATTGCACTAACTGAAATTCAAATGAAGAATTTACTTACATCTACACCTCTTACTGTATTTAAAAAAGAAGTTCAGGCTCTACCTAGAGTTCAGGTTGATAACCTTATTGAATATGCTATTCAGAATAAATTAACTGATAGTGAAAAATGTTCTTTTTTAAAGACTCTTACTAAAAAAGATATTCTTGCCGCAATTAGTGCAAAAGAAGATGATGAAAGAGAGGAAGCGAGAGAAAGAGCAAAGCGTGCCGCTTATGCTGAAGAAGGACGTAGATAAGGAAGTGATTAAATGATAACCTTAATGGACGTTTATGACGCTTTTTTAAGTAAGGTGAATGAGGACGATTGGTCACAATGTTATTCTAAAGAAGATTTGGAATGGTTTATAAAAGACTGGCGAGCATTTCTCAATTCAGCACTTCTTTATTTTAAATTTCCACGTTGTAGCTTAGAAATTGACGAACAAAATCAAGTATTCGTTGATGAAAATATGGGTTCTCCAGAAGTCCATGTTCTTGCCACTTACATGAAACAAGAGTGGTTAAAAAGAACTATTGACTCTTGGGAGAATATTAAAACTCAATATGAAGAAAAAGATTTTTCCCAAGCCAATCTCCTAAAAACTTTTATTAGCCTTAAGGATTAGGTAATTGAAGAGGCAAAATTTGCAGAAAGTGTTTATTATCGTTCTGTATAGAAAAAGCCTTTCAATTATAAAAAACTTGCCGGCGGGCGCAAAAGTTGATTGATACAATTCAGACCACGAAAGAAGCCTATAGAGATAAAATGAAGAAGAAACTCTATGGACTTCTCCGTGAGAGAGAGAAAGATGGAGAATGGGAAAAGTATTTAGATACGATTTTAATTGAGTTAATGGGTTATTCTGACCGAAATAAAACAATTGATTACTACACTCTTTTCGGAAAATTGTCTGCTTGTAGATATTTATCTTACAAATACTATCGCAAAACCATTTTTGAGTGTATGAATTTATTTGACAGGATTGATGCGTAATGGGTAGTTATTTTGAAGATGTATATTTAAAGAGAATTAATAAAGACGGAAAGAATTAGTAGGATAGGGTTAAAACAAGAAAAGAGAAAGAATTTGACAGACTTTTCTTGTAGAAAACTGAATATAGATGTCATTTATACTCAGTAAATGGCACGCCGCGAGACACAATTTGTTCTCTCCAACCGAACAAGTGGAATGAGAGTAACTTAATTGGAAATTTGCTTATGTCCACCCAAGCCGCACCTTTAAAAACGGGTGATATTTTAAAAATTAAGTAGAAAATTAAAGAAGAAGAACAAGACAAAATTTGGCTTGTGCTTTTTGTTGAAGAAAATTTAACGAAAGGTTATTAGCTTTTTAAAATAATTTGCTTAGATAACTTTGTTAATTTAACCGATGAATATGGAACAACAGAAGATTGTTTTCCTGTAAAATTTGTTAGTGCTACGGCGGCGCTGGTTATGGATACCTTTGTTCACTCACATGGACAATACGGTTATAGAGAACCGCAAGCTAACAGATGTTTTATCACAAGAGATTTTGACTTCTTAGATAAAGGTCATCATTTCTTATATAAAGATAGAAGATGGGAAATATCAGGTATTGATAATATTAGTATTGATGGCGTTGCCTATGTAACAATTTCTGAGAGATTGGTAAAGCCAGAAGAGCCTGTATCTTCTAAAGATATACTTGTCGGTGAAACTGAAAACTTTTTCTTAAATGGTAGGTGAGATAAATGAGAGAATTTTCCGAAGCAAGATATGGTCAAGAGCATGGAAAGAATTTAATTAAAATTTCTAAAAAGTTAATTCAAAATTAGGATTTGCTTATGCTATTGATGAATACAGACTTAGACCCTACCAATAGAGAAAAGCATCCTCAACCGATTGATGGATTAGAGCTTTTAAATAAGAATATCCGTTTTGTACCTTTACTTTTAATTGATGACCAGAAAACAACTTCTAAAATTGTTCTGGTTTATGATGAGGGTGACGTTAATAGTTATAATTCAGACAATGAAAATATGTCTTTACTCATAAATGTATACTGCCCTTTTGAAGAGTGGTTAATAACTGGTGATAATCTTAGACCCTTTGCAATAATGTCTGAAATTAGAAAAACCTTACAAGGTGCCCGAATCAATGGATTAGGGGAACTTAAATACTTAGGATTCAGTTTGTCTACTTTAACAGAGGAAATGGGTTCTTATGTTATGAGGTTTACAATTAATGCTTTCAATTAATGAAGTTGATGAAATAAAAGCGTAGGCTTATTTGGGTATTCCGTCTATTCTTAAAGGAGTTTGCTCAGTTAAGCCTTTCACTATAAAAGAAATTATGCAAATGGGGCTAAGTAAATATAATGGGTATTTAGGTATTTTATTAATGACAGAAACTGAAATTCAGTCTGGCATAAAAGAAAAGACAGGACAGGAAGTTCCAATAGAAGAAATTCAACCATTGAAATATTTATTGTAGAGTGCGGCTCATGATGATATGTTTTTATTAGAACTTCAAACCATCTTTTCTACTTTCGTTTAGGAGGAAGTCTTATTACTTCCAAAAATCAATTCTGTTTTAATTGGTAGTCCAGAAGATAGGCGATTAATTACAGAGAAAAACTTTCGAGATTTCCAAGATATTCTAAGAATTTAGAATAGAAAAGATTATGTCGCTGCGCCGCCAGAGGATGAAACGCCGGGTGAGCGTAAGATGAGATTACTAAGAGAAAAAGTTGCTGAGGTCAAGAAGAAGTAGGCACAAAAGAATAATGATGGGTAGTCTTTAGCTGAAATGCTTGAAATTGCCGGAACTTATGGAATTGATACAAAGAATAATACTCTCTATGCTTTTTATGGACTTCTGCGTAGACATTAGTTAAAAGAAAAATGGCAACAAGATATTCAAATGATTTGTGCCGGCGCAGATTCTAAAAAGATAAAAACAAAATACTGGGGTGAAAGCCTCGATGATGAATAAGGAGGTTAGAATAAATGGCTACACAAAACCTTTTTGAAAAATACGGCATTAAGGAAGTCGCTGACGTAACTTTTTACCGTATTGAAAAGAAAGAAGAAACTTATGAGTCTCAGCGTAGAATCACAATGGCTTCTGTTTTAAAAGGTGCACTTGAACTTCGTACCGTTTATCCTATGGAAGGCGGCGTAGGTGCAGAAGATGGATTTGAAGCTTATGTATTCACAGATGCAGACATTATTACTGGTGCAAACTATGACTGTGATGATGAAATTGAGTTAATGCAGGTTATTACAGGTTCTTATACTGTTGCTGCCGCTAATATACTTGATACTGCTGAAAAGCGTAATGTTCAGATTACTGGATTAGATGATACTGGTATCGTTACTGCTGCAGGCACTATTGCTACAATTACAGAAGATGAAGCTGCCGAAGCCGAAGATTCTGCTAATTTAGGCAAAATTATTACAGATACTACTGTAACTTATGATGCTGGAACAAGAGCAGAAAGACCAATATCTGTTCTTGAAACAAACGGTTATACTGTTAAATTTGATAATGCTAAGGGTACTGTTCGTTTCTCAGGAGAGCAATACGACTCTGGTGATGATACTTACACATATAATGTAAAGATTGTTTTAACTAATATATCTGCAGAAAATGTTAAGGATTCTTCTACCGGTGCAAACAAGGCAAATTCTTATACTGCAGACCAGACTCTTACAGTTGGTACTCATGAATATACTTATGCACAGCAAGCACTAATGTTGTTTGCAAGACGTTAGAACTTAATTACAAAAACTGGCGTGCGTTATCAGTTCAAAAATTCTGATACCGCTTTTGGTGAAATTGTGTTTAATGATAATTTTGCCGCACAGCCTTATTCAACTGAAAAGATTGTTGTAGCAGGTATCGCTGGTAACTTCTCTGAATCTGGTTATGATTTAGACGAAGTTAATGAAGCAATTAAGAATTTAACTGATACAATTGAAGCAAAAGCATATAATGTAGTTTATAGTGCTTATGCGGAACTTGTTGTTGAAGATGAAATGGGTTATTACAGACCTGATTTCTTAGGTCATACTTACAATAGAAAGGCAGGTAAAATTACTGCTTTTAGTGAGGGTGAGTATAAGACTTGGGCAGAAAATGCTAAAGGCGTTGACAGAGCAATCGCAAATGCTATTATGTGGGGAAGAAATGAACACTGGAGCATTAATGACGCAATTGACGCATTAAAGCAGAAGAAACTTACTATTGATACTGGTGAAGCTGATGGCGCAGCAGGCCTTAATAAAATCTTCGGTGGATACCAAGTCGCTGATAAGGGAGTCGCCGGTGCACTTCCTGACGTAACAAGAGAAGATACTGAATATGGTACAAGAGAAACATTCTATAAGTATGGAGTAGAAGGAAATTCACCTCTTAAAGTAGATGGTAAGAACGTTAATTCTTTCTATACTCTTGAAGATGTAGAAAATGCACTTGAAGAAATTAGTTAGAATGAAGACGCAATTGATAAGGACTTAAGAGTAGATGTTGTAAGTCAAGGACCTTCCAATAGAGCAATCTATGTAAGAGTAGACGGTGCGGCTGCAGTTTCTGGTGGAGCATTCCTATACTTACTCCATAATAAGAATTTCCATAATCTTGCAAATGATGCTGACGGTATCTTTAGTTTTGAAGATAAGAAAGGTAATACCTTATATTATCAAGACAAAATCTTCAAGGGTATTGAATGGCTCGCTCTTGTAGTTATTGGAAATAAAGGTTTAATCTTTGTAGTTAATCGTCATGGCGAATCTGATGTAAGTCGTGTGGCTTGGATGGTTAATGAAAATGGTTATGTTGATGATAGAAGAACTAAGGTTCTTGTAAAGCGTGGTTTAATCCATACAACCGATATTATTGCTAATGATGAAACATTTGAAGCTACTTGTGTAGTTAAGAGCCTCGGCGTAAGAAAGGTTACTAAGAAAACTAATCACTATGTTCCTGTTCTCTTCCTTGATACTCTTAAGGTATCTACAATTGAACAGACAGCAGAAGAAGTTTACGCATAGGGCGGCAAGGGCAATGCTAACTTAATTGGTTGGGACTATGGTAAGGAAATTACTTTAACCCTACAGGATGCTCTCTTTACACCGGCTTCTATGAGTGCTATCTTCGGTTCTTATGAGGGTAATGACTTTAGAAAAGGTGTTAAGGAAGTTAAGTCTCTTGATAGAATGGAAAAAGTTACTGCTAAGAGAAACTTCATTGTACCGGCAGGAAACAGCAATGGTACTCCTACAGAAGCAGATAAAACTGCTCAGGCAGTTTACTATGACCCAGCTACAATGGAACCATATCCGGATGGTACACCTATTGTAGAAGGAGAAGTTTACTATAAGTTTACTCGTTCTGTAGCTTATGAAGGACAGAGCCTTGGTCATATGATTGAAATCTCTGCTGATAGCTTCCCGGGTACATACAAAGTTGTCGGTGATACATTTGTACGTTCTAAGGAAACTGGCGAAGATGAGAGATTCCAGTTTGTAATTCCTCAGGCTAAGATGACTTCTGAACAAACAATTACTCTTGAAGCTGATGGAGACCCAAGCGTATTTGATATGAATATGACTGTTCTTCGTCCAGACGATGGCGTAATGGTTAAATTCATTCAGTATAATGTTGTAGAAAATGAAGAAGAAAATGATGGTTCTACAATGGTTAAGGATACAGAGAACCTTAACTTACTTGATGACGCTGAATTATTCAAGGTTAGCGGCGACAACGCAGATGATGACGCTGTAATTGGTGCAACTGAATATTAATTTAGTGCGATAAATAATAAATTGGCTATTGAATGAAATAGTTCAATAGCCAATTTTTTAAATGAGGTGAGAAAAGGTGAACATTTTTGACCAGTATGGTATTAAAGAAGTTGCAGATGTAACTCTCTATAGTATCCATAAAAAGAAAGACGGAAGTGGAGATTTGTACTATGTACCTGCTCTTTACTTAGATACTTTAAAAATTTCAACAGTTGAGAAAACGGCAGAAAATGTTTGGGCAGAGGGTGGCTTAGGAAATAGTCGCTTAATTTGCTGGGATTATGGAAAATAGATTGATGTAAGTCTTGAAGATGCACTTTGTACACCAGCGTCTCTTGGATTGTGTTGGAATGGAATTTTAAGTGCCGATTGGAAAGATGCACAATTACAATATAATACTGATGTTTGTTGCTGCCGCAATCCTTTAACGAAAATTAGTAGAATGGAGAAATGTTTCTATCCAAGATAGAATACAGATAATACTACTATTAGTTATTTATTACCTCATACAGATAGGGATTCAATTGATGAGAATTTAGGCTTATTAAAAATTTCATCTGTTGTTGATGGAGTAAATATTAAAGGTATGGGTCTTGTTAGAAATCATGGATATAAGTGGAAGATGGCAATTGAATCAGAAGTGAAATCAATTGCGGTCATTCCTGACCGCTTTTTTGATATAGAGGGAAAAAGTTACACAATTGACCAAGAAAGGAAGGTTTCAGTTACAAGTTTACCAACCTATAATAATTATAAGGATGCAGTCATTTATAAGATAAATACTTGCGCCGCCACACCTCCGAAGGCTAAAATCATTTTTGATGACTTCATGGAATCTTAGACAGCCGGCGCAACAAGTGAGGAGGATAATAGTCCGATTTCTAATGAAGGTGGAAGCCTTGTAAATTACTTATAGAATGAGGCTACGACATCTTTATTTAATCATCAAAAACAAGAAGAATCAGCAATTAGAGATGAAGCTGGTAGTGTTCGAGATGATATAAATAAATTTTTAGCAGTTAGAAATGCGGATTATTTAGCTATTATTGTTGATAATGATAATGAATATCATGCGTTAGTAGGTAGAGGAGTAGAGAGACAATACTATGAGAATAGTGATTATATAGCTCCAATTTAGTGGTATCAACCGTCTCCTGCTATTATAACTAGCTAGTTTAAAAATATTGATATGTGGCTTAGATTTTAGAGCATAAATGAAATGATTTATTTCTTACTCACAAAATATGAAGATAACATTCTTGATATTACTCCGGTAGATATTAATCCTAATGAATATGATGAAGAATATGGAGATGGTGATGGAACGTGGGCAGTTAATAAACAGAAAACAACTGCTGAACCATATACTCCAAAAGGAACTGGAAAACTATGGGCTTACATAAATCCAAGGACTATGACTCCTTATGATGATGATTATTGGTTTCATCAGGGAGAAAGTTATTATGTAAAATCCTTGACTTTTGCGCCGAAAGGCAAAATTTTGAAAGGTCACAAGATTATTGTTAAAGCAGACCAATGGCCAGGTATGTACATGATGGTCGGCGAGACACATATTAGGAACAGAGATACTGGAGAAGATGAGAGAATGCAAATTAAATTTCCACTGTGTAAAGTTAAATCTGATTAGAGCTTTACTTTAGAAGCAGATGGAGACCCAACAGTCTTTAATCTCGATTTAGAGGTTGCCCGCCCAGCAAGCGGAGTTATGATGGAATTAACTTCATATGAAATTGCTGAGAAGTTAATGGAAGGTGACAATGGCTGTTTCTATGCTATTGATGGCTCAACACAAGTATTGAGCGAGTAATAAAAGGAGGCGAAATGAAGTGAATATCTTTGAACAATATGGTATTAAAGAAGTTGCAGATGTAACTCTTTATGCTATAGAACTTAACAAATATGATGATGAAGTATATGTTCCTATTATGTACTTCGACACTTTAAAGGTTTCCACAGTTGAACAAACTGCAGAACAAACATCTGCTCGTGGTGGTTTAGGTAATCCAGAACTTATTACTTGGGATTATGGTAAAGAAATTACTGTAACTTTAGAAGATGCTCTGTTTACGCCGGCACAGCAAAGTTTAATGTGGGGTGGAAAATTTGGAGTTAAGAACACTAAAATTTATGGTGTTTGGAATCCTTACATTTATGAAAAAGATGAGAATGGTAAAACTATTTGGGGAAAACGTTTAATTGCTTATCCGTCAGATTATAATGAAGAACCAGATGATAATGGCGTTTATTGGCCTGCAGAAGGAAATACGAATTTTCTTGTTATTGGAGAAAGAGGAGAATATTATAGAGTTTATAAAACTGAAGGTACTTGGAAATATGAAGAATTAGAAGGTGCTATTGACCAAAGATATAATTCTATTTCTACTTTTAATCCGCCTGAAATTGGTTGGCGTTAGTTTATTTGCCCATGTGATATGCATATAAAATATATGTTATATATTGAAGCACCAACTAGTCATTATAAATATCATTGGACAACTCCAACAGAAGATTAGTTTGAAGGTTTTGGTCTAAAATGTCCTAAAGGTCTGGAAATTAAAGAAAATGACAAGCCTTTAACTGGCTACTCAATAAATGAAGTATATGGAAATTCTCGTTAGTGGGAAAATGATGCAAGACCTGAATTTGCTGAACTTACAATTAAAAATTTTGGTAATTTTAATTTTGAAAAATACACTTACACTCCTGATGAAACTGGTGAATACTGCATTAGTACACTTGGTACAGATGGATTAAATGAGAGATGTATTTGCTCTGATTCTTATGTTTGGGAAGACTCTGATTTAATAATGACTTCATTAGAGGGAGATTAGGATATTTACTCTATTGATAATGTAGATGTAAGAATTAGAGTTCCTTAGGATAGTACTGATAAGCAAATTATGATTGCTCCTCGCCAGCTTTATAAGACTTTATATAATTCTACGACTGGTAAATGGGAATTTGAAAGTGAAGATAATGAGCCGGTACTTGGTAATACAAATTTAGCAGAACGCTATAATACAAGCGGTTTAAGCTATGCTTATAAAAAAGAACCTTATGGTTCTAAACTTGATGTCTATACTTCAATTCCTTGGACTATTCCTTCATTGACACAAGGCACAGAGCTTAATTACACAACAAGAATTTTAGTTGGCACATTCTATATTATTGATGAATGGAATAGCTTTGCGTCTTCACCTTATGAAATGATTTATCCTATTAATGACGGTATGGAAGATGTTTAGGTATTAGAAAGAATGGAGAAGTGTAAAGCACCTCAAACTTTTGCTATTGACGCAAGAGCGAATTTAGCTTCCTTTAATTATGCACAACTTCCTCAATATTCTTCTGCCGCTTTAACATATTATATTGACCCTAAGACAATGAAACCGTTTGAGCCAAATGCGACAGAGTTTAGACGAGCTAATGGACAAATTGTACAAGGTGATTTACGTATTATTAAACAGTATTAGCCTTACTATAAATGGACAAGAACAATTGCTCCTAAATATACAACTCTTGGTCATACAATTATTGTTGATGCTATTCATTATCCCGGCACATATAGACTTGTTGGCGAGACTTATGTACGTGACCGTGACACCGGTAAAGACCATAGATACCAGTTTGAAATTCCGCTTGCTAAGATGGGTTCAGAAAACAATCTTACATTACAGGCAGATGGAGACCCAACAACATTTACAATGACCTTAAAGGCATTGAGACGTGATGACGGTGTTATGATGAAACTTACTCAATATAATGTTGAGTGTGAAAATTATGATGGTTATGCAAGTGGAAGTACAAAGCCCGTACCAGATGATGGAAAAGGCACTGATGTATGGGAAGATTTCAAAACAGAATATCAAAAAGAGATTTAGCTTCTTGAACCCAATGGCAGAACCTTTGCTGTAAGTGCTGGTGCGAATGTTAAGGAAATTGATACAGTAGCGGTATTAAATACTTCTACTCGTTCAGTTAATTCAACTTTCAATTTCAATACTGCTTCTTATACTTAGGAAATTTCTAATTGGGAACAATCCAATTCAAGAGTTTTAGATAAAGATGAGTATACAATTGAAATTGAAGATATTTCAGATAATGGGGAGGGAGAATAATGAATCTTTTTTAGAAATACGGAATTAAAGAGGTTGCAGATGTAGTATTCTACTCTATTACTTCTGTTGGCGATGAAGAGATTTACACACCTGTCCTCTTCTTAGATACATTAAAAGTTTCTACTTTAGAAAAAACCGCAGAAAAGGTTAGTGCTTAGGGTGGTAAAGGAAATAAGAAATTAATTACTTGGAATTTTGGTAAAGAAGTCACTTTAAATCTTGAAGATGCTTTGTTTACGCCGGCTTCCATGAGTTTAACATGGGGTGGACAATTAGAAGCTGAACTTTCTCCATATACATCTGCAATTGTTAAGATTAATATGGCTAATAAGTATGGAAGTTTACATTATTCAACTAAAGCATATCCTTCACCGGCTTTAACAGATGAAGAATGGGAAATTGTGTTTAGAGCCGCAACTGAATTAAAGATGATTGCTCCTCACATTAATCCAGATGAGATTTTGTTTAATCCTTAGGAAGATGACTTTGGTTTTTAGAAAAATACAGTTTATTGGACTCCTGATTATTCAATAACTAAAGATGAAGGTAAGGTTGAGGAAAATAGAGTTCAGCTTGTTAGATATTATTTTGGAAGATTCTGGAATCCGAAAACAAAATCTATTTATAAAGAAGTTGTCACTGACGGCGCAGAAGAAACGGAAGAAACCACTTATGAAAAAGTAAGTGAACCCTATGATAAGACTTTAGATTATAAGGCAATGCCTTATGAAATTGTTGAAAAGATTATTTCTTATATCGACAACATTAAGAAGATTGGTCATGTAGAAACGCAAATTTATGATACTGAGGTAATTGACCGCATGGAGAGATGCGTGGTTAAGGATAAAGATGGATTAGTTATTAGTACATCTGAACAGAAAAAGAACTTACTTCGTTATTATAAAGGCGACCAAACATCAAGCTATTGTATTTATTATGACCCTAAGACAATGCAACCTATGTTAAGTTTAACTGATGATGGCACTATTAGAGGCTGGGATTAGGACGGCATTTATGATAAGAATTTCAATATGATAACTGATACTGACCACTTTAGACTTAAAATGGGAACTGTTTACTATAAGTGGACAAGAACCGTTAAGTATAAAGACGGTACAGATGACGGTATTTTAGGAAGAACCTTTGTAATTGATGCAGATACCTTCCCAGAAGCCTATAAAATTGTTGGGGAAACTTATATTAGAGATTAGAAAACTGGTAAAGACCATAGATTCCAGTTCGTAATTCATAGAGCAGTTGTTTCTGCCGACACTAATATTACATTGGAAGCAGAGGGCGACCCAACAACATTCAGTATGAGTGTAGATGTGCTTACACCACCTAATGATATTATGATTGAACTTAAAGAGTTTGATGTTGATGAAGATAGAAAGAGAGGTGGCACAAGAATTATACCGCAGAAAACTCGTTATAGCTATACTCCTACAACTATTGAACAGAAAATTAAAACTAATTTAGTTAATAATGAAATTTATTAATAGTAAAGAGACGGCTTAGGTCGTCTCTTTTTTAATGTTGCGCCGCCATGTGTTAATTTAATGAGTCGCGGCGCAAGGTAATAAATTGTTAGAAGAAAATTGCTTGCTCTCTACTTTAATTTAAGAATAATGGAGGTGAAATCAATGGATGATAATTTCGTTGGTATCAAGGAACTCTATGATGTAAATTTAAGATTGTTAAAACCCCTTGAAATAGGGAAAATTAAATATGATACAAATGAGGCTATTCTAAGTTTTAGTAGAGCTGAAATTGCACAATTTCAAGAATCAAAACGCAATGTATCAGCACGTGGTGGTTATCACAATCCCGCACTTGTAAATTGGGAGATTGACCGAGAGGTTTCATTTGGTATTACGCATGGAGTATTATCGCCTGTGAGTTGGGCATTATTAAGCAACTCGGTGTTAAAGGAACCGACACGTAAGTCGGTATAGTTTTGTGAAACAGTACATACAATTGAAAATAAGGAATATATGTATGTAGATTTAAAGTATTGTCCAAATGCTTGTGATGAGAAGATAGGTGCTTAGCCTAATCCATATAATGAGCCATTACCTATGGGTAGACGACCAGAACTTCTGCTTAAACCTCTGCCGCCATCTAAAAAGAAGTGGATTTTTGTTTATGATGCGGAGACGGGTAAAAGAATTAGGGAATTTTAGATTTATATGAATCGTCTATTTTTATAGGAGCCGGCGAAACGTGTTGTAGTGGACTATACTTTCTGTTATGAGGATAAGATTAAGGTTATCGAAGTTGGTAATCGTTTGGTAAATGGTTTTCTCAAATTAGATGGGAAAATGAGTGTAAAGGATGATAAGAGTGGGGAAGTAACCACTGGGATATTGGAGTTGCCGAAAATTAAATTATCTTCAAGTTTGAGTATTAGGTTAGGAAGTAATTATGATAATTCAACTGTAAGTGATTTCTATTTTACTGGGTATCCAAATGAGGATGAGAGGAGAGAGAATTAGGCAGTTGCGTATGTTACTTTCTTAGATAAAGAATTAACTGGAGATTACATTTGAACCTCTCGGCTAAATGGCTGGGAGGTTTTTGTTTGTGAGGTGAAATGGATGAGTAATTATTATGTCCCTATGGAAAAAGGACAAGATTTTTCTGACGTATAGGTTGAAATAAATTTAGTAGAAAGATTAATAGAAAATAGATATTTTTTTAATAGAGAATTCTATGTAAAATTTTTACAAGATAAAGAGTCGGAAATATATAAAAAAATTACAGGAAAAGAGGATTATCTTGAACTAGTTTCTAAAGAAAAGGTTCAATTTTGGACTAATTATTTTAATTCAGCAATGGGTAAAATTTTAGATAATAAAGAAAAAGAATTATCTCCAAAAGAATGCTTCCAGTTAATTTTTAGTTCAAAAAATTTTGCAAACATCTTTAATAACAATGATGTTCATGTCTATAGACACTCTTTATTAGGAACTTTATTTAGAGGAATAGTTGATTCTTCTAATGGAGAGCTAAAATATAATGATGTTAATAAAAAATTTACTTCTTTAACAAATTAGGAGCAAGAAATTATATTAAATAAAATAATAAAAATTTTCTTTTCTAAATATAATTAGAATGAAGACGTAGATTTTGAAATTTTAAATAAAAAAATTAAAATTCATCCAGATTCTAATTATATGAGTGGCAGTATTTATATTACTGAAGGGAAAGAAACTAAAATATTAAAGTATACTATAGAAACAGATTCTAATAGTTAGAAAATATTAAATATGGAATTAGATAAAAATATAAACGCTAAAGATATTAAAAGAAAAATAGCAGATAAATTAAAAGAAGATATTGGCATAAATAAATTAATTATAAAAATTAATAATAAAGAATATGTCATAGCGAATATCTCTGGAGGGGAATCTTATTATAAAAATATTACTGAATAGTTTATTTCACGAGCAAATTCTTCTAATTTTGGAAAGGAAACAACACCAACTAGTATTTCAAGAAATAGAATTCTCACAAAAAATGGCGATAATACATATGTAAGTAATTACTTACTTTGGTTTTCAAAAGCAATACAAGATAAAAGATATGATAATAAAGAACCAGAAGAATGGTATATAAAATAGCTTGAAAAAAGTGGCTTATTAAAGGGTATGGATTCAAAAGATAAAGAAGCAAAAGAAAAAATAATAAAACAAATGTGGAGATAGGAGGTTATTATTTTTAATAATTTAAAAAGAAATTTTAAGAATACACAAGAATTAGGGAAGGCAATTTTTATAGATAGCGTAAAAAAAACTTTTGAAGAAATAAAAAGTAGAAGTGAAAATTAGAAAGATGTTTTATTAAATTTTGGTTTTTATGAAAAAAAAGTACCTTTATATATTGTTGATTAGGCAATAAATTATTTTAATAGTTATAGCGAAAAACTTTTTAAAGAACTCGAACTTACATAGGGAGTTTAGTTAATAACAAGTCTATATAGTAACACATAGCAGTTAGGCAATGTGGGCGAAATGATAGCGTTATTCGAGTTATTTGGAAAAGGATTTATAAGTGGGGGGCAATCACATGACCGTTCATCTGAAAATGTATATTTAGGTCAAAGTTTTTAGGATATAAAAGGCGTTGGAGACAATAATTATGGAATAAATGTTAAACATTATTTATATCAAGGTGATGAAATTAAGTTATATAAAGAGAGTATTTCTGTAAATGCAGAATAGTATTTAAAATATAAATATTTAGACCCAAAAACTTATGAAGCATTAAATTTTTATATTCTTAATAGAGCATTTTTTCCAGAAGGTACTGATATAAGAAAAATTTTATATCAAGATATTAGTAAATTTATGAGAATGGAATGGAATAATGAATATTGTTTATTTTATAGACTTTCAAATTTTTATTATCCAGCTTCAATAATTTATAAAGAATGTTTAAAATTGGGGCTTGATTTTTTTAAAATTGAATATTAGAGTTAGAAAAGTTTTGATGATATGATAGAAAAACATATAAAAAGTGATACGAATTATTTCTAGAACTATATAAATGAAAAAAAATCAGCATATTCTAATAATAAAATAAATTATGGTCTTGGTAATTTAAAAATAAAAGAAATTGCTGGTCTTTAAGAGGTGAAATAACAAATGGCAAATAACTCAATGAACTTTAACGTCAACTTCAACTCCCAATTCGACTCTTCTCAAATCCTCAAAGGTTTAGAAGAAATCCGTAAGAAAATGGGAGCAATAAGTGCTGACGAACAAATATTTAAGGGTGTTGATAAGGAATTTGTTAAATTAAAAAGTTTATTAAGTACCTTAGACGCACAATCAAAAAATGTAGGGAATGCCGCGGGGCTTAATGCTTATTAGCGAACTCTTGAAAGAGTTAGAGAATCAGCAAATCGAATCAGTCAGGAAATGGGTTCTATTGCTAAAAATGAAACTTAGGCTTTTAATTTTAAGGACGTTGCAGATGCCCAAAAGAAAATTCAATAGCTTAATTCTCAATTAGAAACCGCAAATAAGGACTTAACCACTACCAGCAATAAGGTTAAAGAGTCCTTCAAAGGAATGGGAATAACGCCAGATGACGCAGCTATGTCTTCTTATGTAAATTAGCTTGCGCAAGGCAAAAGTCTCATGAATATCATTACTTAGGATATAATTCGACAAACAACAGAAGTTGAAAAAATTAGATAGAAATATGAAGAACTAAATAAAGCTTCAAGAAATGTTAAAATAAGTGCCAATGATGAAATAGCAAATAAAGGACAATATAAAACAAAAACCTAGGCAGAGGCCGCCACTACGCAAACTATTAAGAATACAATTGGGACAGATTTTGCAATAGGAGTAAAAAATGCAGAAGACGTTCTTGTTCATATTTAGTCTTTATTGAATGCGTAGGGAATTAAATTAAACGAAAATAGTAAAGTTTGGGATAATATAAGAAATACTTATACTCAACTTGTAAGTAAATAGGAAACTTTAAATTCTTAGTTTGAACCAATGAAAGCTAATATGAATTAGATTTCAAATACAATATCTAATCTTGCTAGCAAAGGAGTTGGCGGAACAGCAGAAGGCTTTAAGGAACTTCAAAATCAATTAATTCATGATAGTAATGCAGTTAATGACTTAAATAATAAACTTAATACGGCTAATAGTGAAATTAACAATATAAATAATCAAGATGAATTAGATAAACTCGGGAATGACGCCGCTGCCGCCGCCGCAAAAACAGAAACTTTAGTTGATGCTTAGGAAGACTCTGTGGCGGCGCAACGTGAAGCTAATCAGCAATAGCAAACTTTAAATTAGGCATTTGACCGTATGGGCAATGCAGTAAAAAATGTGTTGTCAATTGGTAATGCTTGGAGACAAGTTAATCGTTATATTAGATAGACTTTTCAAGATGTACAGCGTCTAGACCAAGCCTTTGCTTCAATTGCAATGGTTACAGACTATTAGGTAAGTGATTTATGGGGTCAATATGACCAATATTCTGAACTTGCTAATAAGTTAGGTCAAACTACTGAAGGTGCAATTAAATCATCTGCATTATTCTATCAACAAGGTTTGGATACTGCTGAAGCTCTTAGCTTAACAGAAGATACTCTTAAAATGGCAACCCTTGCCGGCGAAGACTATACAACTGCTACAACTCAAATGACTGCCGCATTGCGTGGTTTTCACATGGAGATGGAAGAAGGTTCAAGAGTAACAGATGTATATTCTGAACTTGCTGCTAATGCGGCTGCCAGTGTACAAGGTATTGCTTACGCTATGAGTAAAACCGCATCTATTGCTAATAATGCTGGTATGTCATTTGAAACTACTGCCGCCTTTATTACCAATATGATTGAAACCACATAGGAAGCACCTGAAAATATTGGTACTGCTATGAAAACAATCATTGCAAGATTCACTGAATTAAAAGAAAACGTAGACGAATCTGGCGAAGATTTAGAGTCTATGGACTTCAATAAAGTTGACAAAGCCTTAAAATCTGTTGGTGTTTAGTTAAAAGACACTACTGGTTCATTTAGAAATCTTGATGATGTATTTCTTGAATTGAGTAGTAAGTGGGATACATTAACCAGAAATCAACAGCGTTATATTGCAACTATTGCCGCTGGTTCTCGTCAGCAATCTCGTTTCATTGCGATGATGGAAGATTATGAACGAACATTAGAACTCGTAGAAACAGCGCAAGATTCAGCAGGACGTTCTGATGAATAGTTTGCTAAATATGCAGATACTGTTACTTTTAAATTAAATTAGTTAAAGAATAGTTGGGAAGAATTAAGAGTTAGTTTCTTAGGTTCTGACGATTATAAAAAAGGACTAGACTTCGCTAATAGTTTTTTAAATTCAATTAAAAATATTGACCCTAAAGTATTAATTGCAGATGTTGCTATATTTGGTATTATAGGGAAAAATATAATTTCAAATATTATTAAGGCATTAAGAGAAGGAACAAATGATGTAACAAAAGCCTATGCTGATATGTCTAAAAGAATTGGTACTAATGCAATAATTGATAAAATTTATTAGAAACAGTATTAGAAAATAGGACGAGAATCAAGAGAATAGTTAGAAAAAGAATTAAATAAATTATCTATAAAATTTGATAGAAATAAATTAACGATTACTTCAACAGAAGATTTACTTAGACTCGGTGAAATTTCTGGTTTAGAAGAAACAATTTACCATAACACTGAAAAAATTACAAATATGACGAGAAGTTAGTTAAAAGCAGCATATGAGGAAATTAATTAGAAATTAGTAGAGCAAGGAAATAAACATGATGCGGTTATTCAAGATTTAATAGAAAATAAAAATTATTCAAAAGAATTAGCTACATTAATGGTTGAATAGGCATAGAATTTAAAATCAATATAGAATGAAGAACAAAGTATAACAGCTAAAATAACAAATGAAAATATAATAGAAGGTGAAATTAATAATTAGTTAAAAACTCGTTTATAGTTATTAGCACAATAGGATGCATAGAGAAAAAATAATTTAAAAACATTAAAAGATGTAGCTGGAAATTAGATAGCAACAGGCTTAGCTAATAGTATTGCTTATAGTTTAACGACTGGAATTACAACAGCAATTTCAACAGGAGATACAAAAGCAGCGTTAGATGCCGCCGGAACAACTTTTGCTTTTTCAATTTCTTCTACAATTACTCAATTACTTTCAATGGGACTTACAAAACTTCTTGGTTCAATAACTTTAGAAGCTCTTAGTGCCGCATTACCAGTCATTATTCCCGTTGCTGCGGTTCTTGCTGTTGCAGGAATAGTAAAAGCGGTTAAATATGCATATAGTACTGAAAAGAAATTAAAAGATTTGGAAAAAGAAGCCGAAGAATTAAATAAAGAATTAGATAAAGTAAGCGAAAAAATGAGTGATGATAAAGGAGAAAATGACGAATTTAAAAATTAGAAAAAGTCTTTAGAAGATTTAAAAAAAGCCTATGAAGATTATAGTAAAAAAATCACTCATACACAAGAAGAACAACAATAGTATTAGGAAATTTTATCCAATCATGCAGAAGATTTTCCTGATTTAATTTCATTATAGAATGATGAATATGTCTTATAGAACTCTTTATTAGAAAAATAGATAGGATTAATAGATGAAAAATTAAAAAAATCAAATTTACAATATGCTTAGGACAAAATGGAAGCTAATAATTTAGAAGAAGAATTAGCAAGGAATTCTAGAAATAGTGAAAGTACAAAAAATTAGGGAACAAAGGATAATTTAAAAGACGTATTCTCTAATTTACGATATGACGCTGATTATAAGGGCGGTTATAGAGATGACTCATTTGGTTTCAAGTCTAAATCAGATATGAAAAAAATTTCAGAATTAAATAAAGAAACTAACGATATTATTGAAGATTTTTATAATGAAAAGAATAATACAAATATTGACTTTAATAAAATTGAAGAGTTGTCAAAAGAAGAGAGAGACAAAATAGGACGCTTTTTCTATAATTTAAATGAAGACGATTTAAATAAAATGATAGCTGAAGCCACAGAAGAAGTCAATAAGAAAGATACTGAACAATTTAATTCTTATGTTGAATAGATTGAATAGGCTGATGCAAATAAAGAATAGATAATTAAAGACCATTTAAAAGCAGATGATTTTTCTGATGTTTTAAGTGAGTATCTTTTTGGTACTATTGAAAATATAGAAGAATTTGTTGATGATTATGAAGATAAAATAGGAGAGCTAGAAAACAAAGGTGAAAGATTAAAAGAGGTTTCTGATAATTTTAGTAAAATAGGAGACCTATCAAAAGAAGAAATGGACGCTCTCTATAACGGCGATTATGATAAAATCACATCTAAAGAAGGTAAAGAGGCTGTAAAAATTTTCAAGTCTGTACCAGAAGAAGGAGAAGAAATAGATTATTTAAAGAGCGACTTAACAAACAATAGACAACAAGACTGGGAAGATGAAGTAAATAGTTTAAAAGAAATAACGTCCAATGCAGAAAAAATATGGGATTTAAGTAAACTAACTGCAAAAGAAATAGAAGCAATAAAAATACAATATAATAGTTTTTTAGAAAGAGTTCCAGAAGATATAAGGAGTTCTATTGATTCTATACAATTATATTTACAATCCTCATCTGGATTGAGCAAAGATGATTATCAAAAAGCATGGGGATAGGTAAATTGGGCTGATTTAGGAATTGAAAATTTAGAAACCGAAAGAAAGAAATTTATTGACGCATTTAAAGAAAGCGGTGCTACGGAAGAATAGGGAGCATAGGCTTGGGAAGAGGCATTAAGTGCATATTAGAATGCCGGTGTTATTTCTTTAGATTTTAATAACCCTGAAGAAGCACAAGATTGGCTTGATAAATAGAAAGAAGAATTAGAAAAAACTTTTGATGAAGATGTTTCGGTTTAGTTGGCATTAAAACCTTCTGGTGAAAAATTATCAGTAGATGAACTTGAAGAATGGCAAAAATACGCAGATGAGATTGGCGAGGATATTGAGACTTTTGTTGATTTAGACACCATGACAATTACTGTTGATGCAGAAACTTATGAGGAAAAGAAAAAAGAAGCATTTGAAACGATTAATCGATCTATATCTTCACAACAAACTCAATTAGAAGCTCTTGCTAAAGATACTAAATTAGGAACAGAATTAGAATCTGTTGAAAGCATTTTAGAGAAATATGATGAGATTAAATAGAAAAAAGAAGATGGGATTGCTTTAAATGAAGATGAACTTGAATTTTATGATGAATTAACTCCAAAAATGGAAACAATAAATTCTCTTGAAAAAACTCGAAACGGAATGATTACTGCTGCGTTGGTTTAGAAGAAAAAAGAATTAGACGCAATAACAGAAGCAAGAAAAGATGAATATGAAACTTTAAAAGGTTTAAGAGATGCACAAGATAAATTAAATTAGGCTGTTAAAGATTAGACTGAAAAAGTTTAGGAAGCATAGAAAAAAATTGATGATTAGGTTAAGAAAAATGCAGAAAACGAACAGAAAGCATTAAAAGAAATTAATGACGCACTTAAAGATGTTGCAGAACAAGAAAATACAATTTTAGAAAAAGAACAAGCAATAGTTGATAAAACTTAGAAATTAAATGATGCATTATATGGAACTGATAATTACTTATCTAAGCGAAATTCTTTACAAAATTATTCTGATAGACTTGATTAGCTATCTTCCGCCGCAGAAAAAGCTAAAAAAGCTCTTGATAATCCAGAAATTGGTGATAATGTTGCAGAATTGGTTAAAAATTATGGTGAAGCCATTCATCAAGAAATGGTTTATCAATAGGCTTTAAATTAGAGAAAAGAAGATTAGAAAAATCAAATTTTAGGATATTTATAGGGATTTGGTTCTGAATATTTCACAATAGTAGATGGATTCTTACAAGCAAATTATTCTGCTATTGATAATGCTTAGATGAATGATTAGCTTAAAGACCAAATTTATCAATACCTTGATGATTATAATAAGGTTTAGAAAGAGATTATTGATGGTGAAGATAAGTATAATGATTTACTTAAAGACATGAAAGAAAGACGTAAGTCTGCACTTTCAGATATGGTAAATCTTTAGAAAGATACTGCAGAAATTCTTAAAGAAAGTTATGAGAAAGAAATTGAAGATGTAAAAGAGAAGTATGATGCAATTAAAAAAGCTGATGATGAATATTTAGACGCTTTATAGGATGCTATTGACAAACAAAGAAAATTAAGAGAAGAAGAAAACAAATGGAATGATTTAGCTACTAAAGAAAAGAAATTATCTTTAATTTCAAGAGATACGTCTGGCTCTCAATAGAAAGAAACTTTAAAACTTTAGGAAGAAATTGAAAATGATAGATAGTCATTACTTGATAATAGTGTTGATAATATTTTAGATACGTTAAAAGAAACTTATGAGGAATAGTAGAAAGAAAGAGAGGAAGAACTTGAATATCAAGAACAAATGATTGAAGATATGGACTTTATGAAATAGGCTATGGAAATTATTTAGTCTATGGATGGAAGTTCAGAAAATTATTTAGCTTGGCTAACGGAAAATGACCCCGAATATTTAGAAGGCTCTCCTCTTGAACAAGAATTATATTTAGAAGAACACGCAAATGATTTAGCTCCATTTGAAGAGTACGCCGCCATTACAAATTCTAATTTCCAAAACTATTTAAATATAACTGCTGATGAAGTAAATCAGGTAATGGCTTAGACTTCTGATAATATGAATGAGTATTTAGAGAGAAGTCATTAGAATACTTTAGACAAAGTTTAGGAAGAATAGGATGCCGCACAAGAAGCATTAAATTAGGCTTATGAAGATTTAGATGAAGCTAAATTAAAACTTGAAGAATTGCATGAAAAAGTTACCGAAGCATATGAAAATTATGACCAAACTTTAGCAGATGGAGAATAGGATTTACAAGAGGCTTATGAAAATTATGATTAGGTTTTAAAAGATGTAAGAGATAATGTTAGAGATACGCAAATTGCATATAATGAAGCTATGGAGGCTGTTCATAAATTAGGCATTACAGATGTTTCTGATATGGATAAAAAAGTAGAAGATTCTTATAATAAATATATTGCTGCTTAGGGCAGTGCTGAGCAAGCATTACTTACTTATAAATAGAATTTGTTTTCTTATGGAACTGCCGTAGCTGATGTTCTAGATGCAATATCAGGAGAAGCATCTGCTGATACAATTCGTCAAATAAGTGCAGATTATACTAATGCAGAATCAATAGCTGGAGAGTTAAATTCACGCTTACAGAATGCAGAAATTAATTTAACTTGGGCAGCACAAAATAATTTAATGGATGAAGCTGCCCATGCAGCATCAGAATTAAATTCAGCTAGAAATTCTACTGCATCTGACGCTTCAAATTTTAATAATTCAAGTTCTTATGTTGAATTAGTTAATGAAAATGGAAGATTTATACCTAAAGTTAAAAATAAATATGCTACTGGCGGTTTGGTTGATTATACTGGACCTGCTTGGGTAGACGGCTCTCCAACTCGTCCAGAAGCCTTCCTTTCTGCCGAAGATACTGCTCGAATTGGTGCGGCGGCACAACTCTTATCCAATCTTCCGTTCCTTAATACTTCTTCCATTACTGACAATTCTTATTCTTCAAATGTTGGAGATACAACAATCGAAGTTCACATTAATATAGAAAATGTATCAAGCGAACAGGATATTGATGACATGATTAATCGTGTAAGAGACGACATCGTTTCAATGTCAAATCAAATTGGAAATCCAGTTCTCTTAAATAAATAAAAGGGTAAGGGGTTCTTTATGAACCCCTTTATCTCAATTAAATGAGGTGAGTTAAAATGAGAGATTTTACGGGCTTTCGCTTTGGACAAGTTCATTCGGAAGATTTACATTTAGTTGTTGTAAGTTCAAGTAATCGTTATTCTAAAAATGTTTTGCCGGCTCTCAAAGATTATACGAAAGAAGTGCCGGGTGGAGATGGTCAATATTTATTTGGTTAGACCTTCTCTACACAAGAATTTACAGCTAATGTGGCTTTTAACGAAGTTGATGAAAAAACTTGGAGAAAAATTTCACAACTATTTTCAACTGATAAGCCATAGGATTTAGTATTTGATGAATTGCCATTTAAAACTTATCGTGCAAAACTTAAATCTAAGCCAGAATTCAAATTCATTTGCTTCAATAAGAATGGAGAAAGAGTTTATAAGGGTGAAGGTACTCTTAACTTTATTTGTTATTATCCTTATGCGTTTGGTTTTAACAAATATGTTGTTAGAGCCGCAGACTATTACAAATGTGCAATGCCAAAAGAAATTATAACTAATTCAATTGAAGAAAACCCATATAAAAGAAAGGAAAAACCTAAATTTCTGCCGGGCTTAATCAAAGACCATTATAATGTCACCCCCAATATGAGTACGCCTTGGAAAGGCGGCTATCCCTCTATTGAATAGGTTCAATGGGGTGAACTTTACTTCAATTCGCCGGAAGGCAAAAAGTTAATTGATGTAAGAGATTATTTTAAGAATGTTCCTGAATGGGAGCCGGCGGCGCAACTACTTACTACTCCAACTTTAGATTATGATAGAGAATTAATTTATATGCCACAATATAGTAGAACCAATTACTATAATATGGATACTGGCTTAAATCGTCAAAATGGAATGATTGGAAGTAGAATTTTAGTCTATAATCCGGGGGATGTGCCAATTGACTTTGAACTTAAATTAGGAAATTTAGTTTCTCGTTATCGTGCAAATATGAGTGATAATGATAAGAATTATCGCTTTAGAATTAGTAGATATAATGTTCAAAGACTTTCAATTGAATAGGCAGTTGACTGGTGTGGACTTAAAACCTATCATAGAGAAGATGATAATGATTACAAATATGCCGGACGCTACTTTACAATTCTTGAAAACAACCCAAAAAACGAGGGTAAAGATTCTACTAAACCTTCTTGGTGGTATGAAGAAGAATGGGATTATAAGCCTTTTGAAAGAAGATTGGGTGCGGCCGCGCCACGTCATTGCTATTATGTAGAACCAATTCCAAGAGAAAAATTAGGCTACTTCATTCGCCTATTCTATTGGCAAAGTTCTCATATTGATGACCCTGAAGGTTATACTGCAATTCCTTGTAATTGGGAGAAAGGCGTAGAACTTGCAAATAGATATGAGGAGTTATATGAACTTTGTATTACAGATGAAGAACGCTATGAACTTTACTGGGAAACATTAAAGACAGCAATTCTTGATTGCTATAAAGAAGTTAATGAAAAAATTATTTATGGTTCTGGTCTTAAAGGCAAGAGCTACGGTTTCTTTGATGAAACAAATAAGAATGGCGGTTATACTTATGAAGATTTTGTTCATGATTATATTTATAATCAAGCAGATTACATAAGAGAGAATGATGCAGAATTAGATTATGGTGAATTTAAATTCCATGTAGGTAGATTGCCTTAGTATATGACCTTTGATTATATTGAACTTAATTCAAATGATTTCGATAAAATTCAGGGTTGTAAATGCGGTTGTGACTGTTTGGTTGATGACGACCCTGACCATAATACAATTAAGCCTCTATTTGTTGACTCTGAACGTAGAATGGTTTATAATATAAACAATCCAGAATATGATAAGAATGATGAATTAAAGTCAAAGAATTTCTATCATTTTAAACCAGAAAAGAAAATTTTTAACGATAATATTGTTAAAGGTAAATGGTTTAAACTTCCGCCCGGTTGGTCATTAATTGAGATTGCTCCAGTTGTTGACGAAGATTTATGGGGTGGCAAGCGTTGGTTAGACGCAAGACCATTTATTTGGGGTAATATTGATTAGCACCTGCGTGAGCATTTTGATAAAGTCTACTGGCGTGCCGGCGTAGATTGGTTAGCAGAAGCAAATCCATATTTAATTCTTAATAAAGATTGGGGAATTGAGGGAGATTTAAAAAATAAGAACTTCAATGAAAATTCAACGCCAGAAGAAATTAAAAATTATCTAACTCAATATTGTTCTAAAGTTGAAGATTTAGAAAATTATCTTTAGTTTAGACGTTGGTATTTAACAAATAACGAACTCGATTTAAGTAGTAAAGCTAATAGAGTAAATTATTGGTAGAGTCAATATACAAATGAGAACGCTGGCGGTGAAGATTCTCCATATAAAGATAGATTCTCTGTTAATGATTTATCTGGATTAACCTTTGAAATTCAAAAACGCAGAATTGAAAACGCAGAAAAAGGATTTTTAAAGCGTTTAGATGACTATTGGAGAGTTAATAATGTTGATGTTAATGGTTAGCCAAACGGCACAATTGATGATTGGTGGTGGTTTGCTAATAGCTATAACTGGAATAATTTCCCACCTATCTATTGGGCATATGCTGACTTATTAAACTCAATTGAAATTAAATATGTTCCTTTGTTCTATTAAAAGAGGTGATTAAAGGTGGCTATTGAAAAAAAGCCTTATGAAATAAGTATTTGGAGTGAAATACTTGGAGAGAATGGTTAGAAAATAGAACATAAAGATTTTATAATTGGAGCGCACGACATGGAGTATGCCGGTCGTGCAACTTCCATTAAATTTGAGAAAAAGTTAAATGGAACTCATACTCTTACTTTTTCAATGCCAGATAAGTGGTATGATAGTAAGTTGGGTGATTACGTCTATAATGAGTTTATAGACCAAATGTATAATGAGAGAAAGGTTAAGTTCTTTTATAAAAATAAGTGGTATGAGTTTTATATTAAATCAATTTCAGAAGCTAAGAATTTTAAATCCTATATGAAAACTTATACTTGTAATGATGCTTTTATTGATGAGTTAAGTCGTAATGGTTATGGACTTACATTTGATGAAGAGCTTTACAATAATGTTGAGGAAATTGGTACATTTACAGAAGAAATTTTAGAAGATTCCATTTGGTACTATGCGCCGCAAAACAACTGGGGAGATTTTACAGAGTTCTTAGAAGAAAAGTTATTTAAAATTCCAGTTAGTCAGTTTAAGTCTCTTTATGGCTATAAACTGAATTATAATGTAGAAAATTCAGACTCTAAGATTATAAATGCTTATACTAATGAAAAAAGAGATATTGAAATGGGTGACGATTTGGCAAGACAAGAGAGTTTGTTCTGGGATTAGAGAGGAGAAAACGGAGAAATTCTTAATCCTTTAATTAGTGTTGCGCCGACACTCATAGAAAATGATGAATACATTTATGTTCCCTATTCTCAATTAAATTTCTGCTATAAGACTACTATAGATGGAAATTCGTCTATTGTTACAGCTACAGAAGAACCATGTTTTTATTGGTTAAATGGGGAATAGAAATCTTATGCCATTGCGCCGGCGACCACTGACCCCTCCGCTTTAATTCAATTTATTGCAATTCCAAAAGATGCAGTTGTTGAAATTGATGAAGCCGGCACGATTGTAAATAAGAATTATACTTATGTTATGACTGTTAAGCAATGGAATGATGCATTAAGATAGAATGGAAATTTCTATTCATTTGAACCATTTGAATAGATGAGAGAGCAAAATGGCGTTTTAGTAAGAAGAAAAATTAAAGATTATGTATTTGGAGAACAGGATGCCAACACAGAATTAACTGGTAATTATACTGCTTATTATGAAGGATATTTAGATTCAATTGGAGATATTGAAGTTTTAAAAGGCAAAAAAATTTCAATTTCTGATAGAACAGAAGTTAATATAACGAGTGAAATTGATTAGTATGTTAAAGTTTATAATAATTTACCACAAGATATAATTACTAATGATTTTACTTATGCCGGAATGCTTGATGAGAATAAAGATTGGAAAAATGGATATGATAATTATAAAATTTGTTCTAAATCTGCAACCAGACAAGTTATTCCTCAACTTGCAAGAAATTTAACTTAGAACGGCGTTAATATTCGTTCAGTTGATGGTTGGGAAGTTGTTAAATTATCAGATGATAAAAATGTTCCTTCTTCAACCATTAAGTTCATAAAAAAAGGCAATGGCGGCGCAATACAGCTAACAAAATCAGGAGCTAATGATGGTGAAGAAATTGATGTTGATGTAGCTAGCGGTGAGGGTGATACCAATGCAACTAAAGACTATCAAAAATATGGAAAGCATGACCTTAATACCGTAATCAATTTTGGTATCGTTGGACAAAATATAACTTTAAGTAAAGAAAAAATCTATGTTCTTGGATTTAAAGGTAATTTAAGTCCTAATGATGCTATTATTATTGGTGAAGGTAGCGTAATTAGTTCTGGCGATTACAAAGTTTATTGGGAACATGCCTCTTTAGGCTATACTGGCAATTTCTATTCAATTAGTTCTTTTATGATTGACGGTGCTTTAAATGTAAACAATGAAGCTACTTTCATTTTTATTAAACCATTAAGAGATTTTATAAATCCTTATATTGGAATTTGGATGCGTGATAATGATAAGGATTTAATAAGAGAAGTGGAAGAATTATGGTTTTTTGAAGCATATACAAAAGGTAGAGATTAGTTTGTTAGAGATGATGCTCACTTTAGATATAGTGGAAGAACAATTAGCGATGGTAGTGATGGTGTTGTTGTTACCGAATAGAATTATACAAATAAAAATGGAGAAACTTATTACAATTATAAAAAGAAAGGAACGAATTTTATTATCAGACCATATACAAGAAGTGAAATTAAAAAGTATGTAATTTTTGAAGATGACGTTATGCCGGGGGACACTTACGAATATTAGCAATATTTTATTCAACAAATTTCTGCTGGCGACCAAGTGGCAGATACATTTGCTTAGAAAAAATTTTTAAGTGAAGATGGTCCAAAATCAAATAATATTCTCCCCTTTAATTCTTCTGAATATACAGAGGACGATTTAAATTTTAATACAGCTTATTTCAATTTAAATAAATGCCCTTATTATAATGAAAATGGGAATGCTGATTAGCCAGATTGTGGCTATTGTAATGGAACTTGTCTATATTAGAAAGATGGATATTGTCCTTATTTATTCCAAACTGAAAAACATTGTAGAAAAATTAGAACTCTTAAAAAAGATAAATCAAATCGCTTTAATTTAACTTAGGAATTAAGTAAAGTTTTTGAAATCTATCCAATTTATTTTACTAATAACGACAGTCAAGGCAGAATTGTTAAGAAGGTAGAAACTATTGATAATAAGCCTGTTGAAATAATGGATAAAAGAATTTTCTATATCACTGAAAAAGGGAAAGAAAATAAACTTGGATTTAGATATGAGAAAAACTTATCTAATATTAGTAGAACTTTAAAGAGTGACCAAATTGTCACAAAGCTCTATGTTCAAGATGTAGATAGCGATATATCTAATACTGGTCTGTGTTCAATTAAGACAGCAGAAGATAATCCTTCTAAAGATAGTTTTATCATTGATTTCTCTTATTATGTCTCTAAAGGATTAATTAGTGCAGATTAGGCAGAACGAGACCTTTATGGAATTGAAAGTGGAGATATGGCTTATCTAAAACAATTAGGTTATTATAACACATAGTATGATAAATTATCTAATTTAATTATAAATTTATAGTCAGAATCTTATACTGAATTAGAAGCTAATGTCGATGTAAACTTTGAAGGAATTATTGCGGCAAAATAGCAACTCCATAAATTAAAGAAACAATTGAGTAAATATGGAGAAACTGTTAATAGCACAAGTGAAAAATCAACAGTATAGAATACAATAATTAAATTTAATGAATAGTTAGCAATATTAAATAGTTTATATGAAGAAACATTTGGACTAAATAATGATATATTGGTAATGAATGAAGATGGCGCATATGAATTTAGAGATGATATTAAAGATGTGCTTTATTTAATTGTAGATAAGACATCTGATAGTAATATATATACTCCAGTAACTATGGAGAATTTTAAGGAAACAGATTATTATAAAAATCATTTGCATGAATGGGGCATGCTTGGTCAATTTAATAGAGAATATAGACAAATTCAAGAATGGAAAAAATTGCAAGCAACTTATTTAAGGAAAATTAATGAATTATCTTTGAACTTCTTTAAAAAATACGAACCATATATTAAAGAGGGTACTTGGACAGATAGCAATTACTTGACTGATAATGCTTATTATTTTGGAGCATTAGAGGTGGCGGCGGAAGGGGCGATTCCTAAAGTCTCCTATACAATTACAACAGTTGACCTATCTACAAAACCAGAATATGAAGATGATTATGAATTTGATATTGCTGACACGACTTACGTTGAAGATATAGGAATGTTTGGAATTAATTAGAAAACTGGTTTGCCGAATAGACTTAAAGTTTTAATTTCAAGTATTACAGAAGACCCTGATGTACCAACTTCTAATTCAATTAATGTTCAAAATTTTACCACACAGTTTGAAGATTTATTTTAGCAAGTTTCAGCTACAGTTTAGTCTTTAACTTATAATGAAAATATTTATAAACGCTCTTCCAATTTTACTTCAAATCAAAACGTAAAAGAAGATAGCTTGCAAGGAACTTTGGATTCAAACAATTTAACCTTAATAAACACTAAAGAAAATAATATTGAACTTGATTCACAAGGGCAAGCCGGCAGCGATATAAATAATCATAGTAATAAATATAAATTAAATGGTCAAGGTCTGTTCTTCTCAAATAATGGTGGACAGACTTGGAATGTCGGTGTTGGACCGAGTGGTATCAATGCAGATTATATTAAAGTAGGCTCACTTGATGCCGGCAAAATTAAAATTGTTGATAATGACTTCTTGTACTTCTATTGGGATAAAGATGGAATTATTGCATTAAAAGAACCATCAAAAGATACTTAGTCATCTATATTTAATTCATATGCTATGTTTAATAGATATGGACTCTCTTTAGTAGAAAACGGAAAAATTAAACTTAGAGCCGGCTATGAATTTAATTCAGCATCTAATGGAGAAATAAAAACAGAATCTTCACAAAGTAACCGCTTAGGCTTTTATTTATATGATAATAGCGGCTATCCAATTTTTAGAACAGAGACGGCATCTGATATAACGAGTGATGCCAGAGATAAAAAAACTGCAAGATTATCTTTAAGAGGAGAAATGTTTGTTACAGATGGATTCCTTTCTGATTCTTTATAGGCAGATTTCTATGTTTTTTCTGTGTCTTGTTACTCTCAAAATATTTATTTAGGACATTCATGCCAAAAGCCAAATAATTTTGAAAATGAATATGTTGAATTTAGTCCTGAACTTAAATGTTATTTCTATACAAGTGATGGCTATAAATATCATGTAAGTCGAGGAGATAGTGAAAGATTTTAGTCAACAGTTGATAATAATTTATACTTAATTCATTATAAAGGTAAAAATAATGATAAAGACGAATGGTTCTCTATTAATACTACTGAACAAACAGAACAGGTTTATATTATTGGTGATTACGGTGCTAGTGTAGTTACAAATATAAGTAGTGAAGAAAAATTAGAAAGTGTAACCAAAAATAACTCATTAGTATTTGATGGTGTTGAAGGAAATCTTTATGGAGAAAAAGTTTACGCATATGGACAATTATATGCGAATGTGAAAACAGTTAAAAATACAGAAAATCCAAATACAATTGGCTTATATCTAAATAATAAAATGGAAAACGGTAGTGCATCTGAATAGAATGGCTATATAAAAAGAATATTAAGTTGTGTAAAAGAAGAGAATGGAAATTTAAACAACATTCTTTCTATTTTACAAAACGGGTCTTTGTATATTGGAGGTGTAGTAGACCCTCAATATAGTAATGAAAGAACAATAAGTGAATTAAGTGATTTAATAAAAATTGATAATGCTGGAATTGAATTAATTAAAGAAAATGGATAGTACTAGATTAGAATGGATTTCGCAAACTTTAAAGATACCAATGGTAATAACTTAGCATCTTCAATTACTGGAACATAGGAAGACGTAGGAAATATAAAGAATAAATTAAATGAAGTAATTGAGAGAATTGATAAATGGAATGATGATTGGTTTTATAATCGTCCTACAACAGTATGGAATACTGATATTGGTCAAATTTAATTTGTATAAATTGTATAAAAATTAATAATCAACACGCTCAGAATTTTGTCTAAAACAGAGAAAATTTTGAGCGTGTCTTTCTTTTTCCGTAAAAAGTTTCTTCCAAAATCCACTTTTAAGGTGTAAGAACGAAAACACGAGGTGAGGTCAAATGGCATATGGTTATGGTCAACAACCAAATCTTAATGTACCTTAGCTACAACAAAGTTAGCAAGTGATGGGTTAGCAAAATATACAACCTCTGTTCCCTTAGCCAACAGGTAACGTTTACAACATTAACTCTACTTTAGAGGTTGCAAACGTTCCTGTCGGCGCAGGAGTATCAATTGCTCTTTGCTTGCCAGAGAATGTAATGTACATTAAGACAATGTAGAATGGGAATCCCCTATTCTATCCCTACAAAATAATTCCATTCAATAATGAGGTTCAAGAAGAAAAATCCGCAGATTCTTCTAACTCAATTTCTATTGAATAGCTTGCAGAATAGTTAAAAGCCTGCAATGAAAAAATCACAACTTTGGAAACAAAACTAAGCACTATTAAAACAAAGAAAGGAGCTGATTGGGAAATATGAATAATTTAGCTCAAATCGCTTAGATTATGCGGGGCCGCAACCCATAGGAAATTGTAATGAATATGATTAAGAGTCAGCAAATTAATGACCCTACAATCACATAGCTAATCAATTTTGCATAGTCCGGCGACACAAATAGTTTAGTTAATCTTGCTACTTCAATTTTTGCTTAGAGGGGTATGGATTTTAATAAAGAATTCCAATCCTTTATGTCAATGTTGAAGTAAGTAAATAAATTTTATGGAGGTAATACAAATGGAAGAAAAAGGTTTAACAGTAGCAGACGCTCTTGCCCTACGTAATTCAGGTGATGACGGATTCGGTTTTGGTAATGGTGGCGGTTGGTGGGTAATTATTCTTATCCTCTTCTTAATGTCTGGCTTTGGTCGTGGATTCGGCGGCTATGGCAATGGAAACGGAAATGGAACAGATACCAACACAATCTTTGTACCATACGGCGGCGCAGGATTCGGAAACGGTTATAATAACTGGAATCCATGTTGTTCACCAGCTACAGCACAGGGCATTTCTGATGCATTCAACTTTAATGCTTTAGATAATGGCATTAGAGCGACTCACGAGGCAGTAACAGATGGTTTCTATACTAATAATTTAGCAACTACAAACTTAGGTACTGCCGTTCAGCAATCTTTTGGTCAGGTTCAGTTACAGAACTGCCAAGGATTTAACTCTGTAATTAATGCTACAAATAGTGGTGTAAATTCACTTAATGCCGCATTTAATGCAGGAATTAATAATCTCAATACTGGAATGACTGCAGGCTTCAACAACCTAAATACAAATGTAACTGGTAGCACAAATTCACTCCAGAATTCTCTATGTAATGGATTTAATGGAGTGCAGACTGCAATTGCCAATACAAACTGCAAATTACAAGATTGCTGCTGTGAAAACAGAGAAGCCTTAATGCAGACAAATTTTGCAAACCAAACTGGCTTTAATACTTTAGGTACAGCCATTGCCACAAATGCTTGTGACATCGAAAGAGGACAAGACGATATTCGTTATTTAATGGCACAAAATCAAAACCAAACAATGATTGGAATTGACCGTCTTGGCGACCGTTTAATCGACTATATGAATCAGAGTAAACTTGATGAACTTCGTACTGAACTCCAGAACGCTAGATTCCAAATCTCTCAGGCAGAATAGACTGATGCCATTATTAATCAACTCCAGCCAATTGCAAAACCATCTTGGCTTGTAAACTCTCCTTATCAGTCTTTAAATTATAATGGCGTAAATGCTTGCGGTTGCGGAAATTTCTGAGGAAGTGATATAAATGGCTTGCCCAAATGTATCATGTCTTTGTAATCACTTAATACTCTCTCAGAGTGTGACCTTTGCAGACGATACTCTTTTAATTGATTTGCCGGCAGGCACATATGAGAACGGAGAGAAGTATTGTATTGTTGTTGCCTAGGACATTCCTGAGGATACAACAATAGCCGCCGATGTAGCAATCACAATCGGCGGCGACACAACCACAACTTATCCCTTAGTAAACAATAATTGTACTAACGTTCAGGCTTGTAATATTTCTACAAGAACTCGTTATGCTACAAGAGTATTTACTAATATTGGCAGTGGAGTATTCAAATTACTTGGAAATTTAAACTGTTTTAATTGCAGAAGAAATAATGCGGCGGCTTCGCTTCCTATCGTAGCCGCTGAAGCAACCGGAGGGGAGAATGGATAATGGAAACTTTAATGAGAAAAGTCAAGAAAGAACTTGATACTATTGCAGAAAAAGGTCTCACTTCTTCTAATTTAGAGACAACAAATAAATTAGTTGATATTTATAAAGACCTGAAAGAAATTTGTGAAATCAATGAGAGAGGTGAGAATGGAATGTATGAAGCTCGTGGACGCTACAGAGATTATGATAATTATGATAGACGTAGCGATAGAAACTATGGACACTATCCTCTTGACGAAAGAACTGAAAGATATTTTACAAGAATGAGAGAGGGTATGGAAAATTATGACGCTGGTCGTTCTCGTTATAGAGACGGCGGCAGCAACGAAAGAATGGTTGAAGGCATTGAAATGACTATGGGTGCAATTGTTAATTTTATTGAGTCATTAATGGATATTGCTGAAACTTCTTAGGAAAAAGAAATTGTTAGAAAATACGTGGATAGAATTAAGAAGTATTAATGTTTGAATACTATAATGCTAATCCCTTAGGTCGTCATGTGAGTGACTGTAGTGTAAGAGCAATTTCTTTAGCTACTGGTCGCTCATGGGACGAGACTTATTAGGAGCTTGCGGAATTTGCAAGACAGTAGGCAATTACTTTTTCAGAAGTTGAATTTCTTAATGATTATTTGGCAGAACAATACCCTCGTTTTTGCCCTGAACAAAAAATAAATACGCTATAGGATTTCTTAGACTTGTAGCTGCCGGGCTACTGGTTAGTAACAATGAGTGGTCACATCACGTGCGTTATTGATGGAGTTTGTTACGATACCTTTGACCCGTCTGACCGATACATATGGTGTATTTATAAAGTAAAATAAAAAGAGGTAAGAAATCTTACCTCTTAAAATTCAATAACCTATGTTGCTTTTACTTTATGTGCTGCCCAACGACCTATTAGAATAGCGTCAGCCTCATCTTGTGTCACACTTACATCATAAAAACGCTTGATTTTTAATTGAGCGTTTTTCTTTTTATCTGTACGAGTTTTACCCTTAATTTCAGAGTATGCTCGCCATGTTGCTGCCGGCACTATTAAGAAGTCTATTGATTTCTCATATAGGTAATTACTAATTACTCCCTGTAAATGAGCTAATTTTTTATAAGTTAGAACTGCTTCTCCCTAACCGTCAATTTTCTATAATTGAATATCTTCAAGAATAACCTAATCAGGTTTCCACTTCTCAATCATAGATGCAATCCAACATTTGGTTTGAGCAATTCTACTTGTGCTATCTATAGCATCAGATGTCCACTTACCATATTTAACAAGAGTTTCGTCATCAAATACTGCCCACCCAGACGTAATACTTGCTTGGTCAAAAGCAAGAGTTCTAAATCCATTTTTCTTGACAGCAATATTATCAGTTTTATAATACTGATTTTGCTTACAAATTGGACAATCATAACCTTTTCTAAATTTTTCAAAAGAAACAAAACAGTCATGACCTTCAGGACACTTTACCTGAAGGTCTGTTTTTAAATTTACATATTCTTCAGAAATTAGTTGCCAGCCAACGCCCTCAACATATTCTCTTACATTTTCAATTTTAATTGTACTCACAAGAATCAACTCTTGTCAGTACTGCCGAATCCGCCTTCTCCTCTATCTGTTTCATCAAGGGTTTCAACCTGTTCCCATCGAATCATTGGTGTCGGCGCAATCAACATTTGAGCAATTTTATCTCCTTTCTTAATTACCTGAGTTAAGTTACCAGTATTTTCAATAATAACTCCAACCTCTCCACGATAATTAGCATCAATTGTCCCCGGTGCATTAGCAACTCTTAAAGGAGTTTTAAGACTTAAACCTGAACGAGGTCTAATCTGAATTTCATAGCCTGCAGGAATAGCAATTTTAATACCCGTAGGAATGACTTTGGTTGTGTGTGGCGGCAAAGATACTTCTTCAACAGCAAATATATCTGCGCCGGCATCAGAATCATGAGCATACTTTGGAATCTGTGCATCTGGATTTATAAGTTGAATTTTAACCCCAATTCTTTCTCTTGGATTTAATGCGAGGTCAAATAAAGTTGATGTAGATTCTTTAATAATTAATCCAAGCAATTCTTTCTTTTTATCAGAAAGGTCTTCTTCTTCTTTGATTTCTTCAATAATGCTATCAATGTTCCGTTTTTCTTCCTCAATATCAAATTCAGGATTTGTAGCAATAATATTGAGAACTTCTTTCTGTACAGCGGCATTATCATAGGCTTTTGCGATTGAATCTTTAATTTCATCAAAGGCACTATCAAACACATCATCGGGTAAATTCAAAATTAAGAGTAATTGGTCTAATGTGTCTTTATTGCCACCTACGAGTGAAGTTAAATTATTTTTAATTTTATCTGTCATATAATCTCCCCCTCTTTTACTATCTCATCAATTACGCCATATTTAAGTGCGTCTTCTGGTTCCATGAACCAGTCATCTTTCCTATATTCATCATATTGCTCTGATGAAATTTTCGTATTATCTATTACGAGTTTTTTAAGGCGAGCCAATTGTTTCTTATAGAAATCTGTGCGTTGAATAAATTTGTGTGCATCGCCGCCATCCATTGAACTTCCTTCGTGGAATAAGTAGGAGCTATAAGGATAGCCATATCTCTTATGACCACTAATTCCAATGAAGAATCCGCCGCTGTAACCCGTACCAATTGTAACTGTATGAACAGGCGTTTCAGATAATTTAATTGAACTAATTATACTGAATGTAGCATCTAAATCTCCACCGGGAGTGTTAATATAAATTCTAATCGGTTCACGTTCATCTTTCGGTATTTCGTCCATTCTGTCAATTTCATTCCAAAAACGAATAACTTCAAATACACTATTTGCGTGGTCTTGTGTAATTTCATCTGTTAAGAAAATTGAACGCTGTCTGAAATCGAAACTTTCAAGTGTAGCTTCAACATCAATTATTGCCTCGGGGTCTGAAACCAGTTCAAGACTACTCATATTTTTAAGTTCTTCTTCTTCATAAGCAGCAACCATTTCTTCATAAATTGATTCAATACCTTTCAGAAACTCTTCCTTAGATTTAACTGTACCGTCTTCATTTAAAAGTGCAATTTGATTTTCCATTATGCCTGTTCCTCCAATTCTTTTTTCTCTTTTTCAAGTTCAGAAATTTCTAATAGTAATTCAAAAATTCTCTTATTAAGAGCAAAAACGCTTAAATCTTGTTCATTTAATTCGTTTTTCTTTTCTTTTAAGGCGAAATTAATTTCCTCTAAAGTTTTCATTCTTAATCACCTCTTTTATTGTAAATATTATATCATAGACTTGATTGAAAGTCAATTGAATGTGTGATTGTTAAAGGGTTTTGTTTTAATAAAAGTCGCAATTCTGTTGGCTATTTTCTAATAATATTCTAAACCATATTGTTGTTTTCATAATATTTAGCAAAAGAATATTGAGTACGACTTTTACCCCAGTCTAAAATCTTATTTTCAAGTGTGTCTTGTGAAATACGATTCTCTAAAAAGATTATATCCTTTTTCTTATAAATTAAAATTGCTTTTACAAGTCTAATTAAATAATTTAATTCTGATTCATTTTCTTTTTTTGCAAAATGGAAATAGGCTTCTCCAATGTTTTCATAGAAAAAATCTTCATTAAAATCAAAATTGATTATCAATCTTCTATTGAATAGAGTTGTATAACGATAGAATTTATTATAAGTTTCTTCATCATTAACAGTTAAAGGATTGTAGAAAATGAAGGCTTTATCTTTATTGTCTTGTACAAATTCCTCTGCCCCCGGCGTATACAGGAAATTAACATCAGACAAATAGATGTAATGGCGGTCTTTTTTAAATCCACTAAAATCCTCTGTTTCTAATCGAATTAAGGAATCTCGTTTAAGAGCATCATAACCTCTTGGTATGGTTAATTTATGGGAATAAATATCATAAGGCTCAAAATCTGGTGGCATTGATTTGATTTCTTCTTTTAATTGAGGAAGTCTACCAAAAAAACCATAGCCTATTAACTATCCTTTATCTAAATTTAAATTTAAAGAATTTGGTATTGCAATATTTGGTTTCTCCTTAAAATAGAAAATTTGCTAGTACTTGGTTAAGCCGTCATTAGATTTCATCATTATAACTCTATTATTTCGAGAATTGTAATAATTATAAACCTACATCAATTCAAGATTAGGGGCAGACTTGCCCCTATGTAACATATCAATATCATATAAACCAATAATCGCCATTATTCATCTACCTCCACTCGTTCAGTAACACTTTCTGTGATAAATCCTCTATCATCAAGTTCAATAATTCTTTCAAATAGTGGGTATTCAATATTTTTATATTTTTTAGGAATAAAATTGTCTCCTCGTCTAATACCAGTTATTATAAGTTTTGTTCCTCTTGTGAACCAGCTTTTTTCAACAACGTGCTTAATACCGTCTTCTCCACGTTCAGAAATCTGTTTATCCCAAGAGGCAAACTGATTTTTCCAAACCTTAACAGTCACAACACCATCAGGAGTTAATAACATTACTGAACTTTTGTTCTTATCTTTGTCAATAACTGTTCCGGCAATTCGAGAAATCTTAAAAAGAGAAATTTCAGAGCCGTCTTTTGTAGTAAAGGTATGTTCAATTTCTGGTTCTTCATTTAAGTTAAAATAGTTTACAATACCATAAACTTCATTCTTTAAGCTTTTTAATTCATGGTCATGATAGTAGAATCCTAAACTATCCATTTCCCATTTTGAAAGAGAACCCAAAGCATATTTTTCCCAAATTTCCTCAAATAACTTTTTATTGAGAGCATTGAGAATATCTAATTGATTCTTCTTCATCCATGCTCTAATCGGGTCCATTGCTTTTTGATAATAGTTATCCCAAGTAGTTTGTTTAATTTTACCAGATTGCCCATTTTCATTAACAGATACATCTTCCAGCTTATTTTCATCATAATTAGCACAATAAAATTTCATTGCATGGTCGTCAAGTAAGAAATAGTTTCCATCTTTTAACTTCTTTATATATCTATTAAAGTTAAATACTCTACGTTCAAAATCTAATTCTTCTGGAATCATACCTTTTCCAATTAGCATTTGCATATTTTGTAAAGTAATACGCTTTTTCTTGTCACTAACCTTATCAAGATATTCTTCCATAATTTCCTTGCGCCGGCCGCCATAAAGTTCATCAAACGCACCTGATTTAATTAACATAATCATTTGGGTTTTGTTTACTTTAATTTTTTCTAAAAAGTCTTCAATTGATGTATAAGGACGTTTGCTAAAAATTTCATATACAAGTTGAGTACCAATTCTGTTAATACCTTTCATACCATAAATAATTGCATTTCTTTCTAAATCCGGTTTAAAAATTAAGTCTGACTTATTTATGTCTGGCGGTAAGACATTAATACCTTTACTTTTAGATTCGCCAATTGCTGCACTAATTTTACCATAGTTCACGCTCTTATTCTTAATTTTACCTTTTAAATGGATTTCTGCATAATCTTCATCATCATACACATCATCAGCATCAAGTAAATCTGCGCCGCCGGCGTTGACAATTAAGCAAGCACAATTCCAATATACGGAGGGGTGATTAGTAGCGAGATATAAAGTTTGAATACCAACAAAAGAATAAGCTAAGGCATGAGGTTTTGCGAAAGCGTAACCCATTTGCGGACCCATTGTTGTCTCCCAAACATATTCGCCAAAATTTCTATTCGGACATTGAGAAACAAATTTTTCTTTCAATATTGGAATTTCTTCCATATGCTTTTTAGCTACAGTTTTTCTTGCACTGTTGGCTTCTTTTAATGTGAAATGTGCAATATTTTTATCCATACAAACCATCATTAAATCCTCTTGTGAAGCCGGCACACCGTAGTTTGGTAAATAATAAGGTTCAAGAATTCTAATTTCTTCTTCTGAAAGTCCTCTATTTCTGCACTCATTATACCAAAGATTGATATTACTTTTTAATCTACAATATCGGTCTAAAGGTCTTTCCTTACCCTTTTCTCCCATAAGTCTCATAAGAGCATTTGCAGAAGTTAATTCGGCTGGATTTTGAGGCTTAACTTGCTTTGCTGTTGCAAGACCTACACCAGTACTAAACTGGAATACATCAAGAACTTCACCTTTACTTAAAGAATCCCAAAGTCTCTTATCTTCTAAGTTAAGTTTTGCCGGATGTAAAAACTCGTCATAAATTTGTCTCAAATTTTTGTCTGCCGGCATAACATTGTCTTTTTGCATTAATTCAATACAAGTTGTAATTTTATCACAAATTTCCGTTACAAGGAAGTCATATTTAACATCACCCATTAAATCTGAATCATGCAATTCAAATTGAGTTGTTAAATCTCCGTTAGGACTTCTCATTAAAGCATTAGTCTCATAGGGCGAGGTATTGTACATCATAACACCAGATGCGTGCTGTCCTCTTTTATTAACTAAGCCTTCAATTGATTGAATAATTTCAAGCAAACCGGGGTATTTATTAACCTCATCAATAAAAGCTTGAATTGGTAATCTACCTTTTTCTGGATTTCCATAAACTACGTCATCAATACTCCATAAGAAGCCACGTTCTTGCGGAATTAAACCGCTTAAATATTGAGTAGTTTCAACTTCAAGACCATTAGGGAATTGTTCTGAACGATAACCTCTGCCGGCAGCAGCAATCGCTGAACGAGTTCCTTCAGTACCAAAAGTACAAACTTGAACAAGGTTAAGTTCTCCACGTTCTTGCCGAATCGCTTCAAAGATTCGCTTACGTTTGGACGGAGACAAATCTATATCAATATCAGGTAATTCCACACGCTCCTTATTAAGAAATCTCCACTCCGGCAATCCCCATACAAGAGGGTCAAGTTGAGTGATACCTAATAAATAGTTAGAAAGAAAGCATACAGAAGAGCCTCTTCCCGGACCAACAATAGAACCACACTCCCAGAACAAATTAATATAGTGCTGGAAAGTATTAAAATATTTAAATAAGCAATCTCCTAATTTATTTCCTACGGTATTAATAATGTCTGCTTCAATTTCAAGTCTTTCTAAATACTTGTCATTAACCAAATCTTTTTCAGATAAAGCTCTTAAACATTCATTAACCCAATAACGTTCCTGAACATTTTCACTTTCTTTTAATGATTCAAGAACTTTATATTTGGAAGTATCAACCTCTACGCTTAAATAATCCTCAACTTCAACTTCTGGAATAATAGGATTACGTTCGAGAGAAAATTCTTCAATTTTATCATAAATTTCCATTGAAGCCTTGCACATTTCTTTAAACTCTTCTTCGGTAAAGGCTACTTTTAAATTTTCAAAGGCTTCTTCATTGTCCATCATATGAGCATCAAAATAGAACTCATCAACTTCACGGTCTCCCTCTTTTGAATTCAAATATGCCTTATGCAGAGGTCTTTCTTTTGCAGTTAAATAGTGTGCGTCAGAACCAATTACCATTTTCCTATTATAGGCTTTAGCAATCATTCCAACTCTTTGATTAAACTTAATCTGGTCTTTTGACGTGCCGGCAGCAACTTCAATATAAAAGTCATCTCCAAACAAATCAATATTCCAACGAATAAATTCATCAATATCAGATTTGCAATTAAAAATTTCTTCTGGAACTCCACGTCTTTCAGCGTCAATTAATTGAAGAACTCTGCCACCCAATTGTCCACCAATACAAGCAGTAGTAGCAATTAAACTATTTGGATATTTTTTGACAATTTCTTCAAGTTCCTTTTTTTCTGTAGGAACTCTTGTCATATATCTTGCAGTATAGCTATATAACCATGCTGTTGAACTAAGTTCTCTTAATGCTCTGTGTCCCTCGGCATTTTTAGCAATTAAGATATAATGCCAATAACGCTCAATTGCATTACGGTCATCTACTAAATAAATTTCATTTCCCAGAGCCGCTTTAAAGTCTTGTGGAATTGCACCAGAAGCCTTTAATTTTTTTGCGTTTTGTAACCATTTCAAATGTCCACAAAGACATTCATGGTCTGTCAACGCAAGACCTTTCATTCCAAGTTTTGCCGCAGTTCTAATCATATCTGGAATCTTATTAATTGAGTCAATCAAACGAATATTGCTATACTCACTATGGCTGTGGGTATCAAATCTTGCCAATTCATTCAAGTTCATTCGGTAGACCTCCTATCACTTTTCTCTTGCATCCCTTATCAGATGTACATTTAGCTTTGCACTTAGGACATTCATATATCCAAGGGATAGCATGAATACTCCAATCTTGTTCACATTCCTATTCATCTACTATAAATTGACAATAACATTGCTTACACTCAAAGAATACTTTTCCATATAAACCTTCTCTTATAATTTTTATCATATAGCATCATCTCTCATTTCTTTTTATATTATATCATTTTTTATTAAAAAAGTCAAGAGATTTTATTCTCTTGACTTCTTTATATCACCATCTTTTTACGATTTTTACAATGTAATAAGAATCAACAACCTCACCTTTAGATTTCTTCTCTTTGAGTGTTGAAGTGTAGCTTGTAATTTCATACCCTTCTGTTTTTGATTTTTCTTTAAAAGATTCAATTAGAGCTTTAGCTTCCTGTTCTGTGCCCACTTTAATTTCATCTGTCTGTTTCATTAATTCAAAATCCATATTATCTGCCTCCTTAAAAGTCATAAATTGTATCTTCTTTAACTTCAATTTCTTCAACTAAAATTTGAGGTTTTCTTCTGCCACCCCATTCATTAATATTAGGTCTGCCGGCAACGTTTAGTTTGAGAGACCCAGTATAGCTATTAAGCTGGTTAATAAGGTCTTTAGCCTTAAACTTAATATAGGTAATCCCATTAAATTCAAAACGTAATGTGTCTGAATTTGAACCAATTACACTATAACCCCTTGCCGGCAAAGCAATGTTCTCAACTACAACAACGGGTTCATCATTAGACTGTCCATATAGCATTTTCCCACCATCAAGACTTTCAATTAATTCATCTAAGTAAGAACAATTTCCGCTTACTACGAAATCTGCCTCATAGAATCCTTCATTAAAGTTCACATTTGCTAATTCTTTATTAGCATATTTAATTAAATTCGGTATTTTATTAGCTTTAATGCTAAAACCCGCTGCATTCGCATGACCCTCAACAAATTCCATTAAGTTGCTATTTAAAAGAAAGTTTTTAAAGTCTTTAAGTTCAGAACCCTCACGCCCTCGAATTGAGCCTTTTAAATATCCATCAGAGCTAATTCTCCCAAGCATTACTGGTTTTTTGTGTTCCGCCGCAACGCCCATTGCGCATAGACCAGTTAAAGTATTAGCAATATCAAGGTCATCAGCATTAAGAATAAGAACTTTATTATCGTCTAAGCAATTCTCAATAATTTGAATGTTAAGAAGTTCCATAGCTTTTTCTTTTTCTTTATTTTGACGGTTCTTAGCATTGTTACAATTTCTTACAGTGCTTTCACTTACCGTCTCTGTCTCGCCCTGCTTATGTCCTCTCTTAGTTGAGGGAACTTCTTTATTAGAATCAATAAAAGAGATAAATAAGCGTTCCTTTTCGGTAGCTGAACCTACACGAATTAAAGCATTGATAAGCGGCGTAACATAGTAAGCAATTCCAATTTGAGTTAATTCATCACTATCCCAATAATAATCAGTCCATTGTTCTGGTTTAATTCCAAACAATGAAAAACATTGCTTTTTTACAATTTCACGAAAGAAACCATTCTTAATATGGGATAGTCCATAGTCACAAATGAAGCGATTTTCAAGTGTTTCCATATTCATCATATCACTGATTTCTCCCAATGCAACTAAATCTAAATATTGATTTGCAAAATTTAATCCTTCTTTTTTATCAAAATAGGAAAAGAATTTGTAAACAACACCAACCCCACTTAATGCTTTATTCTCATAATTTTGAGAAAGCTAATTATTAATTACTACTGCATTTTCGCTATACTTTTCTGCATCATGGTGGTCAAGTACGAGAATGTCGTAACCCATTTCTTTAAGTTCTTTATGCTCCTCATAATCATTACTTGAACTATCTGGCAGAACAATTAAATCCCATTTCTTTTCTTCTGTAAAAAGAGGCATTAAAGTTCTGAGACCATGTTCTTTTCCTTCTGGCACATGATATTCAATTGTAAAATTATATTTATTACTTAAATGTTCTGTTAGATAGTTATAGAAAATAGCAGAAGAAGTAAAACCATCAACGTCTGAATCGACACATAAATAAATTTTTGAGCCGGCAGTTAAATGTTTCATTAAAAGCTGATAGCCTTCTTCCATATGGTCTAAATTTTTAGGGTCAATTAAATTTTCTGTCGTAGGACTAAAAAATTTCTTTTGAAAAGCGTTGTTATCTTCAATAATTCCCCTATCTACTAATAAATTGATAAGGAAATCTTCTGTAAAATTCTTAGAAGTTTTTCTTATATACTTCAATTCATTCACTCCTTATATCCATTTAGAATTTTTATATAAGTTAAGAAATGTTTCCTTACCTCGGTCAAAAGGGCTATCTTTCAGATTCAAAAGATTGTGTGTGTCGAAGATAAAACCCATTTTACATCTGGATTTATATCGTTCACAAAGACCTTTTAATTTAAGATAATATTTATCTTGCTCTTTCCAATTTTCTCCTTCTTTATCAAAGGCAATCAGAATCTTTTCTGCGCCGGCACGGATAAGAAGGTCTAATTGATAAGCATGAAAGGTACTGCCGCAAGCGGCGACACAAACATTTCTATCTTTACCAAACATTGTATAATATTGTAGTGCAGATTTTTCTGATTCTGCAACAATAGCAAATTTCATATTTTTAATATTTTCTTTTACTCTATCTAATCCATAAACATTATAACCTAATGGATGAGAGTAGATTTTTCCTTCTATTGTAACCGGCATATATTTTCCTAATGCCAAATCTTCTGCATTTAAGGCTCGTCCTCTTATCCCAATTAAATCTCCATTAACATTATAATGAGGAATTATAATTTTATTTTGTCCTATTGAATAGAGTATATTATATTCCCTCATACTTTCTTCACTAATGCCATCAGAAAGCCATTCCGGCGTAGGGTGAAAAACAAAAATATTTAAAATATTTGGATTGATAATTGGAATATTTACGTCTGTAATCTGCTTTTTATATTTCTCCATATCAGACACATATTTTGTAGGATTTAAATTAAGTTCCTCTTGGTCTCCTGCTATTCTTAAAACTATGTCTTGATAGAAAGAATAAGGAATGCCTAACAATTCATAGCGTCTTTTAAATAATTCATATATATTGAACGTGTCACCGCAACTTGTATAGCAATGGAACATATTATTTTTCTTATAGTAATAAAGTTTCATGCTAGCATCTTCAGTATCAATATTGTGGCAAATTGTTTTGAATTGAATATGGTCTGATTTTTCAATGTAGGCATCACTACCTAATTCAGTAACCAGCTCTATAACCTTTTCTGGCGTTAAATTCTTTTGAACTGATTTTAAATCAATCATAAGTAATCACTAAAATCCTTTCCTTTTACTTGTTCTTTTATGCTACCAAATGCCTCATGTATGTCGGTAAGGAGGCTTGTTGGGTCTTCTTCTGATATTTCTTGTATTTCTACCATTTCCTCTATTCCCTCATTAAACTTATTTTCAAGTTCTTCTAAAGTAGAATCTTTTTCTTGAATAAAGTCTACAACTTGGAAATCTTCTATTGGCTTTAGGTCAGGCGTTGTTACAAATAAATCATATTTACGACAAGTACCGAGGTCACTTTTAGTCCAAATTCTTAATTGTGTCCATCTACCACGTCTATTCTTAAACACGTCAATAACACAATTTGGCTAAAAGTTATAAAGTTTTTGAAATCCAGAAGAAACTATTTTAAGTTCTTCTTTAGAAGGTAAACTCATAATACAAGCAAAGTCAGCTAAGTCTGCAATTGCTTTTGAACCTCTAATATTTTTAAAGTCTTTAAAACCCTCTCCTTCATCATTACTAATCTGAGTTGAAGTTAAAATAAAGACATTTAATTCTGTAGCCAAATTCTTTAATACAGTTGTAAACATTCTTAATACTACATCTTCTCTTAATCCCAAATCTCTATATTCATTGAGCATAGCTGGAGAGGAGAATATGTAGTCATAAAAGAAATTTTCTACGCCTTGCTGTAATGCATAACGTCTAAACATGTTCTTGATTACAGAAGCTGAAGGGTCAGGCACTTGTGCGGTTAAGAGATAATCAGAATACATTTCCATTATTTGAATTGCTTTTTCAATTCTCTCTAATTCTTCTCCAGTAAAAGTGCCATAAAGAAAGTTTTCTTCATTAATTCCAGTTAAATATGCTAAAATCATTGTTTGAATTTCAGAAGTTTCTTGTTCTGTCATTACATAAAGAACTTTTTCTGGATTGCCTGTTGCAATCCATTTACCATATTTCGGTTCAAATCTAATTGGATAAGCTATATTACAAGCATCACCAACCATTGAACGAGTTTTACCAACACCAGAGCCGGCACTACGTAAGTAGAGCTTTCCTTTTCTACCACCTCTTGTAATGGTATTAAAGATACTACCTTGCAATCTTATTCCTACTTCTGGTGTTTGTTGAAGTTCAGCAATTAAATTTCTAATGCCGTCACTTGCTTTGCCCTCTTTCACTACTGTATTGATTACATATTTACTTTCTAAATTTACCATATCAACTTTGTAGTGATTAAGAATTTGTTCTGTAGTTAGAGTTTCAAATCTTTTACCAATTTCAAAATCAATATTGAGAGGGTCATCGCAATAGAATGAACTTATATCATATCCATTTTTTTCTAAATCTCTTAATAGGTTAAATTTTTTTAATTTATTATAATAGTAAGTAAAATTTCCAGATTCGGTGTTGGTTTCACAATCTATTAAAAACTGAATTCCATTCTCATCTTCAATAACCTTTTTCGCTATCTCGTTAGAAGATAAATAGTTATCAACATCCTGAGCGTGGATTCTTTCTGCTCCTTGTACATAAAGATTATAAATTGCAGAATAGACATAGCGGTCTAATTTTAAATCAAAATCATTTGGTTCAAGCTAATACTTATCTATATCGCTCAATAGTTCAGGTCTATTCATCAAACTACCTAAAACCTGAATTATAGTTTTTCTGTCCGCACAAACCATTATCAATCACCAAGCGTAGATAAGTCAATTAACTTTTTATTCTTATTACGTTTCTTTTGTCCCATATAGTCAGCAGGATTAAACTTAATTTCAATTCTATCTTTTTCAAGTTGCTGTTGAATTAAGTTAGTAATTTCTTCTGCTTTCTTTGCCTGTTTTTCATAATAAAGTCTCGCTTCTTCATAGACAAAAGGAATTATACCAATTGAACCTTTAGCTTTTCTTTTATCTCCATGCTTAACTTCATAGAAATATTTTAAAGTAAGAAGCTGTCCTCTATAAGGCATTCCCTGTTTTCTAAATTTTTGCATTTGTACAATATTCCATTTAGTAACAGGCTGGTCTTCCGATTGCTCGCCAAAAAGACGATAAATATAGAAGAATAATGCGTCTCTATCATTGTATTCATTTGATACAATTTTAAGATTTTCTTCTGATAAATGAGCCTTAACTGTTGCTGGGGTTATTCCCATATCACGGGCAACTTGACTCATATTCGCACAAGCTAAATAACGCTCATTAATTTCCTGTTCAAGTTCTGGCGTTATTAAGACTCTTTTTTTTGTAGAAGAAGTTATTGATTCCTATGTGGGTTGCGCCGCCGGCGCAGCGTCAAAAATAGTTAAATATTTTGATACAGAAGCTACTGATATACCCAACTTTTCTGCAACCTTACTTTTAACTCCCAATTCTTTATATAAAATGGGAATCTGATTAATAACCTCATCAGGAATTTTCTTTCCCATTAAATCACCCTTTCATTTTTTTTATCATAATATGATTATATCAAAAAATTTTTTTAAAGTCAATAAAATAAGGCGACAAAACTGCCGCCTTAAATACCGCCATTTAGACTATCCAAATAAGCAGAAGCCTGTGCAGTTAAACTTCTTTCTATTGTATTCATCTTTACGGTAGCAAATATTTTAGAATAAATAGGAGATTTTCTAAGTTGTAACAATAGCTTTAATCCATTTTTATTTCTAAAAATAGCACTATCTGCTTGTTTAAAATCTCCGTCAAAGAAAATTCTTGAACCATTACCACAACGTGCAATTAACAATTTAATATGGTCTTCGGTTAGGTTTTGAGCTTCATTGACAATGATAATTGTATCTTGAAAACTTCTACCTCTAATGAATCCCATAGGAACGATTTCAAGTTGTTCAGTTTTTATCCAATCTTGTACTTGGTCAATACCAACTAAATCAATAAGTGGACCAATTTGACCTACAGTTTTTTCTAATAATTCGCCGGGGAGTGCGCCAAGTTCCATTGTATTTTCAGTAAAGGCATTATTAGGCACATAAACAATTTTCTTAATTTTTTCACTTTCAAGTTCTTGAATTGCGAAGTTATTCAGAACGAAAGATTTACCAGTACCAAATTGCCCACCAGCATAAATAATAGAAATATCTCGATTGTGTAAAGCATGAAACAGACATTGTTGTTCAGGATTTTTAGGTGTTATCTTATTAATCCATTTATTCACAATTGTCTTTTTATCCCACTTTTCACTTAACATTCTTAATTCTTTATTTTTATAAACAAGAATTGCAAGAACAGTATAATCAGTTTCTCCATTTTTAGTTTGATATGGAGAATTAGAATTTTTTATAATGAAGTACTGATTTTCAAATAGTGGTTTTTTGTAGAAGTCAGATGGGAAACTTTTGTTTTCGAGTATATAGTCAAGAACGGCACTATATCCATTTTCATCAGCTTCAAGGAAAATTGTTGTAGTTCCTTCATAATCATCTTTCACTCCATATCCAATTACGTCTACGCCGGCGGCTCTTGCTCTTACTTTTAAATACACGTCATTTGTAACTAAAGTGCTATCAAGAATTTCAGCAACTTTAATTAACTTATCATCAACTGGTATATTTTCTTTTTCTAATTTTCCAAAGAAATCAATATAGTCCATGTTACGTGAAATCGTAACGGCGGCGCGACGTGCTTGAAAAGCAGTTTCATTATTTGAACTTCTTTTTAATCCATCAAGTTCTTTTAAAACATCTGTGAGAATTAAAAGGTCTTTGCGTTCCTCTATAATTTGAGGATAATCAAGTAGTACGTTTGTGTCAACTATTGTCATTTTATTCCTCCTACAAAAAAGGAGAGGACAAAGCCTCTCCACTTCCTTACAGAATCTCTCTAACCTCAGAGAGGACTTGTTCAAGCTGTTCTTTTTGATTTGCCTGCATTTCAGAAAATTTTAATGGTTTTCCGAACACACGCTCAATAATTTCATTTGCTTTAGGTACTAATTCTCTTTGGATAAGCTGTCCCCAGAGCACTTTAGCTTCGTCCATTAAGTCTTCAAAGGTTCTTGTGGTATAAGGATTATCTGCATTTGAAGCTTCGCCACCAGAACTAGCAACTTCTTCATCAATTGCTTCATAAATTGCATTTACGATATTGTCGTAACTAAATTCAACTCGTGGTGCAATGTATCTAAAACGAGATTTTGCAAAGAAACGTTTATCTCCACGGAAGAAAATGTATCTCTTACCTACACCATTTTCATCTTCAATTTCACGAATATAGCCAATAATATCGACCATTTTATTAATAATGTCATAAGGACGATTAGGTAAAGCCGGTGCAATCTGCTGATATTCCTCTCCCTTTTCATCTTTGAAAGTTTTCTCAGTAGAGTGAGAGATGAAAACAATACCATAGCCGGCGAAAGTTAATTCTCTAAAGAGAGACTAAAACTCTTTCTTAGCTGTATCATAGCCGCCACCCCAAGGGATGTCACCTAATTTTTCAACACTAGCGTTTGAACATACATATTTTACGCATAAATCCCATGCAGAATCTACGGTATCAATTGCAATATTTTCAAACTTAGCTTGTAGCTCATCTTTCTTACGAATTAACTGATTAGCAGCCTATTTCCAATCATTCCAGTTTTTAATAGGTTGTACATATACATTATTTAACGCATTTGTACCCTGCTCAAATCCAAGAATAAGAGATTTAGGAAATTGTGCTGCTAAGCTGGTTTTACCTACACCCGGCAATCCATATAACATAATATACTTACCTTTTAAGTTTCGAGAAATTTTTTGAGGCTCTAATGCCATTAAATCTACCATTCTTATCCCTCCTTAATTTTTTAATTTAAAGCAAAAGTTCGATTATTAAAAATCGAACTCTTTCTTAGTAGAAGCGGACTTTTTGGTTTTCTTTGCTCCAGCATTAGCCTTTTGCTCTTCAAGATTGGACTTGCGGTTTGCAAGAGCAACCTTAATATCATCAGCGTCATAACTGAGTGCTTCATCTAATCCAGAAGGAGAACCACCAGTGATAACAAGTTCTCTATTAGAAATTGTTCTTTCTCTCTCAATAGGTTCGCCAAATCCCTGTTCCTCAGTAATAACGATTGTCTTATAATTCAGATTAATTCTACCTGTTGCAGTTACAGTATCACCAACAGACCAGTTCTTTTCAATAAATTCTGCGGCGGAATCGGCAGCAACCATGTTTACTACATTTGCTTTACCCTGATAACCGATAATTACAAACTGAACAATCAGACGACCTGTTTCTTCATCGTCCTTTTCTTCAGGACGCATATTTGCAATTACGCCAGAAACTCTGAACTGTGCCTTTTCCTTATCTGTAGGTCTTGCCTTATTCAGGAAGTTTGCAGATACTTGGAATCCATTATATTCAGTACCATCAGGACCGAAATAAGTATTTTCCTCAAGAGTACCAGTAATACTTACTCTTGAAGCCTGACTTTCATCCTCGGCAGCAGCGGCGGAAGTAAATCTTTCCTTGGTCTGAAGGATACTATCATAAATTTTGTTATTAGAGCCGTCCTTTTTCTTTCTCATAGAGAAAAATCTAACCGGAATTTCACTTTCAGTTGCTACGCCAGAAATGTCTTGGTCAACTCTGATTTTGGCAGTCGCACGTACATATTCACGACCGTCAGCAGTTACACCCTCAACTACTTCTAATTCATTCAGTAAACCACATACATTAACTTCATTTTCACTCTGCTTTGTAATCTCTAACATTAAAAAAATCACTCCTTGATAAAATTAAATAAGTTCAAATTGACGTTAAGGGTGGCGGAGATTAACTCCGCCATTTTGATTAGACTAAATTATTCCTCTACTTCTGCGTCAGGGTCAAATGCTACACCAGCGTCAGTAAGAGCAAAGTACTTAACTTCCTTTGTCTTTCCGTCTTCTGTTTCAACAGTTTCAGTAAATCTTTCTGCATAACCCTTACGAACAAGACCTGTTACAGAACCAGTTACAGAACCAGCCTTTTCAAATTTAAGTGCTTCCTGAACCTGCTTTGTAGTGAACTTAACACCTGCACCTGCTGCTTTGAGATAATCGAATACCTTACGAGAATTTTCAGTCATTTTTGCTTTTGCCATTAAAATCAACTCCATTAATAAATATTTTATAAAATTTTTATTTAAAATAGCGTGGGGTTTCCACATTTGCTATTTTCTTTTTACTTAAAAAGTATAACTGATTTTTAAGAAAAAGTCAATTTTTTAATTGTCTTGTTCCTATATCAGTTAAAGACTATCTCCCTTTCCTTATCTTGTATAAATATTATATCTTATTTTTAAAGATAAGTCAATTTTTTAAATTGCTATCCGCACTCGTAAGTTGAGTGATGAGAGGGGAGATTTCTTCTCTCACTTTCTGAAAAGATTTAATATAATTTTTTAAACGAGTGTCAACAAAGACAAACGATAAAGCAACTAAATTAACTTCGGTGAGAGACAAATTAAAGTCATTGTCTATAATCTTTCTTCTAACATTTTCGTATTTCCCTTCATCTTCAATTAATTCTTTAACGAAGTTAGCAACTTTTTCGGAGTCAAAGAGAGCTTCATTTAGCTCTCCTTTATCCGTGAGGAATTTGTTAGTAGTATTATATAAACAATCAAGGTATTTATCTAATGCGGCAATAGACTCATCTTTATGAGACTTTACCAACTCCTATTTTTCTTGTAAATTCATTATTCTTCCTCCTAACTCTTAATCAAGTCAATTGCGAAATCATTCTCATTTAAGTTTATAGCTTTTACGCCGAGTGCGAATCGAGAAAGAATTCTTAACTCTGATGTAGAAATTTTGATACTATTTCGTTTTGTTATAACAATTATATCAGAATCATTGTCCAAAGTCAAAAATTTAATTACTTTGTCACTCTCACGAACTTCTGAAATTTTCTTACCTTTGGTCGCTCTGGAACAGAGTGGGAAGTCATTCATTGAGGCTTTCTTTATTAAGCCATTTTTTGTAAGAGTTATTAAGAAAGAATCGCTATCTTTAACTACTTTAGAATCAATTACATAGTCATCATCATTTAACTTAATACCTTTTACACCCATAGAAACTCTTCCTATCGGATTTATTGTTTCTGTATCAATTATAATGCAATTTCCGTTATTAGTCAATAATCCAATTTTCTCATTATTGAGGAACATTACATTGATGACTTCATCATCTTCTTTAAGGTTAATAGCCTTAATAGACTTACCTCTTTTTAACTTATATTCTTCTGATTTAGTTTTCTTAACCATACCATTTTTCGTTACAAAAACAAAGTATTCTGCTTTCTGACGAGTTATTGAAGTAATGGTAGTAGCTTTTTCTCCAACTTCAAAACTGAATAATTGTGCTACATTTATCTTTGCATTAATAGGCAATTCGTCAATTGATATGCTATACATTTTACCTTTATTAGAGAAAACAAGTAAAGAACTAAAATTGTCATCACTAATAGTCTTAGTAATTACCTCATTTTCTGCTAACTTAATCTTTGAACCCCTGCCGCCACGCTTAGTTTTAACAAGAGTAGAAGATTCTACAGTATGAATATTACCTAAGTTAGTATAATAAATTAAAAGTTCTTTCTTTTCAATTGGTTCTGCATCTTCTTCTTTAGAAGAAAAATCAAGGTCTAAAAGTCTAGTACGTCTTTCATCACCAAATTTTTTGGCAACATTCCTCATGCCGGCTTCAATTTCTTTATAAAGAAGCTCTTTACTATTGAGAATTTTCTCAAATCCAGCCTTTTCACCAATAATTCTCTCTTTTTCATCTTTTAAAGATTGAATTTCGAGATTGGCAATTCGGCTTAATGGCATTTTTAAAATTGCATCTGCTTGTTCTTCATTAAAGCCAAAACGTTCAATTAACTTATCTTTAGCTTCACTCTTACGAGTAGAGTTTTTAATCAAGCTAACAACTTCATCAATGTTGGCAATAGCAAGAAGTAAACCGTCAATAACGTTAATTCTTGCAAGAATTTTCTCAATTTCCCACTCATACATTCTCTTTTTACAAGCAATTTCGTGGTCAATATGAGCAAGTAAGGCTTTTCTCCAACCAAATACTTTAGGAAAACAGCCATTATCAAGCATTACCATATTAATAGTAAAGGTATTTTCTAAGCTTGTTTTCTTGAAAAGCTGTGAAATTATTTTATTCGGATTTACGTTTTTTTCCAGAACAACTTTAATTTTTGCTTTTTTAGTGGAGAGGTCAAGAATTTTAGCAATGCCAATAAGTTCACCAGAATTGATTAATTCAGTTAATTGTTCAAGAATAGTATCTACATAAGTTCCATAAGGAATTTCAGTAAAGTAAATACAATTTTCTTTTTCGTCAAATTCTGCTGTACTTCTTAACCTTACGCTGCCGCCTTCACCAACTTTTAAAAGTTCCTTAACTGCACTTGCATTAAGAATTGTGCCGCCGGTGCAGAAATCTGGAGGACAGTAAATTTCGTCATAATCAATTTCTCTATTCCAAAGAAGTTTAATCATGGCTTCATTTACTTCTTTTAAGTTAAACTGAGGAATTGAACTCGCAAGACCAGTTGCGATACCAGTAGTTCCATTTACAATATTGTAAAAGCCAAATGACGGTACAACATCAGGGAACTTTTCAGTATCATCATAGTTATTTGTCCAACTATCAATAGTATTTTTCTTAATACCATTAAAAAGAGTACAACCAAGTTCACCTAATCTCATTTCAGTATAACGTGCTGCTGCCGCCTTACCATTTGTAGCAGTACCACACTGACCATCAAAGTCTTCAAGCATATATCTGGTATTGAATGGTTGTGCCATTCTTACCATTACATCATAACAAGCACCATCACCATGAACATAGAAGTGGTCCATAGCAGAAGCAACAGATTTATGAGATTTCTTGAAAGGCTTTTCATAGGTAATTTTATCTAATAATTGAGCATACATACACATACGCAAAGCAGGTTTTAAACCATCACGAGCATCAATAATGGCTCTATCCATAATTGTCATGCCGGCGTAGGTTTTAAAACTCTCATTTACGCAATCTAATAAATTTATTTCCATTATTCTCTCACTCCTTTCATTGTAATACTATTATATCATTTCTTTAAAAAATTTTCAAATATTTATGCCGACTTGCTATAATTTTATGCAAGCCGGCGCAACAATTAAACTGCTCCATAATTAGAGAAGTCTATCTGAGAGAATACAAAATCTTTTCTTGGCTGAATATCAATACCCATTAACAGACAAAGTTGTTCCACTCCCTCTTTAGAATAAATAATCTGGTCCATACGCTGATTTCCAGTCTTAGAAAACATAGTTGCTTTCAAATCTTTATCATTAAGCTGACCAAGACCTTTAACTCTTTTAACATCACCCTTAAGAGTTCCTCTTACTTTATCAAATTCCTCATCAGTATAATAGCAACTCATCATATTGTTATTCTTATCTCTTTCAATAAAGAGAGGAGAACGTAACCAATAAAGTCTATTTTCTTCTAAGAATTTAGGACAAAGACGATAGAGGTTAGCAATAATTAATAATGCAATATGAAAACCGTCATCATCCGCATCAACACAAATTGCAATCTTACCATAACGAAGTTTCTTGGGGTCATACCTATTAGGGTCAACTCCAAGGGCATAGAGTAAAAGTTCAATCTCCTTATTCTCGTAGTAAGCCTGTTCATCAGTCTCTTTCAATCCATTCTTCATCTTACCTCTAATTCTCATAATACCGTAGTTCTTAGTATCTCTACCTTCTGCTACTGCATTGCCGGCAGAATCACCTTCTACGATACAAAGAGTTGCATTTTGACCTAAGTTTTCAGCATCAGTTAGCTTATTAATATAAGCAACTTTCTGCTTTCTTAATTCTGTCATTTTCTTTTGCTGATTAAGTGCCGCAATTCTTGCTTTTTCTGCCGCTTTCTCTGCTTTTTGGAATTTAGCAATCATTTCCACAATGGAAGTAAATTCAGAAGTATGAGAGAAGTCTTCCAATCCCTGCTTAAAGGCGGCGGAAGCAAGAACTCTTAAATTTGCATTATTAATTTTGCTTTTTGTCTGTCCTTCAAAAGAGGGATGAGCAACTCGACAATTAATAGCATAGACTAAACCCCTACGAATGATGTCAGGGTCAAAATCTTTGCCACCAAGTCTTTTCATTGAAGTTGTGATAGCTGTTTTTGCACCAGTAATAGGAGAACCACCTTCAGGACAGTATAATCCATTTACAAATACATAGGATTGTGCTGAATCACCAGTCCACATAAAGGCAATTTCAACTTGGTCATTTGCGTCATACTTTGTGACAATAATCGGATTTACCATTAAAGGATTTTTAACCTTATCCTTAATAAAATCGGCGATACCATTTTCAGAATAGAATTCTTTCTTTTTACCAGAAGTTGTTTCTACAATGAAGTGTACACCTTTATTTAAATAGGAAATATTTTGAACTTCTGAACAAATTCTATCATAAGAATAAGTTTCTCCTTCACAGTTAATAAATACGTCCATATCTGGTTTGAAACTTACAACTGTGCCAGTTCCATCAAAATTTTGACCAGAAGTTTTTTTCCATTCTTTTTCACTACATTCGCTATAATCTTTAAGAAGTCCTTTTTCAAAAACAGCACACGCCGTTTTACCATCTCTTACAGACCTCACCATAAATTTTTCAGAAGTCATACATACTGCTGTGCCGCCGATACCATTCAGACCAGCAACATTCTTGTATGCATTTTCATCAAATTTACCACCTGTATGTGCTTCGGTATAAATTGCAACAAGAATATTCTTACCGTCAACAATACCAAAGGGAACTCCTCTACCATAGTCACGAACCGTAACCTCATTTGACTCCTCATTAAGAAGAATACAAATTTTATCACCAAAGCCGGCAATAGATTCGTCAGTAGAGTTGTTAATAATTTCTTTTAAAGCTTGATAAGTTCCATTTATATCATCGCTACCAAGATACATAGGAACTTTTTTACGCATAGCATCTCTTGTATCAAGATGCTTAATATCACTAACACCATAATTATCTGTCATTACATTTCCTCCTTACTCATCGTCATCCATATGGTACATAGGTCTGTCCCAAAATGGGTCATTTGGTGGGATTTTTTCAGTTGGATTATAATACATTGGACAACCATTTACAGTATCTCGTTTTTCCTCTTTACATTTAGTACAATCACCACATCCTTCTGCTCCGCCATTTTCATAAGCGATTGCACAAGTTTTACAGATACAGTGATTGCAATCTGATTTCTTCATTTAATTCACCTCTTTATTTTTGCTATAAAAATTATAGCAAATAAAAGCAAAAAAGTCAAGAAATTTATTCTTGACTTCATTTTATTATGGAATTTAATATAAAGGCGAATTTACAATAATTTTTTTACCAAAATTCGCTTGGTCAGTTGTGGTTGTATCTCTAAAATATTGTAAAGACCAATCAATAAGTTTAAATTCTTTGTTTGCGCCGGCTTGCACCAAGAAACAACGTTGATTATAACTTCCTCTTAAATCTCTACCATCTGTCCTAAAATCTTGAATATAAGGACCATCAATTAAAAAGTTAATTAACTTTAAAGTATTTGATACTCCTTCTTTTAAAAGAGTCTCAACTGTATAACCAGAATATATAACAATTTTCTTTTCAGGAAAAACATTTTTTATATCAGAACATAAGGTAAAAATTGTTTCTCTATTTTTAGGGAAGAAAGGGTCTCCTCCACTAAATACTACATGAGAAATATGAGGATTTGAAATAGCGTCAAAGAATTCTGTCTTGGCATTATCATCAAAAGCTACACCATAATTACAATCCCATGTTTGAGGATTGTGACAACCTTTACATCTATTACTACAACCGCTCACAAATAATGTCGTGCTAATTCCATGACAGTTTCCAGTATCAAACTTAATTAGTCCATTATAATTCATTATTTCAGCTCCTTATTATTTATTATAAAACTATTCTAAAGAGATATTCCAGAGCGAGTTCAGATAGATTCCCCTATACAAAGAAAATAAAAGAGAGCAGATTAACTGCTCTCTGGAATTAATCTCTTTTGACATTCCGTCGCTTCGTACGAGATGAGTTCCCTTAGACAATCACACCAATGCCTCTAAATAAATAGAGGTTGAAACCGAAAAAGAAATAATTGGCTAAGTCCCTACTTACCATTCTCCTAAGTAGAACCGGTTTCGACTTTTTCATGGCCCTCCCCAGCTTTTACAACAATACGTTTGTTGAAGGTTATAGATACCTTTTTGACGAGAGGGGTACGTTTTTCAAGCACATTCCCTTCACCGTGTGATTCGTCTTCGCCGGCTCACAACACCATAGACGGCATGGAGAAACAAAGCCTATCTCCCGACAGTCCTTGTTTCCCTTTTTGTTATCGTGGAGCCGTTTAGAACATTCCTCCCCGTAGAATAGATAACTATTCTAATTTGTCCCCACAGGGACTATTCACTTGTTAGCCTAACGTAAAAGTTAGGAGGTAATCACCAGTAGAGCATCTGGCGAAATTTAGCCCACAGGCTAAGCTCTATTTATTGTGCTAAATTAATGTAGTTTTAATAGAGAGGACCTCTAATTTTTTACTACAAGTTAATTATAGCACAAAATTTAATATGAGTCAAAAAGTTAAGACTTTTCTTCGTTTGTTAGTGCAGGTTTGATTTCTGGCTGTTCAAAAGTAATTTGAGTACCTTCTTTAAAAGAGGTAAAAGTAAGGCAAGTTTCACTTACATCTCTATTTTCAATAGACTGAGCCTGCCAAGTTAAGTCTAAAAGTTGTACACCTTTACCTTCTTCAACCTTTCTAATCGCATCCACAATGTTCGGTGTTAAAATAATGTCATAAATCTTATTCATTTTCTTTCATCTCCTGATAAATTTTATTAGGTAATTCTTTTTCAGAAACCCTTGCTTTATTCAAAGCTAATAAATTAACAAAAAAATCTGTCATATTACATTCGTCTTGTAATTCATAGCTAATTGAATCAATAACAATATTAGAATATTTATAAATGACCTTAATTTGTTCAGTTTCATCAACATTAATCCCCTCAAATACTGCATACATATCAATATTTTTAGAGCTTCTAATGATGTTAATTAAGTCATCATCTAATACTTTTGATATTAAAGTAATATTTCTTTCAAATGGGGCATATAATGTTCTATCATAATGCTCATTATAAGTATTAATATAATCACACTTATCAATAAAATTCCCTGTATCATAATGATAGAAATAAAGAATTGGACGTTGTATTAAGCTAATATGCATTATCTCACCTCTTAATTTAAGTGCTTAACTCTGTTCATAATATCTTCGCTTCTTCCTTGATTTGGGGTGTAGTTACTAATATAACCACAAATACGATAAGAAGTATGAACCTTTTCAGGGTCAGTTTCTCCACAGCAAGGGCATTTCCATCTTATTGTACCATCTTTAGCATAAACTTTCGGAAAATCATATCCGTCAAAGCCACAAGTAGCACAAGTAGAAATTTCAGAATTAATTTCCGCATAAAGACACTCATTACCTATATGTTCAATAAGTTCAAGCATAGCTTCAATATTATTGCTCATATTTGGCACTTCAACATAAGAAATTGAGCCGCCAAGCGTTTTATCACTAAATTGTGCTTCTATTGAAAGTTTTGTAAAAGCATCCATTTCTTGGAATACTGGAACATGGTATCCATTAGTTTCAAAATTACGAACATGTTCTCCATCAACAGTGCCAAAATCTCTAATACAAGCCTTTGCAAACTTATCTGTAAGTGTTTCTGCCGGCGTAGCATAGAGTGCAACAGCGATACCAGTTCTTTCTTTTAATTCTGTATTATTTTGATTCAGGTAATCTAAAATTTTATGAGCAAGAATTTTACCTTTACCTTCCCAGTGATTTTCTCCAGTAATAAAGTAAACGGCTTCGTGAAGACCAGAATAACCTAATGTAGTAGTTGCATAGCCACCATACACAAGTGATTCAAGTGTATCTTGTGGGTCTAACTTTGCAAGACCTCCATATTGCCATAAAATAGGACAAACTTCGGCTTTAATTTTGGCTACATGGTTTGCTCTCCAAATAATGCCTTGATTTGCAACTGAAAGATAGCGGTCGAGATTTGCAAATAGTTGCTCCTCTGAATGTTCAGTATTGTTTTCCATTGCGATATATGGAAGATTTAAGCTCATAACACCGCAATTGAAGCGTCCCCATGTTACAAACTCTCCTTTTTCATTTTTATATGGACTTAATAAGGCTCTGCATCCCATTGATGGAGTTACAACCCCTTTCAATTCCAAATGCTTTTTAACACTCATATAGTCCGGCACAAGTCTCTTCGCACTGCATTCAGCACAAAGTCTTGTAACATCATAATATTTGCCGCCACGCATTGTGTCCTCATCAAGGAAATATAAAATTTTTGGGAAGTTCGGATTTTCTGCAATTCCGTCTTCATTAGGCACGCCGGCGATACGTTGTTTAAGCAATTCCTTAAAAATTAAAATTAAATCATCAGTATATCTTTTATCTTCATTTAGATAAACAGAAATTGTAAGGAAAACTGCTTGACCAACATCGGCACAAAGAGTTTGGTTTTGATAGGTAAAGGTCTGGATACCTTGTTTAATTTCTTCCATTAATTCGTCTGCAATAATTTGGTCTGTAATTTTCTGTGGTAATCCATAGGCTTTAATTCTCTTCTTTAAAGCCTGTCTACTTACATCAACAAATTTAGCAAGAGCAAGTAAGTTAATTGTACAACCTCCATAGGTATTACTTGTTACATGAGTAAGAATTTGAGTTGCTACTGTACAAGCCACTCTGAAACTATGAGGTTTATCAACCCAAGTATTATTAATTTTACAACCGTGTTGTAATAAATAATCAAGGTCAAGTAATTCACAATTATGCATAGGTCTAATTGAATAACCTGCGTCATGTGCATAAACTACGCCTCTGTCATGAGCTTCAATACACGCTTGTGGGAACATTTTCCTAAATTCTTCTCTACTAGGAATTTCTGCAAGATAAGCGTTTTTAATGTGGGTGAGAACAGCTTTCTTGTTTGCATTTTCTTGGTCAATTTCTGGACTTACATACAGAACTTTATCAATTTCAGAAGGATTTTTTGCGATTTCTTCCTTATGAATCTTATAAGAACTATATTCTCTTGCGGCTTGCGGCGCTGCACGATAAAGAACACTCATTACCAAATTTTCAATTTTACTAACTTCAATTTGGTCATCAACTGCAAGTACCCAAATTAAATCTTCAATCTCATCTACAATTATATCAATTTCGTCAAAATTAGGATAAGAAATTTGATTATAGGCTTGAATTATTGCATTTCTAATTTTATTTCTATCATAAAGAGTTGCCACACCATTCTTAATAACTTCCATCTTATCTCCTCCTTTTATTTTTCTTAAATTATATCAAAAGTGAAAAAGAAAGTCAAGATATTAAATCTTGACTTCTTAATCAACATCCCACATTTTCATTTCTTCTACAATTGTATGGACATAGGAATTACCGCCAAGTACCTAATATCTCTCATACATATCAAGAAGACTTTGTTTAATATATGCTGGTAAGATTTTAGTATCCTTATATTTATAATAAATGTCTGTAATATCGTGACGTAAAGTTACTATATCAGTTTTATCACTCTCATCAAGACGTTTCATAATTTGTGCTTGTCCATTACTTAGTCTTTCGTCCATATCCTAAGTGGCGGCGGCGCATTCTTCACGCAACATCTTTTTGAAAAATTCTTTTGGTTTTTTCGTAATAATTGTAACAAAAGTTCCTAAAGTTATAAGAATACCAATTGCACTACCTATACCTTGAAAAATTTCCCATAAGATTGCCCAACTCATTTTTTCACCCCACGTTCTATAAGATTATCATTATGATATTTACTTTGAACTCGATAAGAAGGCTCAGACAAAACTTTTTTTAAAGTTAAATCTTCTAAATCCCAGTATGGAACTCTAATTAAAGTAATCCCATGCATTAAACAATATTTGTTTTTCTATCTATCTCGTTCTTTTGACTTTAAAAATCCAGAGTAAGTTTTATGAAAGTATGGAACATATTCATAATGCTATCTTCCATCAAATTCTACCAAGCATATCAATTTCCCATTTTTAAATAATCCAAAATCATAACGTAGCAAAGATTTTCTCTTTCCTTTTAAATCCTCAAAACTAACTTCCCTACAATACTATATGCCGCCCCTCTTAAATAAGTTAATAAGTTTCTATTCGCCTTTAGAAGGTTTATTTGCAACAGTCATCATAAATGTCGCCTCTACGTCTCGGCGGCTTTGGTTCAGGTTTGCAAGGTTTAGGAACAAAAACTGGATAGGGCATTGGAGCAAAGGCTACCTTACCATTTTCAGGGTGATACATTGGAACTTTATTAGGTTCAATATGATAAGTAGCGAGATGATAATAAGAGCCATCTTTACAAGGCACTCCATGAGGATATTGAGCGATAATTCTTCTAATTCCTTCTTCTTCTGTTAAACCTCTTTCATGTTCATAGAACTCACATTCAAGTCTAGCACTAAAGAAAGTAGTATTAATAATATCCATTTTCTTATTTGCTTCAATTTCGTCTTTAGACTCCTATCTCCATGTTTTAAGGTTATTTGCAATCTCTTTCTTAGAGAAATCACTCATTAAAATTGGAACACCATAGTAAAGTTCTCTACCTTCTCTGATGTCATAAAATTTTCTCTATTGATTCCATAGAGCTGTAAAAAGAACATAGTATCCATTAACATTATAAATAAATTGAATAATATCCAAATTTCTCCATCTTGCATCAATAAATTGACCATCCACACCTGCGGTACTTGTAGAAATCTCTTTTAAGAAAATGGTTTCAGGGTATCTAAAGGTGTAACCACAATAGCCGGGAAGTGCGCCGCAGGAACTTTCAGGGTCAAAGCATCCTAAGGCTCTATCTTCTTGTGGGTCGCCAAGTACACGCTACATTAATTCTGCGGTTTTTAGATAGTCCTCTCTAATTCTACAAACTGGAAATTTCTTACAAGTGAAACAACGAGGGTGAATTTGAGTATGACGTGGCGGTTCGTCAACTTTAATGGGAGTTAAAAAGCGTTCTTTCATAAAATTCACCTCTTAAATAAAATTAAAGGAGACCTAAGCCTCCTTTTCTTTAAGTTAAGTAGAATTTTAAAAAGAAATTTCTAAGTAGTTGGTTAAGCAATTTGAGAAAACTCACAATCTTCTTTGCTTTTGTCTGAACGCCATTTGGCAATTTTCCCATGACGTAAAGTATAAATACCATTGGTCTTTTCAATTTCCATTGCGGTTAATTCCGCTACTTTACCAATTAAGGTTTTTCTTTTTTCGGAATCAATAATATCTTTCTTTAATTCGTCTGTAATACCAGAAATCCAACCAATATGATAAGGTTTTCCATCTTTCATTACAGAGAAAGATACTGCACTTGCCCAACCATTAAAATAAGGTTTTGTTACAGGCTCCCACGGTGCGCCGGCGACATATTCTTGATAATGGTTGTCACTTGACTTCTCTCCGGTTTTAATATTCTCCCAGTAGTTCCAATTCTCAATTTCCTTACCAGAATAGAGACGAGTAGGAAATTTATAATCACCATCAAGAAAAGCATCAATTGTTTGCTCAATTTCCATTTTTACTTTTAAAGTTTTTCTTGCAGTTCTCTTTCCGGGTTCAGGCTTACTATCTTGTCTTGTAATAACAATTCCTTCTCCGCCAGCATCAAGAATTTTTCTTAATTCTTCCCAAAGCTCATCGCCTTTTAAATATTCTGCAAATTCTACACAAGCCGGCGCAAGGTCATTTGAGGATTTTTCTACATTAAGCCAACTTTCATAAAGAGAGTTTAATGCCTTAACTCTCTTCTCCATTGTCTTATCAAGATAGGTTTCGCCGCCTAATGCCCACATGTCAAAAATATAGTAATGTAAGGGTGAACCTTTTTCTTGACGTTGAACCGCTTTTTCTTTTAAACAACCAAGAATTGTAGTTACGTTTCTACTTCCTCTTTTTTCGGGAAAATAAAGTTCTCCTAATAATACTGTGCCGGCAGGCAACCAGTCAAAGAAAGTATTAAGCTGAGGAACCCACTCATGCTTATCCAAATACTCTCCATTCACGGACTTAGTCCTACCCTGCATAATAATATTGCCGTCCATATCTTTAATTAAACGAGAATAATGTCCGTCCTTTTTCTCTGCACCCAGATAGGTGCCGGAAGTGATAAAGTTTTTAGTTTCCTTTTTTGAATCTCCTTTATAAGATTTCGGGAAACTCCAATATTTCTCTGCCGGAAGTTCAATAAAATCTTTTTCTCCGATATAACCTCTCATTGCACACTCTCCTTTGCTTTTACTGCAAGTCTATCAACAATTTCATTATATTGATTACCAGAATGACCTTTAACTTTAACAAAACTAACGCAATCCTCATACTCATCAAGAATGCTCATGGCTTCCTTAATAATTTCTAAGTTCTTGATTTCGCCGCCTTTTTTCTTCCAACCATTTGCTCTCCATTTCTTAGCCCATTGAGTTAAGGTATTAAGACTATAGGCACTATCAGTATAGATAACACAAGCATCAAAAGTTGAACCCGTTTTTGTGAAATCTTTTAGTGCTTCAAGAATAGCCATTAACTCCATGCGATTGTTTGTAGATTCTTTCTCTCCGTAAGACCATTGATTAACAACTATTCCGTCAATTAACTTAACATACGCACATCCGCCATTATCTCTTATATATTCTCCATTTACCACACGCATAGTCGCTGCGCCATCAGTATAATATTCTACCATCATCTAATCTCCTTTAAATCTTTTTCATGCGCCGCCACGGCTGAATTGGTTTCCAACCTTTCTTGGATTTTACCCCAAGCCGGCGCAACAAGTCATATTCGTCCAATGCATCTGCTAATCCCATATGAACTTCATTATATCCTTTATTTCCAGTATAGAACTGATAAACTGTTTCAAAAGTTGCACTGGGGTAGCCCTTTTCTGTTTTATAATCATTCTATTTACAGAACTCAACATATTCCGGCGTATCCATAATTTCAAAAAACGCCGCTGTCATTATATCACACGGAGTTAAAATTTTTTTAAGTTCTTCTTCTGGCATTATCTTGCTGAGTTTTCGCCAATCAAACTTTACATTATAAGCATATAATTCCTTAATATCATATTCCTATACCATTTTATAAAAGTCATAGGTAAAATCCTCATCAGTATCATAACAAAGAAATTCATCTTTATTTAAATTAAAGTATGATAAATTTTCAGGAGCATATCTTGCACTCCTATTTTCTTTTATATGATTTGTCATTATAATATTTTTAGTTTCAATTACATTATCCTAATTACCAATTACAATACCAATGTTATAAGGTGCTTGTTCGTAAATGTCCGCTTCAACGTCAACTACCATAAAATTTCTCATATAATCACTCCATAATATACTTATTCGTAAAAATAACTGCTTTTTCTTTTAAATCTTCAATTGTATCAATATTATCCACTATAATATCGTAGTTATAATTAAACACATTATCATCTGCATGATTACCATATCTTATCGGTTCGCCACGTTTTACAAGAATAGTAGTTGCATTAAAATCTTTTACTAATCGTTCAATATCTGAACGTTCTCTTGCATCAATAAAAAGGACTTTAGTCCCAGCTTCCTGTTCCATTAAGATTCTGGACTTTATAACCTGATAAGGACTATCATTATATTCAGCAAGTAAGTCCTTAAGACGACTTAAGAAAAGTCTATCTCTCATATCTTTACTGCCGTCCCAACCAATTGAAGTAGCTATATCCTTTATCATATCAATCATTGACATTTTTGTAAAACGAATATATCTCATCGTACAAACCTCTTGAACGAGTCTTTCAAATGTGTCTTTACCTACGCCGCCTTGTCCATTTACAATAAATACTTTCATTGAAATCTCTCCTTACTTATATTTAAGTTTTTCGGTAGAACTCCATTCTCCAAAGTATATTGGCTAAATATCATGTGACCTTAATATAGCAATCGGCATATCACAATTGTTAATATTGCTTTCATCAGGAATATTCGCCTTATTCTTTAAATAGAATGAAAATTCGCTATCAAGAATTTGAGGATACTTGTCTGTGTAAAAATAGAAGATTAACCCATCAAAATCTTCTACTGCATTCAGGATTATCGTATCTTCTTCAATTTCGCCTGTTAATTTTACAAGTGCAATATTATTCTAATATTCTTTTTTTGAAAAGTCAATTAAACATTTGTCTCTGTTACAGAAACGGTTAAATTGTTGAATCACTGGATTCTTGTCTAATTGAATTTTATCTTTTGGATAATAACCTAACTAATAGAAAATTTGCACCTATCTTAACTAATCTGGTGTGAATTTTTTTAAAGGTCTCCATATCGGGCAATCAAATTCTTTAAACTCAATGCCTGTTTTTGCTACTTCATATAGAGGATTAAAAGGCTATATTATAATAGTATTATTACTTTTAATAAGTTTTTTTAATCTGAAAGAAAAAATTTTTTTCTCTTTTTTTACAATGTCTTTCTTTGTATATTTGACTTTTCCATAAAGGACAAGCTAAAATTTAAAAGGACAGACTTGTTGTAAATTTTTTAACATTCGATAACAAATTAAACTAATTAAATCATCTTTATAATCAAGAACAAAAATTTTATTTGCACTATTTTCAAACTATTTAACAAACTCATTCATTTTCTGATTTACTAAATAATTTGTATAGGCTTCTAATGAGAAGTTTTTAACAGGATATTCCATATCCATATTAAACATTTGAATCTTCTATTCTGTATCTATCATTATTATCAACCTCCTTATATAATATAATATCATAAAATTAATAAATAGTCAATTAAACTATTTTCTTAAAAAAAGGAGTGATTGCGTCAATGGAGCGCGAAGCGCGAAATTGACACAATCACGCGCCCAGCGAAGCTGGAGCGCAACCTACAAGGCTTAAATCCTTATTTAAAGTAAAACTGGCTAAATTGACTTTATAATAAAAATATGTTAAAATAATAGAGAAATAAGGGAGATGATTAAGATGAATATAACATATAAGTTATAGAGAGATATTGTATCAAGAAGAGCTACAATGCTTGCTTGGAATTTAAAGTCTCTCCACTCTGCTGTACGCATAGTCCATAATGAAAATGTTATAAATGGAAAATCTCTTATTGGGATTCTTAATACGTATATGCGTGCCGGCGAAACAATTACTGTTGTAGTTGATGAATTAGAGGACGTTGATAATGTAAAGGAAATTTTTAATGAATTTGCGGTTCTGGTTTAAATGAACGAGAACAACAATTTTCTCAATTTAATTAATATTGCTGACTTTGTACTTGGAATAATGAACTTATAGGAAAATCTAACACAAAGTGATAAGCAAGAAATTGTTGATAAATTAGGAAAGGAATCTGATGTAATTCTAAATAAAATCCATGAACATTTGGAATAGTAGGATAAGAAAATAGATAGGATTTTAGAAATTTTAGAGAAAAAATTGTAATTCGTTTCTGGCTCAAATAACTAACCCATCAAGTTATTTTACGAAGTACAATTTACCATAATGGGATAGGGTTTAGCTCTATCCCTTTCTTACTAAGGAGGAGATATAAGATGAATAGAGATTGTGGTTGTAAACATCATGCAAGAAACATTATGATTGACGACCTTGGTGATAATTTTAATTGGACTGATAGAGAAAAGAATGTATAGAATGCGTTGGAATTGCTCGCCGGCGCAAGAGACCTTGAATAGTTATCAAAATTAATTAATTCTTTAACAAATAATTTAACTGCTTTAATTAATTTAGAAAATTAGATTAAAGCATTGCAAGATAAACTTGATGACGTTATCAGTTCTTATAACTTATATGGAACAGTAGATACAGACGGTATATATATAAATCCATATTATAATGGAGATGAAGATGAGCCTTATTACTATAGAACAATTTTTTGGGATGATGAAAATTAGAAACTTCTATTCCCAGATTTAAATGGCGATGGTGTGGTTGATTTTGCAGACTATAATATTGCTTTTTATTTAAAATACTATATAAATGAGGCTTATGAGAAGGGAACTGAAGAAACTCTAAGGAATTATTTGACTCAATCAAAAGAAGAAAGAGAGAGTGTCGACTTAGCAAATATTAAAGATTTAACACCAGAATTTAGTTAGCTCATTATTTCTTTATTAAATAAAGAACGTAACTTAACTGATTATGACCTTCAAATTATTAGTGACTATATTAAAGATGCTACAACTGGTAAGTTAATTTATACTGATGATAAAGATATTGCAAGTGTAGTTGAAATGAGTGAGGACGGGTTTAATGATTATGTTAATTTTAAAAATCCTTTACTTTTCTTGCAGTGGCCTGATATAAATGGAGATGGAAGTGTAAATGCTCAGGATGCATCCGCAGTTTTAGTTATTTCTGCGAATATAGGTGCAGGAAATAGTAGTGCAATTCCAGCAAATCGACAGAAATGGGTAAAGGATTATGTTAATGCAGGATTCGCCTCAAAGATATTAGTTTTTGTGGCAGATAGCGGAGCAGGAAATGTAACAAATAATGAAAAAGGATGGGCAGAATTTTTAATACAGAAAGGAGATAATACTTAATGCCATTACTACCAGATTCAACTTATAAGATAGATGGATTAATAGTTAAAGAATACTTCTTAACTAAACATAATCAAAATAAAATTTCTATGCCGTCCTATGCTATGCCGGCGAAACCCGTAGGAGTTACAATTCATAATACAGATTAGATTACTGTTGCAAGTAATACAACTCCTGCAGAGCAATATACAAGAGCGACAGTTAATGGGCATATGAAAGACGTTCGAGTTCATTTCTATGTAGATGAAGAGTGCGCATGGTAGAATTTACCTTTAACTTTAAGTGGCTGGCATGCTGCTGATGGTAATGGAGATGGAAACAGAAAAACTATTGCAATTGAAATAATTGGTAGTAGTAAGAAAGCAGAAGAAAATGGAATTAAACTTGCAGCTTGGTTACTTAACAAATATGAGCTTAATATTGACCACCTCTATACTCACACTTATTGGCTTAATATTAGAGATAGAAAGAAAGGAACTATTGATTCTCTTAACGTACTATATAATAAAAGTAAAATGTGTCCTGCTTATATTTTGCCTCATTGGCAAGAATTTAAAGATAAAGTAAAAGAAAAACTTAATATAAAAGACAGTTCTCCTACTGTTGCGCCGGCAGCCAAAACTTTAAAGGAAGCTCCTAAAGTCGAGAAGGAAATTGAAGTTGACCCAACCTATGAAAAATTAGGTGTTGCGGCGCAAAGTGAAGTAGATGTGTTCTATTAGGTTTATACTAAAAGGAAATGGCTTCCAATTGTTAAAAATTTAGAGGACTATGCTGGCTTAAAGAATAATTCCTTTACTTGTTTAGCTGCCTATTCTTCACAAGGTAAATTAATCTATCGAGTGCATTAGCTTGGCTCATATTGGATGAAATGGGTTAATAAATATGACTTAAAACATATTGATGGTTATGCCGGAATTGGAGGAGTTAAAATAGATGCAGTTCAAATTAAACTTGAAGACTTACCGGGTTATACTGTAAGATATAGAGTAGCGGCGGTAGGACAAGATTACTATCCTTGGGTAGTGGGAGCGAATGACAATACTTTTGCTGGTTTGCAAGGTAAACAAATTGATAGAATTCAAATTGAAATTGTAAAGATAAGAGGAAACAACTAAAGAGTTTCCTCTTTAATTCTACTTTGAGGTTAGAAATCTGAGAAAAAGGAGGGATTTGAATGTTGACTAGTTTAACAGCAGGCACTACGCTTGGAGTGCTAGGAGCATTATCGGCACTAACAAATATAATTGTAGAACTGGTTAAAGGCTATTTACCTAAAGTTCCAACTAAAATTGTTACTTTAATTGTGGCAATCACAGTTTGTTTGGTCTATGCAATCATGGAAATGGGATTCGTTGCGCCGGCACTGGTATTTGGAATTTTTGGTGGATTTGTCGTTGCTTATATAGCAATGAATGGATTTGATACGTTAAGAGATATTACTAACAGATTTAAATTAGAAGATAAAGGAGGTGGAAAGAATGAATGAGTATAATAGTGTAGAGGAATTATTAAATGATTTACTTGATGGTGAAGTTGATGGAGTTTTAGACGCTTCTGCGAATAATAGTGAGAAAATAACTAAGAGTAATTTTAATTAGGCTTCATTAAAAAATTACTTCTTACATCAGCCAGATTTTTGGTGGGAGTTTGCAAAATACATGAAATAGCATAATGGTACTTTGCAATCTAATTTAAAAGATGTTGGCGGCACAGGTGATGAAGAGCAATTTTCAGTTGGTAAATATATAGATTCTAAAATTGATTTTTATAATTTATTTGATAATATTTACAACAATTACATTAAATAGAATAAGGATTCTATTGATTTGACTTCTGAAACTGGTTTAAGTCCGGAAATTAAAGACTATTTTTGGAACGAATCTATGAATAAATTATTAGCATATTTCTATGCTAAAATTGACCCAGAAGGAGCAGAAAGTTTAGAAAAAACAAATACAGATGAAGTTCTTCCAGATACAAATAATGTTTTTGAAGATGGAGCAATTCCAACTGATGGAACTATTAAAAATTTCTATATGAAAGATGTTAGAAGAGCTGACGCTGGTTTTACATTCAATGCCGGCGGACCGTGGGTTAAGCCTCAATATAATATTGATGGAGAAACTTACAAATATGTTCGTGGAATTGATAAAATTATTAGTGTTCTTGCTAATGATGCGGAACTCCAATTTACAAGAAGTGCAAATAAAGAAAATGAAAACTATCCAAAATATCTTAGACTATTAATGCCTAAATATTTAAGATATGTTGAAGTAGAAGACCTTAATAGAAATTTCTGGGTAATCGGTCAAACAATCTCTGCAATTTCTGCTTATTTATTTTCAGATGATTCTCCTTTAAAAAATGGATTAAAAGGAGCATTAGATGAAATTGCTCAGTTATGGGAAAATGTTTTCTTTCTTTGGCTAACGGCTGCGGCAACGTCTTAGAAACCAAAATATACTGATTTACATGTAGAAACAGTTTATTTACCAAATTCTGAACATCAGAACTATTTAAAATTTGATGATTTTGATAAGAATAATTTAATAGAATTTGATGAGAATAATCCTCGTTTTGCTATTGGTGCGAATTGGGCAGAAATTAAAAAGAGAATTGCTTACATTAAAGATTCATATCCAAAATGTAATATTTGTATAATTCCGGAAATTAGAGCTTTTAATTATAAACACAATTACTATTCTTTATCTTACTTTCCCGGTCTTTACCTATATGATAGAAATAAAGATGAAGAATATATTGTTAATTTTAAATCTACTGGAAGCGAAAGTGATGGAATAATTTTTGATATATACAATTATGTAGATTTCTTGTGGGCAATTAGTGAAAATGATTATGAAAATACTTATGAATATTATTTTCCACTTTCAAATATGGCTGTTCGCACAGAAGAGAAAGACAAAATTTTTTATTGTCTTGGATAGGTAACTTCTGAAATTAATATCGAATATAATGCGGAACAGCAGGCATTTGTGCTTAAAAAACTCAGCATTGAACTCATAGACCGTGCTTCTGAATTAATTAATAAAAGAATTAATGCTCCTATATTAATATGTAGACCTACAGAAGCACTTGGAAATGATGGTATTATTATTAATCCTGATAATTATTTGCTAATGTATAAGGCTTATCCTTATCGTTTATCTCCTTCATTAGTTCCAAAATCTTCTTCTACTATAGAATCGACTCCAATAGAAGCTGGATATTATCAAGGTGAATTATTAAGCTATTGGAAAGAAGTCACTGTAACTCCTTATAATTTTCAAACTAAAGATATAGGCTTGTTACCAGCATTTTATTTTTATAAAGTAGAGTAGAGTACGTTAAAATATTTATCTGATGCAGAAAGAAATGTAGATATATATAATAATTATGTTAAGAATTTTTATGATGCTCTTCCTAGTAACATGCAAAATAATGATAAAATAAAAATGCTTAATAATCAATTTTTATACGCCGGCGGCGCAATTGAAATTTTGGAAGCTATTGAGCAAGAAATTAAATAGCGTAATTCAGATAAAAACGTTTATATTTTTAAAACGTTCGATTCAAATAATAATTTAAGTTTTTATAGTTGGTCTACAGCATATGCCTCAATTATTGATAAAATTGTCGATTAGGAAGATATTACCGTTTCTGTATCTTTAAATAATACTCAAATTATTGAAGATAAAGAAGGAGAATTCTTTAACGGATTATTTGAATCAATTGGAGAATAGTTAAAAAATAATCAGTTATCAGTTGATGATTTAATTTCATTTGATATAGAGGGCAAAACTGTTGAAGTCAAAGTTACGGAAGATATGCTTTATGATTTGGCAGATTATTTTGAAAAATGGAATAAAATAAATCAAGTTGTATTAACACTTCTTGGACAAAAGATAAGAGGAGAAAAAGATACAGTAAATTTAGTAAATCCTTCACAATATATTGAAGGACTATTAAATATGAATTATTATAATGCAAACACAGGTAATAGCTATATTCCTTACTATAATTATAATGATGCGATAAGTGTTAATGTTTCTCCAAATACTCAACCATTTAATCCTCATCCATTTATTGTAAATCCAATAGCAGATAATGAAAATAATTATTATATTGTTGATGCTTAGTCTAATAGTAGAACAGCGTCAATTAATAGATATGATTTGGATTTAGTCGAAAGAGCAGTAGATTACTGGGGTAGATATTATGATTCTTTAGGAGATTATAGAACAATTATAATTTCTATGGGTGGTAGACCAGCAGCAGTAGGAAGCAATCTACCTTTCGGTCCAGATAATGCAGTTTTTGAAATTTATAATGATATGACCGTAGGCTTAGATAAAAATGAGACACCTTTATCTATTTAGTTGCCGGCATATACAACCATTACTTCAATGGAAAGAGCTGTTGCAGTAAGAGTTCCATATATGGATAATGGAGTACTAAAAAATAAAATAATTAGCTATAAAAATTATCATTCTGCTTATGGCTTTGAAGATTTTCATAAAAAGTTAATTAATGACTTAAATAATAGCACTTCTCAAAATTATCAATATCGTGGAAATGGAAGCATGTCTTTATTAGGAATTATAAATGGTTCTGTTGCTGATGGATATTTAGATGGAGACACATATACAACTTCCGTTTCTGGAAATGGCGATAAACAATATTTATTAATGACTGTTGATGGGGACCCTCTTGGTGAAGATAATTGGTTAATAGTTAAGGTTTCTTTCCCATATGGTGCCGCCGCACCTGATATATTCTATACAAGTAAAATGGTTGGAACACAAGTTGAAAATACTGACATTGAGTTCAATATTTTCCCATATTGTATGGGATGGAGTGGTGTAGATATTGAGCATACGTATTCTGAAATGAATGAGAATACTATTAACAATGCTTATAATGATTACGTTAGAGATAGATTGAGACGACAATTAAGATATAGAAACTCTTTAGTTAATGCTGGAGGAAAATGGTATACTTAGAATACTCGTGGTGTAGATGTATTTCTTAATGCTGATATAGTTAATTAGTTAAGAGTAGATATATTTGCGCCGGACGGCAGTTTCTCTACTACAAAATATATTAGAAATTACACTGGAATGACTATAAATGGAATTCCGAATGTAAAATGGTGTAAGAATACTGAACAGGCTGTAATAAATGATGTAAATAATATTTATTTCCCTTATTCCTATAAGTATAATGCATCTACTGGTGTAATTACTCCGGGCGCAGAAATTTCAAGAGAAGGATATTAGGTCATTTATAATTCTAATTCTGGAAAAGATTATGAACGTTATAAATCTAATGGACGTTATATTCCTTGTACTGCCGATGACCCTTATACTCCAGATGCTATATTAAATGAATACAATTTGTAGCCAGATGATAATGATGACAACTGGCCTATTGTTTGGGCAGAAGGTGTTGAATAATGCAAGATAAAAAGATTAAAGAATTATTTGAAGAAATTTCTAAATTGAAAGATGGTAAAAATTCAGTTGAAGAAATATTGAAAGAAATGCAAAATGTCGACATTATAAATAATTTGGAATATATTAAAAATGAAATCATAGAGCCGGAAGAGGATAGTCCTCTTTCGGCAATTGGTTAGAAAATTTATGATTTAGTAAATAGTGATATAGATTTAGATGATTTAGTTTCATATTTTAATAATCATTAGAACTTAGACTATTGGAACGAATCAATAAATACTCTTTACAATAATTATAAAAAATATTTAAAAGATAAAGAGTAGAATGTGATTCCTGTTTCTAATGGTCGAGTTGTTGAATGGAAAGAAATTGGAATGGCGGATGCTGCAAACAGTTTTGAAGCTGAATAGAAATGGGTTATTCCTTGGTTTTCAATTTTTGATAGAAGAATAGAGAATGAGGCTAATTTAGAAGAATTAACTCCAAAGTAGTTTAAAGACTATTTAAAATCCTATAGTGATATAAGAGATATAGATAAGTTTATGAAAGCTATCATGTCTAAAAATAATTTACAATTTACTCATGAGAAATAGAATGAAGAATTGTGGTATTGGATAAGATTAATTATGCCAAAAAACACAAGACGAGTAGAAGTTGAAGATTTAAATAGGAATTTTTGGGTAATTGCCTAGACACTTAGTGGAATTATGGCATACCTTTGGGATACAAAATCTCCTATTACCAATCTATTAAAAGGAATTTATGATGAATTATTACAATTATGGGAAAACGTATTTTATTTATGGCTTTACTATATATATACTATGGCGGCGAAGGTTAATGGGATTCACATTGAATTTTTATACTTATCTGAATCCCCTCATGAAAGAAGTGCTGAATTAAGATTTGATAACTTTTCAAAAATTGAAACAATTGATTATATGAATAAAGACTATTGTATAAGAATTAGCTCTTATTTAAAAGAGTTAATAAAAAAATATCCAGACAAACATTTGTGTATAATTCCTTGTATAAGAGAAGAGAATTATGAGAAAAATTATTTTTCATCTTGTTCAATTCCTATGGTATATTTTTATGATAGAGTTAAAGGAGAATCTTCTATTAAAATGCTTGCAAAAAAAGTTGGAAATACTGTAAAGCCATTTAAAGTAGGCATATATGGAGCTTATAAAAATGATGTGGATTATTCCTCTTATTTATATGGATGGTGCGATAATGGTAAAAAGGAATTAATTTCTTATCCATTTAATCATATAAGTGCTTTTTCAGAAAGTGTTTAGAAGAAGTACTATTGTGCTTTAAGAATTTTACCTGAAATTGATTTAGATTATATTAATGGAGAGTTTATAATTAATTCTTTATCCTTTACTTTAATTGATGCCGTTTAGTCAATGCTTAAAAATAGAGATATGCCAATAGCTAAATGGGAAGGCACTGGTAATACTACAATATTATTAGAAGAAACCAAATTAAGTAATGAAATAACAAGAGATAGAAAACCTTATGCCGCAAGAGCATTAAGAAGAAGATTTTATTTAGGTGAAGTTTTGAGTGCAAAGAAGTGGAGTAAACTTAAAACTGAATATCTATTTGACGGAATAGAATAGATAGGTGCAGAAGAAGGAATCTTAATAAAAATAGGAAACTATTTGCCGAATTCAACAAGAATTAATAATAGTGACTTTTATAAGGGGGGTAAAGTAGAAGGTCTTGATTTTGCTCCATAGGTTACAGCATCAAATTCAAGAACTAATTATTTGTTTAATTTTGTGAGAACGGCATTAAGAACTGGTTCAACACCAAGCGTTAAAGATAGTAATGGAAACTCTTATTCATCAAGTGATGTTTCAAAATCTTTAATTAAAGATTGTAATTTCTATATTCCTTGTCAGATGAGTGAGTTATAGAATTATGACCATATAAATATATCTGGCGAAGTACCAATTTCCAATGCTGAATATTATTGGAATGTAGTTGACGAAGAAATTAATTCAGAAGAATGGAATAGCTTTACTTCTAGCTTTATTCCTTATATAACGAATAAAAAAGAATTGCGAGGATATTTGCCGGCAACATCTATCAGTTTGAGAGGATTAAGATTATTAGGCTTTTATATAATTATGAACTATTTATTATCTGATTTTAAAAACAATAATTCCAAATTAGATAGTAAAAATATACAAATCTTTTTAAGTGCTTTTGGCGGAAATCCATGGGTTGGCGGCACAATGAAATATTTGTAGAATCAAAGTAAAAAAATAACCTAGTTCTATTTTAAAGAAAATATGTTATTAGATAATTTTGTATACGTTCCAAAAAGTTATATAACTAATGAAGATTTTATTAAATTAAATAATGGATTAGATATATACAAAGATTCTTTAAATTCAGAGCAAATTGCTTCAATTTAGGGTATTAAAGTTGGAGAATATGGATATTTACTATATAGAGGTTACATAGGAAAATCTGAAATAAATTTTGGTAGAGACAGTAGCGAAAATTTACAAACTAAATTTAACGAAAATTTAAAAGATAATCTTTATTTAGATATTTATAATAAGGATAGATGGAGATTACCTCAAATTAATAATATTCCTGTCTTTTCCTCTATTATAAAAGTAAAAGAAGTTGGCATATAGGATACGAATTCTTTTTATTTAATTTATGATAAAACATTACAAACTTTATATGAAACAGACCCAGAGTCTTTTTCTGACTATATAGATACAGAAATTAATAAAGAAGACTCTCAATTAATCCCTTTAACTAAAGAAGAAGCACTTAAAAAATTAGGAACTATGTTAATTAAAGACTATAAAGCGAAATGGACTGTATTTGATGGGTATACTAATTATGCTGATGGTACAGCGGCGAAAAATAATATTTTATCACAAAATTTAATTACAACTGGATTGGGAAGTACTTATGATGAACTTGCAGAATTTACTTTTGCTTTTTACAATGGAAATATTGGTCCAGTATTAAAAACAGGAAGACTTCGTTCTATAATTAGAGATAAGAGTGAAGGAGTAATAAGGTCTTCATGGTATTAGGTGACAACATGGAGTAAAATGGCAGAGCAATTAAATATGATGTGGGTAACTTCTCGTTCGTTTACGGATGATGATTACGATCCTTGTTCAGATACTACTCCATATTCACAAAATGAAAAGGATAAATGGGGATAGAAATTTAATATTGAAAAACTTCATGACTTTTATAATGAAGAAAATTTAATTTCGTTAGGAATTCCAGAAGAAGAAAAAGTAGTTATACCAGATAATACAAATTTAACATCTTTTAATTATGGAATAGACGTATCAGAAGAATAGAAGACAATTAATTGGAACACTTTTAGTACAAATACGTCTTCAAATATGGCTAATGCAACTTTTAAAAGAGATTTCGTTATAATTAAAGCTGGCTATGGAAAATATACGTCTCAAATTGATTAGCAATTTGCTAATAATGTAAACGGATGTAAAACTAATAGTATACCTTTTGGCTTGTATTATCATGCATATGCTCAATCTGAGGCAGAAGCAGAACAAGAAGCACAAACATTTTTAAGTATAGCTAATGGAATTTGTGTACCTTCGGATTTAACACTACCAGTTTATTACGAATATGATTTAATTAATTCTAATGCCGGCAATATAATTGAAGCCTTTTGTAGAAAAATTGAATAGGCTGGTTTTACTCCCGGATTATGTATTAATGAGTCTAAGCTATATGATAAAATAAAGAAGAATAAAGATACTACATAGCTTTCTATAAAAAGGAATACTTATATAAAAAATAATATTGTAGATAGAAAGAGAACATGGGTTAAATATTATCCTTATAAAGGAGTTAATGGTATGCCAGATGCTGAACAAAGGAAATGTCTTGATTTATTTAAAGATGAAGAAGGGAATTATTTATATGGAATTTGGCAATATTCTAATGGTACTGAAACTAATTTAACTAAGGATAATAATAACCAATTAATTGAAAGTCGAGAAATTAATGGTATTAATACTAATACCACTATTAATAGAGATATTTTATTTTATGGCTTATGAGAGGTGATTTAAATGCCAGAACTAAATGAGCAAAACGGAATGCATGAAGCTGATATTACTTGGGCAGATTACAAATCAATAATTGCCGCAGGCGGATATGAGCCAGACAAAATTTATTTCATTGAGGACTTATCAAGCCAATCTGAGGCTTTAAGAGACCTATTAACAACAATGAATTAGTTATAGGCTTTGATTAACAATCATACTTAAAAATAGTAAAATGTTGCGCCGGCACGCATTAAATTGATGAGTGGCGGCGCAAAATAAATTGAGAGGTGAAATTAAATGGGTGTAATTATAAGAAATGGTAACGCTTATGGCGGATTTGATAAAGACTTTACTGTAGTAGAAAGTTTAGCTAGCATTGAATCGCCAAAAACAGAACATTTATATGCAGTTGGAAAGAAACTTTATTATCATAATGGTACTGAATGGATTGAGTTTAATCCTGATATTGAAATTCCGATTGGAACTCCGGAAGTTATTAATGCAGAAGAAAATCAAATTTTAGTTGGAGATGGAGATGGATGGACTAAAGGCTCTCATTTTAAATAGTTAAATGGTTCTTTTGGTGCTGGTATTGATGTTTCAGAAAATGTTCCAATTGAATTTGGTTATAGAGATGGAGACGACTTTAAATATGGTTTATAGATTAAAGCAACTCCTAATATTCCTAAAAAAGTAAGACATTGGTCTAATGAATTTGATGGACCTACGATAATCGTAGATGGTGGTTTTATTGAATTAAAAACACAAGGAGCATCTTAGGAACATTGGACTGGACCAAATATTTCTTTAAGAGGAGATAGTTTAATTGATATTTCAAGTACTCCTACTACTCCATATTATACGCCTTTAAAAAATGAAGACCATTAGCGTATTAGATAGGCTTTTGATTTACCTCAATATCCAAGCGTAAAATTTACAGCTACTAATATACCAATGTTAAAAATGAAAGATAGTGCAACAATAATTATGGAAGAAAATTCTTTACTTCAAATGAAAAATGATGCTATTGTTGAAGTTAGTGGTGCAGCGAAAGTTTCAATTGATGGATATTATAGTACTAAAGGCGGCCCTATAGTTAGTGGACCGGACCCAACAGAAGTATTTATTGGACCGGGGTCACATATTAAAATAAGTGGATAGGGCCGTGATAAAACAGGCTATCCATATGCTGCGATTTCATCCCCATATTTTTGTATGGAAAAAGACCATATAATAATGGCAGTTTTCCCTCCAAGTTCATCAACAATTGAGTATAAGTCTGGGGGAGATACTTCATTTAGAGTTACTCCTGTTTTTGATGGTGGTACAGGATGGGCCCCTTCTTTAGGTTTCGGTGATGATTCTTCATTTAATGGCAAATAGATTGCTGCACATCCTACTCTATGTGATAATCGTACCACATTGAGCGATTCAATGTTATCTTGGAATGGTAGAATTTAGAATCCATATGTTTTAGTTCAAGGTAAAACAACTATGGAAATTGGAGATGGCGGTGTAATTGGTATTAAAATGGGACCAGAAGAAGGTGGAGTCTTAGGTATTGATTTTACGCCCAGCGCAGGCTCTTATACTTATATTAAAGCTGGTAGTAAGGGTGGCTCTTCGACTATTTTAGATTTAACAAGTGGTGCCGGAAGTTTTAAGCATATTAAATTTGGTTTAGAGGACGGTGCGCATTTGGATATGGCTGTAGATTTTGGTGGACATAGTTCAATTAAAATCGCTCCCGGTTCACATGAATCTAATTCTGGTAGCGGTAACTGTCACCTGCCTACTTAGTTTGCTTTTAATTTAACTCCAGTTCATACTGATATAAGAGCTTAGTGGCATGAGACTTTATGCTATCTTGAAAGTAGAAAATCTTATATTAAAACATCTGATATTAATCATATTGATATGTCTGGTGGCTTATTAATTTTAAGAAGGAAAAAAGAAGAGGTCGCTTCTTCTTCTTCATGGCGAGTATATGCAGATACGAATACATATACATATCAAACAAAGACAAATTATAATTCAATTTCTGCATTTTTAGCTGATACTAATAGAAATGAAGAAAATATAGATGCTTTTAATACTGACTTTGGACAAGGTGTCTTTACTAAATATAAACGCATAGTTAATTCAAGTGTAAATTCCGTTCCTTCTGATGGATATGAAGATATGTATCAAATTACTCTTTCTAAAGTAATTTGTGATGGAGATATAGTTGTTAATTCAAATACTCCTGTTAATAACTATACTACTTGGTCTTAGGTATAGAGAAACTCTTCTTATACTTATATAGTTAATAGAGACGGTATGACAAAGAAGGATACTTCTACTTTTAGCGTATCTGGCTATAAGATTCAATTAAAAGATATGCATTTTATTAAAAAGGAATTTACAGTAAAAGGACTTAAAAACTCCTATGATACTCAAACAGTAACATCTTTTGCTGATTTAAATGCAGAAGATTAGGCAATTATTTAGGCAGATTTAGAAAATTAGGGCTATACAAATATTGACTTTTCTGCTGCAAAATTATCTTCTTCTACTGTTCGTTCAGATATGCGTTATGATACTACTATTTCTAATATACAATATTATACTGGTTCTCCAATGGCACATGATTATAGTGGAGTTGTTTAGCCTACTGACGATTATGAAGGATTGCCAATTCTTCAATTATGTGGTATGTCAAGTATTTTAATGGGTGATTATGTTTATTCTGATAATACTTTTTATGAGTCTTAGGAGGACTTACCTTTATCTGGAGATTATGTAGATGTTACAGCATTTAAACAATCTACCGCTTACTCTGCGCTTATAACAGACTTAAAATAGAATAATAGAAATCTAATTAGTTTAGGTAACATATCCAAGAATCCCGGTTCAACGGCAAATACTTATAAATATTTTTATTCATATGTATATAGACAACATATGATTGCAAGAGATAATCCTATTATTGATGTTCAAGGAAAATCAACATTATAGCTTGAAAACTTTAATATTAAAGGTTATATCGGAGAAAATGGACCAACAGTTGAATTTGGATATGAAGGAACAACAGTAAGTTTTACTATTGACGAATTACAAAGATTAAAAGCATTATTAAGCTAAATTTATTGCAATTAAACAATTATTCTTTTGACTTCTTTAAAATTCTATGCTATAATTAATGCATAAAATAATTCAAAAGGAGTGATTCAAATGGCTACATTTGTTAATTTTGGAACAGACGGCGGTGAATTCGCCGAAACTAACTTCATTGGCGGTCCAAACATTGGCTACTCAGATGGCTCACCTTTCTTAAGTGCAAATCGTCCAGTGCCGTCTTTCGACCCCAAAGAAAAAATTTGTGGCTTCACATACGGATATATGGCTAATCGTGGGGAGTATCGCTCCCCCCGAGGTGTCGACTCTCAACGTAGACTCTTCGACCTCGGCGTGAATTGGATTTGTTTGGCAATTGCTAATTATCAAAACAAATACTATTCAACCGAAATCCATGCAGACTACTTAAAAACACCTACTGACCGTGACATTGCGGCAGTTGTTGAGAGGGCGCACAATAATGGTGTTAAGGTCTGTTTAAAACCAATGGTAAATACAGAAGATGGCGTGTGGAGAGCACATATCGGATTCCCTGACCTTCATTCAGGAGACATGGACTATTATTGGAAACAGTGGTTCATTAGCTATAAAAATTTCTTACTCCACTATGCTGAACTTGCACAAGAACTTAATTGTGAAATGTTATGTATTGGTTGTGAAATGATTGGTACAGAGCATAGAAAATATGATTGGCTTTATTTAATTGAGCAAGTTAGACGTGTTTATAGTGGTAAAATTGTTTATAATGCTAACCATGACCGAGAGGACGCAGAAAGTTGGTTTGACGAACTCGATTATATTGGTACTTCTGCTTATTACCCTGTCGGACAGAACGGCATTAATGAACAGGCTATGAGAGATGAATGGCAGAAAATTAAGTGGAGACTTGATGCTATTGCTGAAAGTAGAAATAAGCAATATATTTTTATGGAGACGGGTTGCCGCTCTGCTACAGGAAATTCAGTAGAACCTTGGGATTTCAGCGACAAGTTCAACGAATTTAATGACCATGAGTAGGCTCTTTACTATTCAACTTGTATGGACGTATTTAAAGATGAGCCTAAGTTTGCTGGTGTATTCTGGTGGGATTGGCCTACTATATTACCTAGTCAAGAGTTCACAAAGAAAGACCTCACTTATTCTATTTATAATAAGGAAGCGGAACGAACTCTTAATAAAATTTATAGAGGAATTAGAGGGGTGAGATAATGCCTGAAATTGAAAACGAGAAAAAACTAAGTAAGCATAAATTTTCTTATGACATTCAAAGAAAATAGTATGTTGAAGGTGACGAAAAGTTTAATACTGAAATGAAAGAAGATGGTTATATATTCTAGTTTGACCGCCTTTATACAGCTCATGATGATTAGGATTTAAAGACTTATAAATTTAAAGCTAAATTAACAGAAGAAACTTTAGAAAAAGAGTCCGATGAAGATAGTGAAGTAACCAATATAAGTGATGAACAAAATGCTCCATTTGTTTGGTCGTTACTTGATAATGAAATTTGGCATATTGATACTACAATTGCTGATTATAATGCAATGGTAGATACACTTTGGTAGAATGTATATGATGATACTACTGGAGAACGCCTAAATGAACAAGAAGAAGAAACTATAAATGCAGAACGTGGCGTTCAGTATTATAAAGAAATGAATATTATCCTTAATAATGAGGAGTATCATTTACCAGAAGATTGGAATGGTAAAGATAAAATTTATTTCATTACTGATATGAATCCAGAAACCAATCTCGATGTATCAAAAACTTATCCACAAATTCCAGAAGGCACAGATGGAATTATTGAATAGGCAATTGGAACAATTGTTAAAGGTCTTAAAGCTCTTGTTACTTTAGAAGTTGATTATGATGATGTTGTCGCCGGTGGCATTAATCCAGAGGAATATGGTTTTAAAAAGAGCGAAAGTGGAAAGCTGATTAAATCCTAAAAGTCAATCATTAGATTGACTTTTTTATTTTTCTTTAGTATAATTTAAGAAAAAGTTTTGGAGGGATATTTTAATGGAATTTAATGTACGTCAAAAAAAAGTTATAAATGCAGAAGAGCCTAAAATTCTCTGCTTATCTTCCGCCGCCAGTGGCAAAACTCGTGTACTCACTGAAAGAGTTAGAGTTTTAATTGAAGAAAAAGGTGTGCCGGCGAAGGAAATCGTAGCAATTACTTTCACCAATCTTGCAGCAGATGAAATGAGGAAAAGATTAGGTTCAATTGCAGAAGGAATGTATATTGGTACGATTCATGCCTATGCGGCGAGAATTTGTTATGAAAATAATATAGATGTTTAGCATTTTATTGATACTGAATACTTTGATAAAATTTTGGATAAGGCTTTAACTATCAGCAGAAGTCACTATCCTAAAGTTCGTCATCTTTTAATTGATGAGTGTCAGGATTTAAATGACCTTAACTATCGCTTCATCAATCGCATTCCGGCGGAAAACATCTTTTTCGTAGGTGACGAGAAACAAATGATTTATCAGTTTAGAGGAGCTTCTGAAAAAGAACTTATGAATATCTATAAAGACGTTAATTATAAAAAGTATTATCTTATAGATAATTATCGTAATGCTCCTTCAATTGTAGAATTTGCAGAAGATTTTCTTGCAAGTTCACATCATTTAAGTCCTCTTTCCAATCCTGTAAAAAAGAAAAGAGGAACAGTAGTGGAATGTTCTTTTAGAGAAGCGGTTGAAGAATTAGAATATAGTGGCAACTGGGGGTCTTGGTTTGTACTAGGAAGAACTAATGCTCAAATTCAAGAAGCCCAACGTATCCTTAATGAAAAAGGAATCCCTAATATTAGTTTTAAGAAAGGAGATTTTGACCTTGATGAATTAACAGAATTAATGGCATCAGATAAAGTTAAAGTCCTTACCATTCATACGGCAAAAGGGCTTGAAAATAAAAATGTAATTGTTACTGGTGCTAAATTATATAATGAGGAAGAGAGACGAATTGCTTATGTTGCGGCTACAAGAGCAGAAAACTCTCTTTATTGGTGCCCTGGAATTGTTTCTCCTCGTAAACAAGTCAATAAAAAGGGAAACATTTTTGCACAAGGCAATACTAAAGTAATTGAATTTTAATGGATTTTCCTAATTACTTACTTTATGAAGATGAGGATATAAGAATTGAGATTGATGGTATGGCACATTATTACATTGATACAATTGTAATTCCTCATATTAAGCCGCCAGAGGTCTTTCTTAATACTATTCTCCCTTTTATTATGAATTGGCTTGAAAAGGAAGGATGGAATAAAGGAAAGAAACCTGTTAAATTTTGTGGACAAGCCCCTATCATTCAGCAAGGAAAATATGCTGTATTTTCTGAACCCTTTTCTGTATTTGAGCCGGCGCAAGCTGTATTAGCAGAAGTTGGCTCTCTTAATGGTAAAGAGGAAGAAGTTGAAAGTCTTGTAAATGAGTGCTATGAAGATACTCTTGAAGAAGGAGAGCATTTCTATTGTAAAATTCTGAAAGAGGAAATCGAAGGCATTAAAGGTTATTTCATTTTTATTAACGAAAAAGAAATTATAATGATGACATGGGGTTTTGAAACGAATTGATTATATTGTCCTAAAATCAATTCTACTTATAAATTACCAGTTTTTCTGGTGAAGCGTGATTCCTTTTCTAAGACTTTTTAGTCATAAAAGGAGGAATTTTTAATGAAGTTTGAAAAAATTATGACAGTTTTAGCAATAGCTTTAACCACAATCGTTTCGGTAGGTTGTATGGAAAAGGATGCTATTGCTGTGGGAGAACCGACAACAGAAAGTAGTATTGTATCTACAGTTGAGACAACTTCAACTTCAACTACTTCTACTTTTGAAACAACCACAAGTAGTGACACTACAACCACAACCAGTGAAACTACAAGTGGTGAAACCTCTGCCGCCACAACAGAGTTAGCCAGTAGTACTACTATTAATACTACTACTAATGAAGTAAGTACTACTTGTCTGTGTGATACTAATTGTAGTTGCGCCGGCACAACAAGTTCAAAGGAAACCACTACAATGACTGTTGATGAGGTTAAACCTGAACCAACTGAACCTACAACTGCTGAAAAGGCAGAAGAAATTGTAGATGCTTTAATCACTAATGTAAGTGATTTTTTAGAATCAGTTGAGACACAAATAGAGACAGAAACAGAAAAAGAAACAAGACAAAGAGAATTTGTCGTTTACAAACCAAGCACATACTACGTTCATCGCTCAACTTGCCATTGGGTAGATTCAACTTGTTATGAAATTGAAGACACCAGTGGTCTTGAAGCTCGGAAATGTACAGAGTGTAATCCAGATATTGAGATTGTAACTCCATATGTTGTTGAGACTACGGCTGAACGGAATGAGAGGGCATCCAGTATGAGTGCAGATTATCTTGGAAATTTCCGTATTACTGGATACTATGGCGATAGTCAGACTGCCAGTGGTAAGACCCCAAAAACAAACCACACAATTGCTATGAATAATGCTCAACGTAAGGAATTAGGACTTTCTTATGGTGATGTAATTTACATTGATGGAGATACCATTAAAGGTTATTATACCGTTGAAGATTGCGGTTGTAAGTGGGGAGTAATTGATGTGTTCTGTAGCAGTGAAGCAGAGTGCTATCGCATTACTTCTTATGCAGATGCTTATTCTAATGTTATTATAAATGAGAATTAACCCATAGAGTATGGGGCTTTGAAGATTGGCAACCTTCAATTTTAAAGGGAAACAAGAATAAGAGCAACAAACAATATGGGAATCACGCAAATTTTAGGGTGGCGGCGCAACGTCACCCTTTTATTATTTATTTGATTTTTTTAAAAAATTGTGAGATAATATAGGTACGATAAAAGAAAGAGGTGAAAGTAAATGGTTTATGTAGCTTCGGACTTAAAAATTAAAGAGTCTGATGAAAGAGATTAGGATATTATTAGAGGTTGGAATTCTGTCATTACTGATGAAGATTGGGTTCTTTTAACTGGAATTATTACACCTTCAAAGGAGGCTGCAAGTGTTAAAAGAATTTTTGATACGCTGAAAGGAAAAAAGCGTATTATGGATATTTCTTTTAGGAACAGTGATGAGGTTGAACGTTTTAAATTTATAACTGGAAATCAGCCCTATCAAATTTCTGGGTTTGTTCCGGGCGTAATTCAAGGTGAAGAAGTTAATGTAGTATTGCCAATTAATGCTGATTAGCTTAAACGGGAAAAGGATAGAAAAAATTACTGTGCCGGCGCAGGGTCTTTATTAAATTAGGAAGAAGTTTATTAGGACAAATGTCTTGATATTAGTATTGATAGGTGGGGTTTTATACCTATAGTTTATACTGATATTCCAGTTTTAATTAACAATATTTTAACTTATGATTAAAGGAGAAATTGATTATGGAGTTATTTAAAATTTCTACGGTTGGAGAATTCTTTGGGCTATTATTGCTCGCAATCGCAATTTGGTTTGCACTTACAACTTTTTATTTATGGCTTTGGAAAGTAATCGCTGTTGCAATTTTTGGACTTCCTCAGCTTTCATTTTGGCAGTTTGTTGGACTTGAATTACTTACAAGGTCATTAACTGCTCATAATGATATTGGTCAGTTTAAAATTAAGGAGCGTGAATAATATGGGAAAGGTTATAATTAGAACTGATACTACCGACATTCCAATCACTATGATTGGAGAATATGCAGGCTTATGTTGGAATGCAAATACTACAGACCACTTTAAAAATTATAGACGTGGTTTAGATTGTATTCGGTCAAATCATGGCAGAGCACTTGAATTTCCTCAAATTTATTTAGAACTTGATGGATATTCCGCAAAAGTAATTCGAGAGTTCTATACCCATATTGGAGGTGCACCGACTCGATTACAGTCATCTACTCGCTATGTTGATTATACTAATTTTAATTGTATTATGCCGCCAAGTATTGACTCTAATGCGAAAGCTCGTTGGATTTATTCTGACGTGATGGAGAATATTGCAAAAGCGATTTCTAAATTAGAAAAAATTGGTATACCCAGAGAAGATGCAACCATGTTACTGCCGCTTGGCATGGAAACTAAAGTTGTGTGTCGTACCAATCTTCGTTCTCTTATTGATATGGCGGCGCAACGTAAGTGTAATAGAGCCTTTTGGGAATATAGACAATTGTTTAAAGACATTGAAGATGCTTTAGCTTTCTACTCTGATGAATGGGAATATTTAGTTAAAGAAGAAAAAATCTTTAAGACTAAATGTGATATATTGGGCTATTGTCCTGAAAAGAGAGGATGTGGAAGAAAACCTAAAAAAGATGAACTGGAGTGATGTAAATGGACGGAAAGTTATATGGATTTGATTTTGATATTCCAGATAATGACGCTATTTTTAAAGCTTTTTAGAAATGTAAGGTAATTTTAGAAAGACACAGTAATATACTCGTAAGTCTAAGTGGCGGTTCAGATTCAGATATTATGTTGGATATGATTGTGAAATGTAAAGCAGACAATAATAACATTCACTATGTGTTCTTTGATACTGGTCTTGAATTTGATGCAACTAAGAGACACTTAGACTATTTGGAAGAAAAATATGGTATTAAAATTGAGAGAAGTAGACCCAAAATTCCTGTGCCGGCATCGGTTAAAAAAATGGGAGAACCTTTCTTTAGTAAAACTGTATCAGATTACATCTATCGTTTGCAATCCCATGACTTCCAGTGGGAAGATGAGCCATTTGACGTACTCTATGAACGTTATCCAAACTGTAAAACCGCTCTTCAATGGTGGTGTAATGAAAAGGGAGATGGCTCTAAATTTAATATAAAGAAAGCAAGTTGGCTTAAGCCCTTTATGGTTGCTAATCCTCCAGACTTTAAGATTTCTAATTATTGCTGTATCCATGCAAAAAAGAATTTATCTAAAGAATGGAAGAAGCATAATCAAATTGACCTTCAGTGTGTAGGTATTAGAAAAGCAGAGGGTGGCGCAAGAGCAACAATTAAATCTTGCTTTACTATGAAACCCGGAGAGACAGACGAATTTAGACCTGTATTTTGGCTTGTAAAAGAAGATAAGGAAGTTTATAATAAATTCTATGGAATTTAGCTCTCTGAATGTTATACAAAATATGGATTAAAAAGAACTGGCTGTACTGGCTGTCCATTCGCAAATGAATGGAAAAAAGAAGTTGAAGTAATTGATGAGTATGAGCCTAAGTTTTCTAAGGCTGTTCGTAATATTTTTAAAAACTCTTATGCCTATACTTTAAAGTATGAAGCCTTTCGTGATGAGATGAATGAGAAGTATGGTTCTTGGGCAGCTTACTTAAGAGGAATAGAAGATGGCTCAATTGAACCTATCAAAGGAGGAACTTAATGCTTAAACCTGCAATTTTATATAAGGACCAACTGGAACAGAAATTTAAGGAAGTTTTCTATGACCTTAAATATCAATACTTTACTCATGGTTCAATGAATAATGTACCTGACATTCCTAATAACAATGAAAAATTTCATTGTTTTGCGTCAGTAGATGAGGATGGTAATGTTCTTGGCTACGTGTCTTACGGCGTTGATTGGGAAGCTATGACGACTGTTGGCTTTGGTGCAATTAGTTTTGTGCCGGGCGGCAGCGTCACCTACGCTTATGATTTAAGAGAAGCTATTGACAACATTTTTATGAAGTTTAATTTTAACCGAATTGAGTGGTGGGCTTATGCTGATAATCCTGCTATTAGAGGTTATGATGCTTTCATTAAACGCTATGGCGGCAGCAGAGTAGGTTATCTCCATCAAAATGTGAAATTGCTTGATGGCAAGGTTCATGACTCTATAATCTATGAGGTATTGAGAGAAAATTATATTGCACATAGAAAAGGAGTGAAGTAAATGGATTGGGTAAGTGATATGGAGAAGAAAGAACTTGAACAGCACATTAATTCTGTTATTAGCCTTGTCCAGAATATGCAAAAAAGAGATGAGGAAAAGAGCAGAAAAATTCAAGGTTTAAAAGAAGAATTGGAACAAAATAAAACTGCAAGAGAAGTCCAGCTTGAAGCTGAAATCCAAGCTTTGAAAAGTGAATTGGCAGAATGGAAGCGTGGAGAATTTCTCTATGGTTTTGACCCAGAAGAAAGAAAAATTGTAGGTAAGTGGTTTCAAAAACATTATGAAGAAAATCAAATAAATGACGGAAAACTTAGAAAGGCAGCACCACATTCTCATGTGACCTATTCTATTGACATACATCCTGAAGTTTTGATTAAGTCTGCTAAGTGCGCAACTTGTGGCAAAGAACTGGTTATGTATGATGGTATTGGGGCTATGTGGGAGTATGATAAGGAAGGTAATAAAAAGAAAATCAATGTGAGGGATTTAAATTGATGATAGTAATTGCAATTATTGTGGGGGCTATTAGTGGGGTATTATCTTATTACCTCATTAATAAAGCTCCTTCTAATATTGACGAATTAAGAGAGACATTTAACAAAAATTAGAATTAGGCAATTAAAGGCTTAATTGAAAAGAAAGATACATGTGAGAAAGAGATGACAGAAGAAATTCAGCAAAAAATCCAAGACCTTAATAAGGCTCTTGATGAGAGATAGAGTTATTATAATCAAGAAAAGGGTAGGCTAAATGAAGAATTAAGTAGGGCTATTGAAGAGCATGAAAAAGAAGTTAAACATTTAGCTAATGAATATGAAGATATTAAAAGGAAATGGGTTGAAGCTGAATCTAAAGAACAGCAAGAAATGAGAAAGAAAACTTTAGATGAGATTAAAGCATATGAAGATGAGAAAAATGCAGAAATTGAAAAGCTAAAGGTTGCTTATGGACATAAGGAGAAAGGTTTAACCGAAGATTTTTTAGCCTACAGCGCAGAGATAGATTTGAAAAGGGCGGAATTGACTAAAGAAATTGAAGCCTATGAGAACTAGAAGTCTGCGCTTATTGACAGAATTAAAAAAGAGAATGAGGTTAAAAGTTAGATTGATTTCTATCATATTAACCTTGATGCGCCGGCACGGCATGATTTAGAGCAACTTAGAAGTCTTGCTATGTCTTTCTCTAAGCCAACTGTAATTTATAAGGTAATTTGGGAATCTTTTTATAAAACTCCAATGGAAGCCTTGTTTAAAAAAGTTTTAGGTGAGAACTTGAATAAGGGTGGAATTTATAAGATTACAGATTTGACTACTGAGAAATCATATATAGGAAGAACCGTAAATTTTTAGGAGCGTTGGCGTACTCACGCAAAGAGAGGCTGCGGCATTGATAAGATTAATGGACTTCTTTATGATGAAATGATGAAGAAGGGCTTAGAAAATTTTACCTTTGAAGTGATTGAGGTTTGTGGGAAAGATAGACAGCCGGCGCAAGAAAAATATTGGATTAAGTACTATCGTTCTGATGAGTACGGATTTAATTAGAATAAAGGGGGTTAAATAAATGGAAGCTCTTGATATAAATGGATTAAGAGAACTTTGGAATAGAATTGATAGTAGAGATACTTAGGTCTTATAGGTTCTTGATATGATTATGAGAGAAGGGTCTGATAATTTATTTTCTCTTCAAACTGCAACTGCCGGCGTAGGGTATACTATTAATTGGGAAGGAGGCGTTATTGAAGTAAGTGCAGATGGTTCTCAGAGAGGCGGGAATCCAGTTATTTTAAATTCTAATTTTAGTTTACCTGCAGGAGACTATTTTTTAAGTGGCTGTCCTAATGGTGGTGGAAGTTTAACATATTACTTAGATTTATAGTATTATGATGCTGAAAATGACACATATGTGAGAGCAGTGCCTTAGCCAGATTATGGTCGTGGGAGAGAATTTACTTTGGAATCTACTACAACTCTTAGAATGATTTTTATTGTGCCGGGTGGTGGCGTATTTAATGGTTTAATTGTGAAGCCAATGATTAAAAGTTTAAGTGCAGATTCAACAATTTATGTACCTAAATTTGATTCACTTTATGAAATGTAGAAGAAGATTGATGACTTAGAAAATAGAATAGCTGTATTGGAGGGCTCTAATTGAAAAAATTAGAGTCCTCTTTTTGTATATTTACATTAATTTCAGATAGGCAAGAAATTGCCCAAATTTTTTTATTTTAAAGGAGTTGATTTTTAATGGCGACAAAGACATATTTGGATACTGCTGGCTTACGAGCATTATGGGGCATTATTAATACAAGAGATACTGCAACTCAAACAAAAATTGCTACTCTTATTGGTAATGTATCAGGCGATAACGAAAAATCCGTAAGAGAAATTTCCGCAGAAGAAGTTGCAAAAATTGTTGCAGGTGCAGACGAAAATTATGACACCTTAAAAGAAATCGCAGATTGGATTAAAGATGATACAACTGACGCAGCTAGAATGGTAAGTGACATTAACAGCTTAAAAACTACTGTAGGTGATTCTACAAGCGGTCTTGTAAAAGATGTTGATGATTTACAAGGTACTGTAGGCGATTCTACAAGTGGTCTTGTAAAAGATGTTAATGATTTAAAAACTGCAGTTGGAGATTCTAATAGTGGTCTTGTAAAGCAAGTTGCTGATTTAGAAGCTGCATCTGAGGATTATTTAACAGAAGAAGATTTAGGTAATGATGGTACTGGACAGGGTGCTACAAGAAGTGGTATCAAGGGAGATATTGAAGATTTAAAGGATGACGTGAACGCTCTTGAAACTACAGTTGGAGATTCTAATAGTGGTCTTGTAAAAGATATTGCTGATATTAATACTGAGATTGGTGGTGACGCTAATTATAATGGTGCTACAGGTGTAAATCCTACTGCTCCCGGCAGTGGAATTAAGGGTAGAATTTCTGTCCTTGAACATGGTTTAGGTCAAGTTACCGATGCAGTCCTTCCTATTGCAAATACCTTAACAGTTGTGAAAGGTGCATTAGGTACTCAAGATGATTTAAATTCTGCAACTTATACGGGTGCAAATGCTCAAAATACAAAGACTGCTTTTGCAAGAATTAAAGCGTTAGAAGAAATTAATGCAAGTGCAGATACAATTGAAGCAATTCCTACAGCTGCAAGCGACCCTGCAACTGGAGATTCTGTTGCTGAAATTTGCGTATTCACATACGGACAATCCTAATTGACGGAGGTGAGACCAGATGGCAGACTATAAATTCTTAGACGCAGACGGTCTCCAAGCCGTCTGGTCTATTATTGATGCTGAGAAGGTTGGAAAGAAAGAGAGAAGAGTAAGTGATAACGCTCCTCTTGGAGAAGTTTTTAATACCTATAGCACAAATAATTGGGAAGCTAATACGGCAAGTGCTGCCGGCTCTCATGCAGAAGGATAGCATACAACTGCAAGCGGATAGGCTGCTCATGCACAAGGAATAGATACAGTTGCAAGTGGTGTTGCATCTCATGCAGGTGGACAAAATACTACTGCAAGTGGTAATTATTCTATGGCTATTGGCCAAGGTACAGAGGCTAGTTCTGGTGGTTCTTTAGCTATGGGTGTTGGTACATGGACCGATAGTGCAGATGGAGCATTAGCACTAGGTAAATATAATAAGAAAGATGCATATAATTTCTTAATTGCTGCAGGTAATGGTACTGCGGCGGATGCACGTTCAAATGCGTTTACTGTTTATTCAAATGGTAATACTGAAATTGGCGGCAACGGAACAATTAGTGGTACATTAAGTGTTACTGGTGCAGGTACATTTAGCAGTAATTTAAGTGTAACTGGAACTGTTACTGCCGGCAGTATTTCAATGATGTAGAGTGGAATTGCTACACCATTATCGAGTATTTTTGTTAGCTAGGTTGCCGGCAAAGGTTTGAGTACAGAAGATTTTACTGCTGCTCATAAGACTGCACTTGATGACTATATGGATAATAATTATGGCTCATTACTTTCAAACGTACAAACACTTGATGATTATTAGAGTAATGGTTATGTAAGTGCAAATAGTGAGAAATTAGTAAATGCCGGCTATGTAAATGAGTTTATTACTGATGCTACAAGTGGTTTTGTTGAAGAAGAAAGCGGTAAAGGATTAAGTACAAATGATTTTACTAATGCTTATAAATCTTTACTTGACACATATAATAGTAGCTATGTTAATTCGTTAGATACTTATGTAGCTAACTATGAATCTATTTTAGCAGATATTAAAAATAAAGATGATTATGCTTCTAATTATAGCTCTCAATTTGATGGAAAGTTAATTACTGCGGATTATTTAAATTCTGCACTTGAAGATAAAGTACCTTATCATTTAAATGATAGTGATTTTATTGATAATGGCGGATATTACTCTGGAAATTCAGATGACCCAATTACTGCAGGTTATTTGAATGAATATATTACGAACGCAACTTATGGTAAGTTGGGTAGTGCGAATGTATTGAATGGTACTTATGCAAATAATTATGTTGCTTCTACTTAGCAAAATAAATTAGTTACAGCAAGTTATGTACAAGTTAAAGCTAATACACTAAGTTCAAGAATTTCTTCATTGGAAAATGCTTCAACTGGAAAAGATAGTGGAAATATGCTTTAGCCTGGATATGAATAGTGGTATGAAGGTGATGAGTATTCCGGCAGAAGACAGAGTGATCATTATATTCCAGTCATTTCTAGAGAGGGTTATTTATATCCAAATAAAAATTGGCATATTTATTTTAGAACAGAGCCGGGAAATTAGGTAGAATTTACTATATGTGATAATAATAAAAATGCTTGTGGAGGAGCAATAATTAAGACTGCTGATAGTTATGGTATAATAGACTTTGCGGTAACATTTGGAAGTCCTCGACAAAATCCTCCAATGTGGATTAATACTACGAATGAAGATGATGATTATAATTATGAAATGTATTATCTTAAATTTAAACTTTCTGTTAATAGTTTATATTCATCTTCATAGGTTTATGAATATGCTTTTTATGATTCTAGTTCTTATTATTTATCAGATGTAAACACTTTTAATGGTGGAGTTTATGCAGGAAATAAAGTTAATAATTTAATTAAATAGCTTTAGTTCCCATTTAAACGTCTGTTTGGTATCACCCCTGGTGAATTTGAAGATTAGGGATATTATGATGAAGGATAGTTTTCAGATTATAATGAACTTAATGAAATAGGCATATATGCTATATATGATGCTGAAAATCCTGATAATAATCCAACTTTTGATAGTGAAGATGTAGCTATTGCCCCTGGTGAGTAGGTTTTATTAATTGTATTTCCGCCTTTAAGTATGTTTTTAACACAAGTAATGATTGTTGAAGATGTAATTTATATAAGAAGATTACATTATGATGATACTAATAATGCTTGGAGTTCTGCTGGTTGGAAAAAAATAACTACGACTTCAGCATCATAATTAATTTAAAAGTGAGGTGATAAGATGGTAAACAAGGAAACAATTTGGCAATTCCTTAAATCTGCCGGGCTGTCCAATGCCGGCGCAGCAGGTTTAATGGGGAATCTTGAAGCTGAATCTGGTTTTAATCCAAAGAACTTAGAAGATTCTTTTGAAGAAAAACTTGGCTTTACTGATGAAACCTATACAACCGCTGTTGATGAAGGGGAATATGACCATTTCTCTAATGACGGTGCAGGTTATGGGTTAGCTTAGTGGAGCTACTATACTAAAAAATTAGCACTTCTAAGCTATTCTAAAATTAAAGATAAATCCATAGGCAATCTTGACTTATAGTTAGGATTCCTGAAAAAAGATATGGAAAAACACTTCAATAAACTTTGGAATTTCCTTAAGACAACAGATAGTATTTATGAAGCTACTGTAGAGGTTCTAACAAAATATGAGGCTCCGGCAGATTAGTCAGATTCTGTAAAGGACAAACGTTATGAACTTGCAAAAGCAATTTATAATGAGTTTGTTAGAGAAGAAGAAAAGACTAAAAAAGTTGAGGACGAAATTAAAACTGAGGAAACTAAATTTGATGAAGAAGAGATTAAAAAAGAATCTAAACCAAAATCTGAACTCACTCCTGTTGCGCCGGCTCCCATTAAAATTAACAACAATCCTCAATATGTAAATGGAATTGCAACAGAAATTGTTAATGGAATTTGGGGAAATGAGTGGAAAGAACCAGTAACCTCAAAAATTGAAGATGTCGTTGAAGGAATTCGTGCAACTGCTGGTGAGTCGGAACAATACTATAAAGTAGTAGCCGGTGATACATTAACAAAAATCGCAAATCGTTTTGGTACAACGGTTGAAAAAATTATTCATGATAATTCTACAATTTATCCTACAATTGTTAAGTCCTATCTTAACGTAGGTTGGGTATTAAAAGTTTAATTTTAAAGGGGAGGTGTTTCAATGCCAGATTATTCTTATATTCATATAGGTCGTGGTAGAATTTATTCCGATCTTAATAAAGGCTCAGATTCTACTATCGAAGCGTCCTATCTGAATCCTAAATTAAATAAGGTCGAGGTAGGAGATATTGACTCTGCAACCCTTGCTGAATTAAAGCAACGCCTCTCCACTATTGAATAGAACTCTGGTGATAATGCTGAAATTCAGAACTTAATTAATCAAATCGAATCAATTCTTTCTAAGTCAAATTTAACTTAGGAAGATGTTGATTAGATTAAAAATTTAATTACTCAAATAGAAAACAAAGGCGGAGAAGTCACAGAGGAATTTAAAGATAAACTCAATTAGCTAGCTGATTCAATTGAAATTGAGGAAAGTGAAATCGAACCTATTCCTTTGGATGTAATCTGGTCTTTATAATAAAATTAAAAAGGAGTTGATTTTAATGGCTAAAACACAATATCTCGATTTAGCAGGCGTACAGGCGTTATGGACTAAGATTTGTGCAAACGATACTGTAAATAAGAATGCGATTGAAGCAGTTGCTGCTGATGTTGCTGTTCTTAATGCATCTGCAGAAACAGCAGGTTCTGTTGATAACAAAATTGCTACTTAGATTGCAGAAAAAATTGATTCTGCTAAAATCGCTGAATTACAGGCTCTTGTTGAATCTCTTGGTGAATATCCTGACCAGACAGGACTTGTTAATCAGGTAACAACTAATAAGAATGATATTGCTGACCTTAAGACTGCTATCGCAGGTCTATCTGGTGGCGTAACTGCTGAACAGCTTGCTGCTGTTGATACAAAAGCTACAAATGCTGCTACAGCTGCTGCTACTGCTCAGTCTGCTGCAGAAGCTGCTGATGCAAAGGCAACAACAGCTAACACAACCGCAAATGCAGTTAAGGCAATTACTGATGCCCTTGCAGTTGATGGAGTTACAGGTACAACTTTAAAGGAAAAGATTGATGCTGAAATCGAAGCTAACTTCGAAGCAATTGACGTTGATAACCTTAACTTAACTTGGAACTAATTTAACGAGGGGCTTTTAAGCCCCTCTTTTTTTTTATTAAATGGAGGTGAGTAGGAATGGCTGTAATTAGTTATAAGTATGATGATAAAACTTAGCTTTCGCCGCACTTCAACGTTCAGGAATTCCATTGTAAGTGTGGACAAAATCACGATATTTTAATTGCAGAAGAACTTATCTCTCAATTGGAGAAACTTTATTCCACTTTAAACTGCTCTAAAATAATTGTTTCTTCTGGACATCGTTGCGCCGCCTATGATAAAAAGATAGGAAATTCTGGAAAAGGCTAGCACATTTTAGGTAAAGCCGCAGATGTTTACTGCTATGACAAAAATGGTAAAGCTATTTCTACAAAAATTGTTTCCTGTGTTGCTTAGGATTTAGGCTTTGGCGGCATAGCAAATATTAATTCAGGATATACATGGATTCATTTGGATGTAAGAACTTCTAATTTTTATATGGGTAATGAGATTATTAACTATAGAACTCTTACTAATGATTTTTATAAATACTATGGACTTACAAAGGAGCAGGTTTATGGAACTTAGGCTGTGCCGGCGCAAGGTAAGGAAGAGACAAAAGAGGTGAATAAAATGGGAACAATTCATGGGGTAGACCTTTCTGTTCATAATGGAACAGTTGATTTCTCTAATTTGAAAAATTCTGGTAAGGCAAATTTTGCAATTCTACGTGCTGGCTATGGAAAATTAGCTTCACAAAAAGATAAGAAGTTTGAGACCTATTATAATAGTTGTAAGTAGGTAGGTATTCCAGTAGGAACTTATTGGTATTCCTATGCTACTTCTGTAAGTGAAGCAGAACAAGAAGCAAGAGTTTTCCTTGAAACAATTAAAGGAAAATAGTTTGAATATCCGCTTTATTTTGACCTTGAAGAACGCTCTGCTTTTAATACAGGTAAGGCAAATTGCTCTGCTATGGTTCGTGTATTTTGTGGTCTTTTAGAAAAGAATGGATACTATGCCGGCTTATATATGAGCCGTTCTCCATTCACAACCTATATGGAATCTGATATTAAAGACCGCTACACTTTATGGCTTGCAGAATATGGTTCTAGACTTAACTATTCTGGAAATGCAGATATGTGGTAGTATAGCTCTACAGGTAGGGCTTCTGGTATTAGTGGAAATGTAGATGTGAATTATTGCTATAAAGATTTTCCAACCATAATTAAGTCTGCAGGATTAAATGGATTTGGAGCTAATAAGGTTGAAATTTCTGAAATAACTGGTAAGCCAAAAGAATATGATAGAGACGGGGTAGAATTGATTGACGCTCCTGAATATGCGCCTATTTAAAAGAGGGAATTAATTTCCCTCTTTTTTATTTGACATTTAAAATAGAATTTGATAGAATTAAAAGAAAGGGGTGGAGATAATGATAACATTTATTGTAGTAGCATTTTTACTATTATATTACTTTGGTAAGAATTTCATGAATTTATTTTTTTAATAAATTGAAATTTCTTTAATTTTATTGTATAATATTTAAAGAAAATTGATAAGGAGGAAGATAAAATGAGAGTAAGAATTTATCTTGATACAAATAGTGCTTGTAATCGCTTTTGCGAAACTGTAAGAGGCTTTGGTGGAAAGGGTGAACTCGTAAATGAAAGTGGACGCTATCGTGTTTCTGCCGCCAGTCTTATGGGTTGTTTAATGGCATCTGCTGAATGGGGGGGCGTAATTTACTTTGAAAGTGAAGAAGACCGTTATACCGAACTTGAAGAATGGATTGCTGATACAGCAGATGACAATATTTCTATTCACGAATGATAATTGTGGGTGTATGTGGGTTAAGTTTACTCTTAATAATTGGGGGTTTCTTAGCCCAAGAAGAAGACAAAGGTACAATACTGGTTCTGCTTGGTATAGTGGGACTAGCTTTTGCCATTGTAGTAGATGGATTTGAAAGGAGTGATGAACTATATGACTTACATGGGAGGAAAACAACGGTTAGCACCGAATATAGTACCGATACTGAATAAATATATAAAAGAAAATGGAATTGAGAATTTTTATGATGTAATGTGTGGCGGCGCAAACATTATTTCGGGGGTTGAATGTAATGAACTCTATGCTAATGATTTAAGTCCAACTCTTATTGCACTTCATTAGGCGGCGCAACAAGATTTTTCTTCAATTTGTACCGACAGTTCTCGTGAGCAATGGGACAGATGTTATGGGGAGTATAAAAAGTTAAAGTCTGCAAATTTCAAGAAAGAATCTTCAATTCCTCTTGCTGAAATTGGAGCAATTGAATGGTTTGGAGGATTTTCTGGGCGGGGATTTCCCGGTGGATATGCAGTTTTATCTCAGGGGCGAAACCAGTTTGAAGAGCGTTATAATAACTTAAAAAAGCAATCTCAATTACCATCTTACTTAAAAATCCATTTTACTTGTGGGGATTATCGAGATTTAGAGTTTAAACCTAATTCTTTAATCTATTGTGATGGTCCTTATAGGGGAACTAAAACTTACGGGATTAGTACAAAATTCGTTTACTCGGATTATTATAAATGGTTAATGAGAACGGCAAAAACTACCCCTATCTTTATAAGTGAACAAGAACTTCCTCTTGAAATACCAGCTTCAATAATTTGGCAAAAAGGGGTTAAGAGAGACATAGACCCAGCGAAAAATAAAACTGAAAAAATTGAAAAATTATTTTTCTTAGATTTAAGAGAGGAGTAAGACAATGGACAGATTATTTATTACCGGAGACACTCACGGCACAATTGACATTGAAAAACTGACATATAGGAAATTCCCTATTCAGAGTGAACTTTATCGTTCTGATGTAATGGTAATACTTGGAGATTCTGCTTTGTGTTGGGATGGTGATGGAACAGATAGATGGTTACAAAATTGGTATAAAGAGAAGAAATTTTCAACCCTGTCTGTTCGTGGCAATCATGATAATCCTGACTTAATTGCAAAACTTCCTCTTGAACCTCGTTATGGCGGTATGGTCTATTCCATATCTCCCAATGTATGTTACGCCGCCACTGGTGAAATTTATACATTAAGTGGCTTTAAGTGTCTTTGTGTAAATGGGGCAGACTCTCACGATATTGCCTTTAGAAAAGAAGGCGAAAGTTGGTGGCGCGGCGAGACAATTACTAAGGAACAATATGAAAAATGTATGAAGAATCTGGAAAAGCATAATTTTAAAGTTGACTTTGTTTTTTCTCATACTGGTGGACTTCAAGTCAATGCATTTCTGGGCTTCAATGAGACTCAATCTGATAAATATCTGGATAAAATTTTAGAACAGCTTACCTATACCTATCACTATTGTGGACATTATCACGTAGACAAATGGGTAAACTCTAAAACCAGAATCCTTTATAATGACATAATTGAATTAACTAATTGGGAAAATCAATGGAAATTTTGATTTTCCTTTAATTTTTACTATAATTTTAATAGAAATAAAGGAGTGATTCAAATGGCAGACATTATCTTCTTTTCAAGTAAAGCTGAAAATTATCAAATGTTTTCCAATTTCTACCCTTGTAAGGTTAAATATAGAGATGAAATTTTTGATTCTTCCGAGGCGGCGTTTCAAGCCTCAAAATGTTGGGAAAGAGTAGAAGATTTTATTGGAATTTCAGCTTCAGAAAGTAAACAATTGGGAAAACGAGTTAAGTTAAGACCAGATTGGGAAGAGGTTAAAGACGAGATTATGTATGAGGTTTGTTTGGCAAAATTTTGCCAAAATCCAGACCTTCGTAAAATTCTTCTTTCAACTGGTGAAGCTATACTTGTCGAAAAGACTAATTGGCATGACCGATATTGGGGTATTTGTACTTGTGGACGCTGTAAAAGTGCTGGACGGAATCAACTTGGAAAAACATTAATGAGAGTAAGAGAAACTTTAAGGAGGAACTGAATGGTAATTAAATTGTATGGCTACGATAAGGAGAATAAAGAAGTTTATGTTGGCTCATTTACAAGTCAAAACGCAGCTCAGATAGCAGTTAAAAATCTCAAACTTAAATCCTATTTTTTCTATCGAGAGAAAAATTTTTTTCAGGGAGAGAAAAAATTGTTTAATCCACACGTATGCTTGTAAAATTTTAGATGTAATGGCAATTGATTCTACCTTAATATGAGGTGGCATAGTCTACCTAATTATATTAATGGAGGGATTTAAATGCCAAATAACACAGAAATTACAATTGTTGCTGGACACATTAAGGCTGTTCCAGAAGAAAGACCGGGGAAGACAGACAAAGTTTATACCGTACTTCGTAAACAGGAAATGTATGGTTCTGGAGATATTAAAGCTAATCAAACCATGCTTGAAGAATTAAAGGCTGCGGCAGAAAAAGAAGATTCAGGTCTTTCTGGCTAAAAAGTCAAGGTTAAAACCCTTGACTTTTTCTTTAAAGAGGTGAGATTAAGTGAGAAATAGAAATAGAGATATGTTGACACAAATAAGTACAATTGATTTACTTTATAAGATTTAGAATAATGTTGAGGGGTGTGTACTAAAAGGATTATGTAATCGAGATTTTGACATTTCTAAGTGTAAAAAGGAAGAGTGTTTTCAATGTTTGTGCGAATGGTTAAATAAAGAAAGAAATGAACCTCCTAAATAATTGAAAAATTTATATATTCATAGTATAATATTTATAGAAATTGAAAAGGAGTGATGTAAGTGAGTATAAATGCAATTTGCGTTGGTTGGACATTGTTAATAGTAGCAATTATACTTATTATTAAGTGTTGTTGTTTTTGTTACTCTTCCAATTGGGGCGATAGTGAACAGGCATGTGCAATGTTTGGGATTATCATTCTTATAGTTGCTCTTTGTTGTATGTTTCTATAATTTATTAAAAGGAGAAGATTATCTATGAATGTAAAGAAAATTGTTATTGGTTCAGTTACAGGTGCGGTTGCAGTTATTACACTTCTTGCATCTATGACGATTGTGCCGGCTGGGTATTCTGGTGTTGTTGTAACAATGGGGAGCGTAAGTAATATTGCGTTGACAGAGGGCTTCCATTTTAAAAAGCCGTATATACAATCAGTATACGACATATCAAATAAGATTCAGGTCTATGAAACTCCAGCAGATTCAGTCTCTAAAGACCTTCAAGCAGTTAGCTCTACAATTGCAGTAAACTATCGACTTGCTTCAGCTCAGTCTGCTTATATCTATCAGAATGTGGGTATGGATTATCAGACTGTACTTATTGCACCTACAGTTCAGGAATGTATGAAGGCGGCAACCGCAAAATATACAGCAGAGCAGTTAATTACTGAACGTGCAGCAGTAGGAGATGCGGTTAAAGAAGGTCTTGACCAGAAGTTAAATCCTTATGGTATTTATATTGAGAAATTTAATATTGTAAATTTTGACTTCTCTCATGAGTTTAATGCCGCAATTGAAGCAAAACAGGTTGCAGAGCAGAATTTACTCAAAACTAAAACAGAACAGCAAGAACAGATTACAATTGCAGAAGCAGAGGCTAAGAAAAAGGTTATTGCTGCCGATGCAGAAGCAGAAGCTACAAGAACTAAGGCTCAGGCGGATGCAGATGCAATTCAAATTAAAGCTGATGCTCAGGCAGATGCTAACCAGAAAATTGCACAGTCTTTAACTCCAGAAGTTCTTCGGGATAAGGCTATTTCTCAGTGGGATGGTGTCGCACCTAAGATTACTGGTAGCTCTGATGATTTTCTGTTCGATATTGGTGAATTAACTGAATAAGATAAAAGTGCCGTCATACCAATTTGTGTATGGCGGCACAACGCTTTTAAAAATTTGAATAAAAAAATTTTTTTTGATATAATATATATAGAAATTCTGAAAGAGAGGAAAAAGTTATGACTACTTTTTATATGACTATTGGTCTCCCCGGGAGCGGAAAAGATTACTTAATTGAACATAATTATTCCGATTGTGTTCATATTTCTTCTGATGCTATTCGTGAAGAAGTATTTGGAGATGTGAATGACCAGACTCATAATGTTCAAGTTTTTAACATTATGAAAAAGAGAACTATTGAAGCTTTAAAAGAGGGGAAAGATTGTATTTATAATGCAACTAATCTTTCCGCCAAAAAGAGAATTGCTTTCCTTAAAGAATTGGAAAGATTTCCTGATGTAAGAAAAGTTGCAGTTCTTAATGTTGTTCCGCCGGCAGTCGTTCTTCAGCGTAATGCTTCAAGAGAGCGTCATGTTCCTGAAAATGTTATCATAAGAATGTTAAAATCTTTTGAAGTACCTCATTATTCTGAAGGTTGGGATTTCATTCAAGTCTATGGATTTGATGGAAACTCTTCTTTTCTTGAAGATGAACTTCGGAAATTAGTAGGCGTATCTCATGATAATCCTCATCATGAATATTCTGTAGGTAATCATATGCTTGCCGCAGAATCGCATTATTTAGCAAAAACTACTGCACCTCGGCTTGATTTAATTCTTGCTTGTCGTTATCATGATATTGGAAAAGGTTTCTGCAAAACTTTTACTAACACAAAGGGCGAATCAACAAAAGACGCTCATTACTACAATCATGAAAATGTAGGGGCATATCTGTTTTTAGCTCATTCTCCAGTTGACAAAGGCAGACTTATGTATCTGAATATTGCTAACTTAATTAATCATCATATGGATTACTTTAAAGGGGAGAAATATTTAGAAAAAATTGCTACTCGTTTCGGCTCTGATTTCATGGATGAATTAGCCATAATTCATAATGCGGATATAAATGCTCATTAACTAAAAAATTAGAGGAATTAAATTAAAACTGTACTTTCCATGTAGAGAGGATACCGTTGCGGTATCCTTTAATTTTTATATAAAGGAGGTTTTGTAATGCCAAATGCAGATTTAGTTTACAATGCTGATTTAAGCACTGAGCCTGTTGTAGTAGAAAACGGTTGTAACTGTAATTGTGGATGTCATGGTATCTACTGGATGCCGCCACCTCCACCACCAGATTACCCTGACACACCACCTACTCCACCGGAAGGAATTAAACCACCGCCACCGCCACCCTTCCCATTCCCTTGGGGCTGGCCTTATCCTTTTTATCCACCTTTCTTCCCACCGCCACCACCACCACCTAAGCCAGATGATGGAGGCGGAGATAATCCTGATAATCCGGGTCCGCCTAAGCCAGACGACCCAGACAATCCTAAGCCACCAAGCCAAGACGAAATTCAGGAGATTGAAAAGCAGATTTAGGCTCTTACTAAGAAACTCGCTACTATTAAGTGTATGATTAAGTGCATCAGCGAAAAGAAAAAGGACGTAATTATTAAAACAGATTGTTGCAGTTATAACTTCGGTAATATTGATACTGCCGTTGATGGCTGGGATGACGTATCTTATGCACAGACAGTTCTTCGTATCCTGTATAAGGAAAAATCTTTAATTAGTGAAAAAATTAGAGAACTTGCTGAAAAGATTAGCGAAGATGTAAGTGTTGACGGCACAACTGTATGTGCTTGTGATAATGAAACTTGCGATTGTAATGATGATTAATTTAAAATAAAGTCAAAGCAAAAAATGCTTTGACTTTTCTTTTTATTTTTAGTATAATTTTATTAAAGAAAATTTAAAGGAGGAAAATAAAATGTACAATGTTCAGAAGAACCTTACCTATTTTGTAGTAAATAGAAGTTCTGGAAGAACAACTGAAATGACCAGAGATGAACTGGTTGTATGGGTAGCTCATTTGCTTAAAAATACCCGTGCCGGCGTGGATAATCCGTTTAGGGATATTGACTTTAGCGGAAATGACAAAGTTCTGGTAACTAAGACGACTCAAACTTGGAGATACAGACCTCGCTTTGTTGATGGTGAGGTTAAACTTGTAGAATGTTGGGGTCTGGATACCGTTTCTTCTTATGAATCTCGCTCTACTATTGTTCTTGATTCTACTGGTAGAATTGTTGATGTAAGAGATTTTGTTGATGAAGCTAAAAAAGTTAATGTTTTTTCTTGTAAAAAGGAAAAAAGAAGAACTTTTAAAGCTGGTGCTCTTCTTTTAGTTTATCACTGGCTTGGCAGTAAGAAAGAAACCTTTAAATTTAGACAGAGTGCAGTTCCTTTTGTTCATAAGCATGGTGGGAACTATACTCCCAAAACTCATAGACTCCAGAATTATAAGAATGCTGAAAATCTGAGACCTAAGAATAGAGTTAGTATGGATGACATGTGGGATTTTCCTTATCGTCATACTGATAGAAGTTGGAAGTCCAGTTGTAAGAAAAGACATCAGTGGGAAAAGCACTTAAAGTGAGACGTTTCGCCGCCATGCCATTGTCCGGCGTGGTGGTATTTTTGTATCTAAGGGGATTTTTATACATTTATATATTATCTATTTATATATTTCTCTATTAAATTTATTCCTATCAAACGGTAAAATCATTCCAAAGTGCGGAATAAATTTAGTAGATAGAACGGTAAATTTATTCCACGGAAATTCTATTCCACTCGGTAAATTTATTCCGCCAAACGGAAAGAGAATACCAGATTTTTAGAAAAATTTTTCCATGTTATTACCTATTAATGCGTCCCGGCGCAACACAATAAAAAATTTGATTTTTATAGAATTTTATACTATAATAAATATAGAAAATTTGAAAAGGAGTTGAGTATATGCCACCTATGCATTTTAAAGACGATAGCTGGAATTTTTGGGTTATGTATAGACGACTTGAAAATCAGTTTAAAGAGCATAAGACTTTAATAATTGCTTATGACCTTGATGACACTGTTCGTCCTTATCGCTCCTCAACTTGTGAGGAAACTATTAAGGTAATTAAGCGTTGTAATGAATTACTTCACCCTATTTTCATTGTCTATACTGCAAATCCAGACCTTAAACAGGCGAAGGTAGACCTTGAAAAATTAGGCTTGCCATATCATGCAATTAACGATTATCCGCAGGGTACAATGCCCTATCAGTTTTGGAAAGCAAAACAGGATAATCCTACAATGAAACTTTATTATAACGTACTACTTGATGATAAAAGTTTTGGCTTACGAGATAGTTGTCGTGCCCTCGGTATTCTTTGTAATAAAGTTGAAAGTGCTTTCGGTACTGGAGGGGAGTTTGATACTGCCTATCTTTATCATGACAAGAAACCTTCTGAAGATTTTGTATTCTATCATATTTATGACGGCGTACCGGCAGATACAACTTATATAGACTTAAATCAAGATTGTGGTTCTCCAATTGAGTTCGGTGAATCTATTCATGATGAAGAAGATTTAAAAGAATTTATTTATGAATGGCTTGAAGAGAATGACATTGATAAAGATAAAGTCTATACTTTTGTTGTTCAAATTGCTGTACCAGATGGGTATGGAGATTATGATTACTACGATTTGTCTACAACTGGACGGTTTAAAAATTGACTTTTAATAAAATTTAAAGTATAATTTTTATAAAGAAAAGTTAAGGAGATGAATTGAATGAGTGTACCTAAGATTACTTTAAAACAGGCTGAAAAGGCTGTTAAGAAGAATCACTTTAAAATCTCTGAATCTGGCTATTCTAAAAAGTATGTTAAAAAAGCAGATAAATTTGAACGTAAGCACGGTTTTCGTTATGAAGATGCATGGAATCTTGACCATGCTATTGCTTGCTTTATTCTGCCTCGACTTGTTCAACTTCGGGACACCCAACATGGATACCCTGCTTATTTTGAGCATAATTACCCTACAGAAGAGGAAGCCGTTGCCGCATGGGATGATGTTCTTAATGAAATGATTTATGGCTTCTACATTTATGTTACTAAAGATGGAATTTTTTGGGAAGATGAGGATAAGATTGCTTGGAATAGAGCTAAAAGTTGGCTGTGCCGTTACTTTTCTTCCTTATGGGATTGAGGTGAGATTATGAGATTAAAAATAACGAAGGTCGAAAAAGTTGTAGACGAGGGTGGAAAAGAACACTTAATAGTACTCGATTCCAACTGGTTTACGATTAGTAACAAAGATTTACGAGAATCTTTAGCTAATCCATCTACTCGTGTCGAATTTTGTAGTGCCGCACCCACACGTTTTCAGCTTAATACTCTCTATGTTCGTGCTGATAGAAAGGCGGCATGGGCATATGTGTTGAAAGAGGAGGAGAATAGTGATGGATGAAAAGGAATATGAGAACATTTGTTAGAATTGCGGTACTGCTTTTCTGACAGATGACGAAGACGAAGCCTATTGCCCCTCATGCTGGTCTAAGGTAATAAACCTTGAAAATGAGGGAAGCGGCGAAACAATTGAAAATTTGAATTAAAATAAAATTTATGATATAATTTTTATACAATCTGAAAAGGAGAGATGAGTATGAAGGTTTATGTAGCAGTTCGTTATGAAGATTTTGATTGTCCTGAAGTTAAAGGCTTTAGTACTTTGGAAAAGGCTCAGAAACAGCTTTATGTCTGGGGCGGACAGCGACTCTTTGATGCATTTCATCGTGCCGGCGTAACAATTGAGGAAGCTGATGAGAAAGAATTTCTTGCAAAAGATATTATGGGTTCTTGGGTTGAATATGACAAAGACGGCGGAATCGAATCTGTTTGCTGGGGTAGTGAAGGTGAAAACAAAACAGAATGTTGGATTGAAGAAGTTGAAATTGAATAAAACATAAGCACTTAAAAATTTGATTTCTTTTTAAAAATAAAGTATAATATATATACAATTTAAAAAGAAAGTATAAAGACAGTTCAGCAACTCTTAAAAAAACATTAGCTTTTGGGGACTAATTAGTTTAAACGAAACTGTCTTGTTATTTGCGTCTGTAGCTCAGATGGTTAGAGCATCGCTCTTTTAAAGCGAGGGTCATGCGTTCAAATCGCATCAGACGCACTATGGAGATGCAGCAGGATATTTATTTATAAATTTGAATCTGCATGAGGGTCAAATCCTTCCATCTCCACCATTTAAAAAATTGACTTTTAATTAAAAATTGTATATAATATATATACAATTTAAAAAGAAATTTAAATTGCCCGTTCGTCTAAAGGTAGGACAGCAGTTTTTGGCACTGCTGATAGGAGTTCGATTCTCTTACGGGCAATCATAAATGCAGGGAGAGCTTATTAGGTACAAGCACTCGCCTTATAAGCGAGAGATAGTCGGGTTCAAATCCCACGCCCTGTATAAAGACAGTTCAGCAACTCTTTTTAAGAACATTAGTATTTGGGAACTGATTAGTTTAAAATGAAACTGTCTTGTTATTTGCTCCCATAGCTTAGTTGGTAAAGCATCACACTTTTAATGTGAGGAGCGAGAGTTCGAGTCTCTCTGGGGGCATTATGGAGATGTGGCAGAGTTGGTCGAATGCGGCACACTGCTAATGTGTTTGTCATTAAGTTGGCACGAAGGTTCGAATCCTTTCATCTCCGTCAATTAAAAAATTGACTTTTAATTAAAAATTATGTATAATATATATACAATTTGATTTAAAAGTCAAATATAAACTGCCCTGTGGACAAGTGGCTTAAGTTGGGAGTCTCTAAAACTCTAAGACCTCCGTTCGAATCGGAGCAGGGCAATCGAACTAAGACGGTTCAGCAACTCTATTTATTTGATATGTGGCTTCAAATTTCTCCGTCTTGAAAGTTCAAATCAATTAAAAATTTGAAATTTCTTTTAAAATTTGCTATAATATTTATAGTAAATGAGAAAGAAAGCCAAATTGAAAGGAGCAAGCCTATGTATATTTCAGTTCAGTTTAAGAATAAAAACAAAGAGTTTGTTGGTAAGCATTATGACTATGAATTGCTTCCTGATGAAAAAGTACCGGCAGTTGGCTCTATTATCCGAATGATGGACGAAAATTATAATTTTGTGTGTTACGGCACAAGAGTTATGGTTACTTCCGTTAAAATGAAAAGTGCTTCGGCAAAGGTCGCTATCAGATGTCTTGAAACGACACTTGATGATGAACAGGACAGTTAAAAATTTGAAATAAAAAATAAAATGAAGTATAATAATTATAGAAATTAAAGAAATGGGAGAGTAGCTCAGTCGGTGGTAGCAAACGGCTGTTAACCGTTAGGTCAAGGGTTCGAGTCCCTTCTCTCCCGTTATTTAAATGGGGTTGTAGTTCAGTTGGGAGAACGTTTGTCCTGCAAACAAAAGGTCGTGGGTTCGATTCCCACCTTCTCCACTTTGGGAACGTAGCTTAGTTGGTAAAAGCACTCGGCTGATAACCGAGAGACCAGCGGTTCGAGTCCGCTCGTTCCCACCAAATGCGGAATTGGTGTAATGGTAGCATTTCTGCCTTCCAAGCAGACAGTGGGGGTTCAAATCCCCTATTCCGCTCCAATGGGTAAGTATGCAAACTGGTGAAGCGAGCTGTCTGTAAAACAGTTGCCATTGGCGTTGTAGGTTCGAGTCCTACCTTACCCACCATTAAGACAGTTACAGCAACTTCACATAGAAAAGATATTTATTTAGTAAATTTAGTTTGTGGAGTTCTCCCGTGATGTGATAGGGAGAAAGAATTAAAGTTCGCACTCAACTATAAAGTGCAATAAAAATTTATTTTCGCCGTATAGGTGGCGGAGTTGTTTCGCCGCCGGCGGGTTTCCCTTGACCTTATAAGGAATTTAAATTTTAGCTGTCTTGCATAGGTCGCCTAAATAAAGGCTTACCCTTTAAAGTTAAATTTATGCATGGTTTCAGGAAACCGAAAAATCCGAATCGAAGTTGAGCCGCCATTCAACTTCGTCCTGTGGCGGCAGGTTTTGAGGGTGGAGACCTTTTAAACTCCCGTTTGACGAACGTTATTAAAGTCTGACAGATGACATAATATTGCTCTAAATAGCCTCATCTAAGAATGGAATTTGAGCAGGTTAGAGTTTATCCTTAAAGCCAACCGGTTGAAAGTCCGTTGGACGGTAATAATCGTCCAAAGAATGGGAACTATTTGCTGACCTTCACGTGGTGTTTCTGAGTTTGGCTAACAGCAAAAAGTGATACTCGGCTTTATAGTTGAGAAAGTTATCCGAGTTAAACGCTTCTCAACAAAATTTATTAGATAGGAGTGATAACTTTGGTTGGAAATTGGGACATTAATGTTGTTGTAGGTAAGCTTCCGCAGAAAGTTGCTACTGCTTTTGCAAATCTTGGTGAAACAATTATTGGAGCAACATATACTCCAATTGCATATATTGGTTCACAGATTGTGAATGGAGTAAATCATGCGGTATTGGCTGAACAGACAATTATTACCGGCAGAGATACAAAGAATATCGTCTTAATTATTTTTAATGAAAAACCAGAGGGTGTTTCGTTAGTTAATATTGAGAGAGTTGTTGAAGGCGGTTTGGAACTCGGCGGAACAAAAATTGATGTAAAAACTGAAATTCCAGAAGATGCTCAGTCTGCATTCAATGAAGCAATTGGTAGCTTTGTTGGTTCTACAGTAGAACCCTTTGCATTAGTTGCAACTCAGGTTACAAAAGGTACGGACTACATCTTTGTAGCAACTGTTAAGCCTTTGGCACTTGAAGCAAAAGCAACTGTTGCTCTGGTTACGGTGAATACTCTTGAAAAGAGAATTTCCTTTATTGATGTGATTCAGCCGAATCTTAATAAAGCAAGTCTTGGATATGCTTTTACTTGGTAATAGGGAGATTAAATTCTCCCCTACCAATTAAAAATTTGAAATTTCTTTTAAAATTTGCTATAATATTTATAGTAAATGAGAAAGAGATAAAAAAAATAGCGGAGTGGAGCAGTTGGTAGCTCGCAAGATTCATTATCTTGAGGTCGTAGGTTCAAGTCCTGCCTCCGCAACCAGCACTTAAAGATACGTACAGCAAACCACTTAGCTTAGGAATTTTAATCCCCGTGATGCAGGTTCGAGTCCTGTCTTTACAGTCTTTACTGTAAAGTAGCTTAATTGGCAGAGCAGGTAAATGCAAACAACGTATCTTGTTAAATGCCTCATTAGCTTAGATGGTCGAAAGCACCCGACTCTTAATCGGGGGAGCATGGGTTCAAATCCCATATGGGGTACTATGGCGGTGTAGTTCAGTAGTGTAGAACATCGGACTGTCACTCCGAAGGTCGCCGGTTCGAGTCCGGTCATCGTCGCCATAAAGACACATCAGCAAAACAATTCTTTTGCATTGGGAGCATGAGTTAGAGGTTCGATTCCTCTATCCACGACCAAATTATACTGTGGATTGGTGAAATGGTATCACGCATTATAAGTGTGTCTTGTATTTTGCTTCTGTAGCACAATTGGTAGTGCATCTCACTTGTAATGAGAGGGTTGTAGGTTCGAGTCCTATCAGAAGCTCTATGCCGGTGTAGCTCAGTTGGTAGTAGCGTATGCCTGAAGAGCATAGCGTCAGAGGTTCGATTCCTCTCGCCGGCATCAGTTAAGATTCGTCAGCAGAAGTATTTCAAAATTTACATACACCAAATGCCAGTATGTATGGTGTAACGGTAGCACACTCACCAGTTAAGTGAGAGGTAAAGGTTCAACTCCTTTGGCAGAACGAATCTTGTTTCCGCCCTATCGTCTAACGGTTAGGACATCGCACTTTCTATGCGAAAATCCCAGTTCGAGTCTGGGTAGGGTGATTAAGCGTTATTAAAACGCAAAAATAAGTAAAAGGAGAAGAGAGGTCATGAATACTAAAAAATTTTATCGTGGTAATGGTCAAATCGTAACCTACGATGGAATGATGAAAGTAATTGCAGACTACATCATGGAAGATACGAAAAGTGATTATGAAATCACAGTAGGCACAGATAGCCAAAACCATGACCTAACAAAAATGGTTGAAGTTATCGCTGTACATCGTGTTGGAAAAGGTGGTATCTTCTTCTACAGAACAGAATATGTTCGTAAAATTCGAGTTTTAAAAGAAAAAATTGTTGAAGAAACATCTCGTTCTTTAGAGAACGCAGAGGGGTTATTAGATACAGTTCAACTTTATTTACTCGAAAAAGATATTGATATTGACAAACTCAATATTCATTTTGTAATTCATTGTGATATTGGTCATGCCGGCAAGACACAAGCACTTATTAAAGAAATTGTTTCTTGGGTTCAGTCTTGTGGTTATGAATGTCAGATTAAGCCAGATAGCTATGCTGCGTCTGGTATTGCAAACAAAATTTCTAAGTGAACAATGCGTTGATAGCCAAGCATTAAAAGGCACTAAGACAATAGGAGTCCTTGTCGTGGGAACTTCACCCACATGGAATGCGTGTGATTGAAACTGCACACTCAACGCTTTTGCCGCTGTGGTGGAATTGGCAGACACAAGGGACTTAAAATCCCTCGGAGTAAAATCCGTACCGGTTCAAATCCGGTCAGCGGCACTATAAGACGGTTACAGCAATCTTTAAGGATTTATTTGGTTCGATTCCAGAGGTTTTCCGTCTTGAAGATTTTATTTTGAAAAGGAGATAATCTAAATGAGAAAAGTTATTATTGTTATTTTATCCGTTATTGCTATTGCGACAATTGTACTGCCTGAGGGAGAGTACGGTCCGGTAACTATTACTTCTTACGCCGCAGAGGGACAGTTTAATTCAAATGGATTACAGGCTAATAACCTTGGTATTCCTATTAATGAATTTGTTGACGCTCCGGCAACAGCACCAATTCCTTTTGGTCAGCTTGTTGATGCTCCTATGACTGCACCAGTATCAGTTCCTTCTGATAAGTTTGTTGATGCTCCTATGACTGCACCGTCAGCGGAGACTTCTATGACTACAACTACAAAAGAAACTACAACTACAGCTGAACTTGTGTCAGCTCCAGAAACCGCACCAGAAGTTTTAGATACTGCTCCAGCGACAGCACCAACAACTACTACCTCAACCACTACTTCAACTACTACTACAGTAACAACCACCACAACTACAGCTACCACTTCGGCTTCAACCGTTTTGGCAGATATGAAGTGTGCAGATGGTGCTGAATTAAGAGTAAGTGAAGATTCAAACGGTAAGGTTGAAATTGAAGCATCAGGCGAAAAAGACTTACTTAAAGAAATTTTTGGTTTTATTAAAGACCTGTTTTCTTAAGCGGTTCGCCGCTTAATATCGGGGATTACGTCAATTTGGTAGACGGCGGCATTTGGGATGCCGAGGCTGCGAGTTCGAGTCTCGCATCTCCGACTAAAGCACCTAATGCGGATATGGTGCTATATTTTCATGGTGATTACCTCCTAAAATTGCCAAAGTTGTGTCGCTTGGCGGCACAACGCTGGGGATATGGTGGAATGGCAGACACGCTTGCCTTAGAAGCAAGTGCTTCGGCGTGAGAGTTCAAGTCTCTCTATCCCCACTAAAATGGAGTCGGTAGTGTAATGGCTAACACGTCAGTTTGTGGCACTGATAATGAGAGTTCGATTCTCTCCCTTCTCCCTTGGTGCGCAGGTTTGATGCAATGCGACATGTTCAGAAATCCGTGTACTATAGAGTATTCCTGCACAATCTATAGCGGTATTTAATTAAAGACACTACAGCAAAACATTTCTAAATGGACTGTAAATCCGTTGGGGAAGTCCCTTCGTAGGTGCAAATCCTATCCTCGCCCACCAAAATATGGGCGAGTAGCCAAGTAGACAAAGGCGACGGACCATATATTAAAAGTGTCTTGAAATGTGGAGATGCCAGAGTGGTTGATTGGGACGGACTGCAACTCCGTTGCGTAAGCCTCGTCGGTTCGAATCCGACTCTCCACTTTAATCTCCCCTTAGCTCAATTGGATAGAGCAACGGATTTCTAATCCGTAGGTTGAAGGTTCGAGTCCTTCAGGGGAGGCTTAATTTGTCGCTTTAGTTCAATTGGATTAGAACCTCCGGCTACGAACCGGAAGATACGAGTTCAAGTCTTGTAGGCGGCGTAAAAAGACAACTTACAGCAATTTAATTATATCGCCTTAAGTTTTTCCTGTACAGTGATATGTCAGGGTGTTGTCTTGATTTAATTGGAAGATTAATTCAGCCGGCGCTGAACCTCGTCTTGAAAACGAGTGGTGCGGTGAAACGCATGGGGCTCGACACCTCAGTCTTCCGCCACTAACCTTAAGACCTTACGGCATTAAATTAAATAAAGGTCTTGAAGTTAAAATAATTTGAGTTTTTAAAAATTTTTTGCTATAATATTTATAGTGAAAAGGAAAAAGTCCGAATTAACTTTAACTTACAATGAAAAGGAGAAATGTGTAATGAGTTTTGTAAATCAGTTCAAAAGAATGTCCGATATGACCACCACTGAAAATGGAGGTCTGGCTTATAAGTCTACCGGCTCTGACCTTTTATCTCTGTTCGCTAATATTGGCGGTATGAGAGATAGAAATGATAGCGATATTATTTCTGCTTGGAAACTCGCAAGAAAGGAAGATAAGCTGTTAGCAGATAACCTTATTCTCTATTCTCGTGATATTCGTAATGCCGGACTTGGTGAGCGTAGAATTGGCAGACTCTTATTAAAAGAGCTTGCTATGGTTGACCCTCGTAAGGTAGAGCGTAATCTCCAGAAGATTGTCGATGCCGGCAGATGGGACGACTTGTTCGTATTTGAGGGAACTCCTGCATGGGATGAAACCGTTCGCTTTATCCAGAATCAGTTCCGTACTGATGTCAATGGAATGAAGAAGAACGAACCTATTTCTCTGCTTGCAAAGTGGCTTCCTTCTATTAACGCTTCTTCTGAAAAGACTAAGCGTCTGGCTCGTACTTTCTGCACCTTGTTCAGCTTAACTCCTCGTACTTATCGTAAGAGCCTCTCCGCTATGCGTAAGTACATTGATGTAGTTGAACGTAAGATGTCAGCTGGTCAGTGGAATGAAATTAACTTTGAAACTGTTCCTTCTGTTGCAATGTCTCGTTATATTGCAACCTACAATAAGCGTTGTCAGGAACGCTTTGCCGAATACAAGGCTTCCCTTGAAAAGGGCGAAGCTAAGGTTAATGCGGCAACTCTCTTCCCTTATGACATTGCTTTAAAGTTCATAGGCAATTGTAATGGCTATGGTTGTAGATATACTCATCTGGATGCAGTTGATGAAGCACAGTGGAAGGCTCTGCCTAACTATGTTTCTGACGAGTTCGATGTAGTTGTAATGGCAGACGTATCCGGCTCTATGTACTCTTCTGATAGTCGTCCTATGGCAACTTCTATTGGTCTGGCAACTTACTTTGCTCAACGCAACAAAGGTGCATATCACAATATGTATTTAAGTTTCACTGACCGTCCTCATTTCATTACCCTGCGTGACGAGATGTCGCTGGAAGATTGCTTAAAATACGTGTTAAAGGAGGGTGTTGGCTACAATACTGACCTTGACCTTGCTTTTGAAGCTATCTATAAAGTGGCAAGCACTGCCGGAGAAGCACCTAAAGCTCTTGTCATTATTAGTGATATGGAGATTGATTCTTTCTGCGGAGAGAATTATGAATCCATTGCTCAAAAATGGCAGAGAATTTACGCTAAAGCTGGATTAACTGCTCCTAAGTTAATTTGGTGGAATGTAGATTCCAGAGAGGGTAGAGTTCTCGCTCGTCAGGACGAGAATGTAGGATTTGTATCAGGTTATGGTGTCGGTCCGTTCAAGAATCTTCAATCTCTGATTGAAAAAGACGCTTATACCGCAATGGTAGAAATCCTCTCTCAGGACGCTTTCACTTGGAATTAAGGCGGTTACGCCGCCTTGATTTTAGGCTCTATACAGCAAAATCAATAGAAATATACATCAAATTGATTTTAGTTAAATAATTGGCATTTACCTGTAGTTGTCAAAACCTTGTAACAGGTTAAGTTACCGCACACTTCTTTTGTGTAAATGAAGTCCCTCCCGTTCCAGTTTGGGATTGTATAACTGGTGATAGTGGAATAAATTTTCTACCGAAGTCTGAGAACAGCAAGAGCCTAGTCTTAACGATTCTTCAGCAGAATTGTTTCAAGAATTGAAAAAAAAGAATCGTGAGGGAGTTGAACAATTAAAAAAGTTCAATTCCCTTTTGTAATTTTTAAGGGGTGATACTGTGAGAATTAAGAGTAGGGTAAAGGATAAAAAAGAAATTGTAGTAAAAAAAGCGTGTGTTTTAGTATCTGATGAGAATTAGAATAATTTCTTTATTTTTGATACTGATGATACTAACATTAGATTTGGAACTGACTCGGCAGAAATTGTAATGTGGTTTAAGGATACACGTCCATTTGATAGATATAATATTTCTGGGGCGAAGCCATATGATGTTAAAATTTTTTTAAGTAGGAATGATACTACTCCTATTATTACTTATAAACTTGAAGGAGGTTATTTCTCTTATCTTGGATTTTATAATCTTATAATAAAAGGGAAGATTACCTATTTTAAGAATTTAAAGATAAGTGGTGAGAAAAATGTATTGTTACGAAGTTCAAGGTTCTGACAGTAGAGGGCGTTTTACAGAATCCAAAAAAATTTATTGTCCAGAACCAATTCCAAATGTCAAGGTCGGTGACATTATTATATCCAGCAAGGACGGCATGAAGAAGAGGTTTATTATAAAAGGAGAACCAATTTGTGTTGCGCCGCCTTGCAATGTTGATGATATTATTGACAACATCTATATTTCAATTGAGGTGAAATAAAATGTTTACTTTAGGTAATGTACTTTATTTTGGTGGAATTGCTTTCCTTGCAATTGGAGGAGTTAATTTAATTCAATGTTACGGACAGTCAATTAAAAGAATTATTGTTTACTTAACTCTTGTAATTCTTGGTCTTGCCGGCTTCTGGTTCGGTGATGATATGAGGAGAAAAGAAATTTTCACTTACACTATTGACCATTACCAAGATGGCTTTCCGGGCGGAGGAGTTCAGGTTACTTTTAAGGAAGAAACAACTCCAAGAATGATTAAAGCTAATATGGTTGAAAAATTTAAGGAGAAAGCCGCAGAGGATGGTAATCCTGATACAATTGAAATGACAAGAGCAGATAGAAAGGAGTATTTTGAGTAATGACAATTTTAATTATAGGTATACTAATTATTATAGCAGCTTTAATTACGTTTAAAACAGAGGGTGCTAATGATGCTTCATTTTTTATTTTAATGTGCGGTATTGCTATTGCTTTTGTAGGTTTTATACTCGGTTGTATAACTTCTGAATATAAAGTTAGTGAGATGAAAGAATTAGAGAATGGATGGTATCAAGCCACTATTGAATTTGATTCTTCTTCTACTAAAGTAATGTTAAGTCCCAATGAAGCAAAATTTTATATAGAAAATCCTACTGGGAAAATTTCTATGTATGATTTCGCTGAATCTTATTCTGAAAGAATTTCTAAGACTTATTATTATAAAGGAGGCAATCCTAATGAAGAAAATACGACTGAAATCGAGAGTGAAATAGAAGTAGGAACAAACGAAGAAAACTGGACTACGGAGTGACTATGCAACTTGTTCAGAATGTTTACAAACTTTTCATTTAAGTTAGTTAAAACATAGTCTTTTCAGTCCGCATAGCTTCAAATGTCCTTATTGTTGGCATGTTCAAGATTGGAATAGTTGGCTTGATAGCTGTAATCTTGTTTAACTTGTTGCGCCGGCACGCAAGCCGGCGTAACGTATTTTGGAGGGTTTCAAATGGAAAAGATTTATACTTGTCCTAAATGTGGACAAAAAACATTATATGAAAACTTAAAACCATATTATGGCTCTGGTTTTGTTCCTGCGGACCGAGCACATCAATGTCCAAATTGTCATCAAATTTTTCCTTTAAATCAATTTAAAGAGTTGAAGTAAAATGATAATGATTTTAGCAGGAATTTTTTGCTTAATATCTCTTGTGCTTAATTTACTTTCTTCTTTTTTATATTACAAAGACTATGAGAAAAATCATAAAGATGTTGATTTTACTAATTCTCTATTACATTTTATTATGGCTTTACTTATGATACTTTGTATTATGCTTGATGTACAGGCTTTTGTTAATAAAAGAAATCCAATGCCGGCGCAACAAGCAGAAGTGATACAAACAGAAATTTGATTTTTTAAAAATTTTTTGTTATAATATTTATAGAAAATAAATCAAAAGGAGAAATTTTATGAAACAGAAACATTATGTAGATATTGAACGTTTTAAGGCTAAATATGACGAAGCCATCAGCGTTGGTGACCTCATTCATGTAAGTGAGAAAATCGATGGTGCGAATGCTTCTTTCACCTATGACCCTGAAACCGGCACAGTAAAGGCTTTCAGTCGTAAGAATGAACTCTCTGCTGACAATACACTTCGAGGATTCTATAATTACGTTCAGAGTATGCCTCTTGATTTCGTTAAGCGAGTAGTAACAAATAACGGCAAGTGGGTAATTTTCGGAGAATGGCTTGTCCCTCATTCAGTTAAATATCCTGATGAAGCATATCATCATTTTTACATCTATGATATATGGGACACAGAAAATGAAATCTGGTGTGACCAGAATTTCGTAAATCTCATGTGCTCTATATTTAAATTATATTCTGTTGATGTGCGTCAGCCGGAATGCTTCTACTATGGAAAATTTAATGGTTGGGAAGAGCTTTATAAACTTGTAGGTAAAACCGCCATTGGGGCTACCCCGTGCGGCGAAGGTATCGTTATAAAGAACCAATCCGTACTTGACCAGAAGAATCGCCGACTGCCTACTTACATTAAAATTGTAAGTGAAAAGTTTGCAGAAGTTCATAAAAATAAGCCTAAGACTGTTGACCCCGAAGTGTTGAAACAGCGTGAAGCTTCTCGTCAGCTTGCGGCAACAATTGTCACTGAACAGCGTGTTCAGAAATTCCTGAATAAATTTGTTGACGAGGGTATCCTCCCTGAAGACTGGGACGAACGCAATTTCGGAACAATTGCAAAGACCTTACCTCGTGAAATTTACAATGACTGTGTAAAGGAAGAGCCGGAAACAACTAATCAAATTGAGGATTTCGGCAAAATTTGTGGCAAACTTACTATGGAACTTGTAAGGAGTCTAATAAAATGAGAAAAGTGTTTGAATTTTTACTTCTGCTTGCCGGATTATATTCCGGCATAGCACTCATTTTTAATAGCTACGCCGAGTGGCTTACTAATCTAATAAATTTTATGAATGAACCTTCCGCCGGCTCTGCTATTGCAACAGTTTTGTGGCTTGTCTTTGCCGGCATATCAACTCACCTAACATCAAGAATGTTAAGTAAATAAATAGGAGGAATTGATTTATGCAAGTTATTGAAAAATGGGGTTCTATTTATGTACCCGCAGATTATGAACGTTATGGTACTCGTTGTTGCATTTGCAACAAGCCGGCACAGTATGTGGATATTTTCTCTGAACAGGGAATTTGTTCCTTTGAATGTGCTGAAAAGCACAATCGTGAAATGGAAAAGTTGGAGATTGAAATGGAGAGAAAGTGTCCTGCCTGTCCTGAATAAGTAAAAAAATGTCGAATTTTGTCGATTAAAAATTTGATTTTCTTTTATTTTTATAGTATAATATATATACAATAAGAAAAAAGGAGAGAAAAATTATGTATGTAGAAATGGTTGAGTTATATTCTGTAAGCCCTGAAGGATTTAGTGGTAATTGGGAATATCGTGACCGCTTAATCTTTACACTTCCGGCAGAATCCGACATGGATGAAGCTCTTGAAAGAGCAAAAACTGATTTCGCTTTAAAATATGGCGTTGACCGTCAACTCGTTAAGGTATATAGAGATACCAGCGAATGCTTCTAAGAAAGGAGAACCCCTATGGCACAGCAATTATTAGAGTTACAAAAATTTATTCTGGCTAATCCTTCTGATTGGAAGGAAAAATTGCAGGCTAAACCCTACTGCCTGAAAATTCAGGAAGATGATGATTTAGTATTGTTCAAGTATTCCCAGATTGATTCTGACTTCTCTGAGACAATTTGCCGTGAAGCCAGAGGGGTTATTCTTGAACGTGATACTTGGAAAATTGTAAGATTTGCTTTTCGTAAATTTTTTAATCTTGGTGAACCTCATGCCGATAAAATTGATTGGGAATCTGCTACTGCGACTTCTAAAGAGGACGGCTCTTTAATTTCTCTTTACTACTATAAAGGCTGGCAAATTGCTACTAATGGTAATCTGTATGCTTGGAACGCTCCTTTAGGTGTCGCCGGATTCCAGACTTTTGAAGATTTAGCTATGGAAGCACTTTTAAAATATAATGTAGATTTTCATTCTTTGAATAAGAATTATACTTATACTTTTGAACTTTGCTCACCTTATAATCAAATCGTATGTTCCTATCCCGATATTCAGCTTTTCCATACTGTTACTGTTGATAATAGAACTCTTGAAGAAGTTGACGCTGAAATAGGAGTACCTAAACCTAAATTTTATGATTTAAATTCCAAAGTTGAGTATGAGGAATTGGTTAATTCTTTACCGGAAAATACTGAAGGTATCGTTGTTCGTGACAAGTTTGGTAAACGAGTAAAAATTAAGACTAAACTCTATTTTGAACTTCATAGACTTGTAAATAATGGGCATATTGATGTAGAAAAAGCATTGCAGTTAATTCTGGAAAATGACTACGAGGAACTTCTCGCTTATTATCCTAATTATACTAATTTCTTTTCACAGGTCAAGGACGCATATAAAAATGCTCTTGATTATATTAAAGAAGTAAAAAGTTGGACTACAGAGTGGGAGAGGGAAAATCTCTTTACTGCTACTCGTGAAGGATTCGCTACTGCTCGTAAAATCTTCGCCGCCGCCGTAAAAGATAAACCTATTCCTTCCCTATACTTTTTAGCTTATGACGGCAAACTGAAAAAATTTGAAGATGATTTAACTGCAAAGAAAATTTTATCTGTATTCAGAAACTATTTTGAGGGGATTTAAATGGAAGAAAAGATAAGTAAATGGCTTGAAGAAGCCTTATCTAAAGAATGGATTTGGCTTCTTCGTGATGGTCTGCTAATGAAAGCAGATGATATAGACAATTTCCCTCTTGACCTACAATCAGAGCTTGATGATGTTCTTGGATACGGTGGTATTGAAAAGGACAAACGCTCTGTTAAGGTCGAGTATTATGGGAATGATATTGATGGACTCGTAATAGCAAGTATTAACTGGATTGATTCTACTGGTAAACTTCATTCCATTATGGAGAATTTATACGGACATCGAGCTACTTGTCGTACATTATCAGACATTTGCGGAAGATATTATGACGACTAAATAAGTGCCGGCACAACATTTGAAGAGGATTTTTCAGAAAATTTTTTGACTTTTTATAAAATTTTTGTTATAATATATATAGAAAAGATGAGAAAAACCCAATCTGAAAGGAACGGTGCTTATGGTATATAATAAAAGCGAAGTTATGGATTTTGTTAAACGTGCTCTCGGTAAAAATGCAGATGGCGTTTATTTAAGTCAGACAGAACTGAATGATGGCTGGGAAGACAGTCTCTACAGTGATGAAGACTGCTCCTATGCAGTAAATGAATGGGGAGCAGACTATGAGTCTTCTCGTGGAATTTCTCGTTTTGTTATTATTCCTAATGACAAAGACTATGTTATTAAACTTCCTATTACTGGCATTTATGAAGCAATTTCTAGTGACGAAGACGAAGACGAAGACGAAGATGAGGAAGAAGAAGAATATAAAGCTTGCTACAGCGTAATTGCGAAAGCAAATGAAGAGTGCGATGACCCGTCCGCAGACGAAATTTCTATCTATGAAAATGCTTCTAAATTAGAAAAACAAATTCTTCTGCAAACTATTTATGTTGGTGACTATAACGGCATTCCCGTCTATGTTCAGCAAAAAATCACTGAAACTCTTGGTCATTCTGACCATGATAATGATGATATTTCTGAGGATAGTCGTAAAATTATCAGAGACACAATTCGTAAAGCAACTAACGGTGAATGGTGCAGCACTCCTTGTCCTGAAATGTTCGTTCTTGACATTATCAATTTCTATGGTATTAAAAAGGCTCAGGCTATGCTGAAATTCCTCTACACTCTTGATGACCTGCACAGTAATAACGTTGGTTACATTGGTAATAGACCAGTAGTAGTTGACTACGGCGGATTCGCAGGTTCAAGTTACTTGTGGATTTGGGACTAATTTCATAGAAAACAAAGGAAGTTAAAAATTTGAAATTAAAAATAAAATATGCTATAATATATATACAAACTTAAGAAAAGGAGAAAATCTTATGGATACTTTTTCTATGTATATTCAGTCTGATGAATTTGAACCGACAATCTCTCAGGAAGAGATTGAAGAAGTTCTGCGAGAACTGTATGAAGAAGAAATGAGAACTGCTCCGAGATGGGAGGATATTTGTGGCTAAGGAAAAGACCCCCTCTTATGATAAAGAGGAAATCAAGAATCGGCGTGAACAGCGTAATCAGAAAAAGCGTGATAAAAGAAATCAGCCTAAAGATTACGAAAGTAAGCAAAAGAAAGACTATCGGCGTAGAAAACAGCATGATAGTGAAGAATCCAGATGGAATTATTGATTGAAAAGGAGAGATTTACTAATGGCAAAAAAGGTAATTAAGTGGGGAAATTGGACTGAACTTGAAAAGGCTCTTAATATTAAGAGCAAGCCTGCTCCTGTACAGAATGCAGTGAAGAAAAAGGCTCAAATTGAGAAGTTTTCTAAGTGTAAAGTATGCGGTGGTCAGATGACCTATGTTAAGGGCACTAATGCTCTTGTGTGCAATTGTGAAGTCGAAAAGGAAAGAGAAAAATCGGTAACTAATCCTGACGGCTCTGTAACTAAGACCAAGTACAAGGTTAAAGAACCTTGTGGTAATATCAATCTGGTAGCTGATGAATATCAGTCTTACATGAGATACTTATTTGACTAATGGAGGGAATGTTTATATGAAATATATTTGTCCTATTTGTGGTAAATCTTATAGCAAACCGGCAGACCTCGCCGCTTGCGTTCAGAAGTGTGCAAATGAAGCTGATAATAAGGAACAGCGTGCAGTTGCTCTTTACAGCGAAATTAACAAGGCTTATACCAATCTTAAAGGTTTAATTGCAGAGTATAATGCTCTGGGTACTGATACAATCTTTACCTCAACTCTCAACCATACGGCAAAAAAGCCGGCAGAAAAGCCTGCAGAAAAGCCAACTTTTATCTTTAAAGGTTATAGCCCTAATTGGTCAACCTTTGACTCTTGGAACATTGGCGACAGTGACAAGGCTAAACAGATAAAATTCTCAAATAAACTGGATACCGATTCTGAATTTGAGAAATTCCTTAAAGATTCTCTTAAAATTAAAGAACCAGAATCCAAAGCAACAGACTCAATAGACGATGAAGATGTCGCAGAAATTTTAGCTAATCTGTTTATGGGAATACTTGGGGGTTCTGATGAAATTAAAAAATCTTTATAACGTAGAATATATCTATAATATTGACGCTGGCACGGTAACTGCCGTTGCCAGAGTCGAAAGATTTGATAAGAATTTTCTTCGATTTAGGAATTATTATTCTTATATTACTGGAAATTATTCTAAATCAAAAACTGTATTTTCTGGCGTTGCAAGATTGAAAGCTGGAGATGAAAATAATCCTGAACTGGCAAAACGAATCGCCAGATGTAAGGCTCTACGACAAGCAAATAACTATTATGGGAATTTACTTTTTAAAATGACAGATGGTATTTCTCGCTTAATGCTTGACATGTCTCGTATGGGAATTGGAACTCTTTGTAGAGCAATGAGTTATGATGAAGAAATAAATAAATTAACGAAAGGAGAGTAAGAATGGGTACAGCATTAGGTGTTGCCGCAATTGGCACGGGAGTTCTTACTCTCTTTATTATATTATCCTGTTGTGTCGCCGCAAGTGATGCAGATGATGATATGGAACAGCTAATGAAAGATTATAAAGGAGAAGGAAAAGTACCCACACAATCTGAAAATTGACTTTCTAAAAAATTTTTGTTATAATATATATAGAAAATGAAACAGAAACCAGTTATGCTGAAAGGAGCAAACGTATGGTAATTATGGCTTTATTATCCAACAAATCCGTATCTAACGCCGCTGATGCTTTCAACTTAATGAAAGAGCGGTCAGTAGATTCCGAATTTACTGGCAATTACAACTGCGGTGGCTATGCTCTTGAAACCTATAACTGGTTTCTTCCATTTTTCAACGGGAGCACTTTCTCTGCCTATATGTGGCGGCAGGTATGTGAGTATAACGGCTGGGATTATGATTATGATTGTCTGGAAAACGGCACTACAGAGGGAGAAGTTATTTTTTCTGATTATGAAGATGAAATCATTCAGCTTTTGGCAGAAGAAATTCTCGCAAATCCGCAAGACGAAGATGAGGAAGATGAAGACTATGCTTATGACCTCGCTGCTGAATTTTTCTGGAATGGAGACTTTAATCATCCTGCAGCAGTTGCAGTAGCAATTAAGTTAATGATTCAGAACTTTAATCTTAGACCAATTGAATGTTTTGATGACCTTAATGAAGATGAGTATGGAATTGCATTTGCAACCCAGACGGGTGGCGGCGATTTTCACTTCTTCAAATATCGTGACGGAATCTTTTCTCACAAGATGGGGAATTGTTATGTTGAAGAATTTGACGTACCGCCGACACTTGATAACATTAGTAATCTCTTTGCTGGAATGGGCTATGATTCTAATGTCTACCTTTTTGCAAAGAAAAAACAATAAAATATTTGAAAAATTTTAAAAAAAATGTTATAATATATATAGAAAGTTAAAGAAAAAGATTTAAAAAAAATCGCAAGGAAATGCGTAAGAACCTGCTCTATGCTTAGGAATAAGCGTTCCGCCGAGAGCGAAGTGGTGCGGAACATTCAATTCAATTAAAACCTACGAGCCTTGAAAGGAGTTTTGCCTAATGGAAAGAAACGTTATTAAGCCTAGCTTCGTAAAAGTCTTTTCTGTAGAAAAGAATGCTCAAAAGTTCGCCAAAGAAAGTGGCGGTAAGGTAGTCGTACGGTATGAATGGGACGACATGCGGCGAAAAATCGTTCGTCAGTATGTTGTTAAGTATTGAGAGGAGAAAACATATGAGCTTACTTTATAAAATCACCAACCTGAAAACCAAAGAGGTTATCACTACTACTGATGACCTCTATGGAACAATGGAAGAACTACTTGATGATGAGTTTGTTGAGGACTTCATCAATGAAATCGGCGGTAATCTCTCTATCCCTCATTTGGAAGGATATAAAGCCGGCACTATACTTCGTTTTTTAGCAGAAACCGGAGAGTATGAGTTCCAGAATGCTTGGGAGTCGGCTCAAAAGGATTATCTGGAAAGCTCTTATGAAGCAGTTCAGGACGGTCTTGATTGGGATAAGTATGCAACTTATGAAAACTATCAAATTACTCCGGTAATAGTAGAGGAGAGTTAATCTCCTCATGAATGGGGGCGTACTGGTTTCGACTGGTAATTAAAAATCTTGTAAGCGAGTAGGACGGGTGAAGTCCTTTTAAGCACAACCTTAAATATAAACGCAGATTATGCAATTGCTGCCTAAGGCAGTCTTGAATTGAACGTTTAATTCGCACTTAATTAACGTTCCTCTAATTTGTTGTGCCGGCACGGGTAAATTGATTGAAAGCCTACTGCTGTAATTCTCAATCTGACTTAGAACTTGGGGTGTCAGTGACCTAAAGTTTGAACAACAAGTATTTATACTGACTACACTCGTAGAAAGCAAGGTCGAGGTTATTAGGACAGGAGTTCGATTCTCCTCGCCTCCACCAATATAAAAATTTGAAATTAAAGAAAATGTATGTTATAATATATATACAAACTTAAGAAAGGAAGAATTGCTTAATGGGATTAGATATGTATTTGTTTGAACGTAAAACTGGTACTGAGTTAATGTACTGGCGTAAGGCAAATCAAATTCGGAGATGGTTTGTAGACCACTTAAATGATTTTGACCCCAGCGATAATCTTGGTCAGTATGATGTATCAAGAGAGGTGCTTCAAGACTTAATTGATGACATTGATTATGTATTGGAGGACGAATCAATCGAAAGGGCAGAAGAAGTAATGCCTACTGGTTCTGGTTTCTTCTTTGGCAATACCGAGTATGACGAATATTACTTTGATAGCCTGAGACATACAAGAGAACAAATCCAAGAGATTCTCGATACTACTTCCGAAGAAGATGAAATTTACTATACGGAATGGTGGTGATTCTTAAAAATTTGACCTTTTAAAAAAAATCTGATATAATTATTATAGAAAATGAGGGAAAACCTCAAAAATAAATTTTGACCGAGCTACGGCTCAGAAAAGGAGAAAGCGTATGACTGCTATTACTATGAAGAACTTCATGAACGCACTGGTTACTGGTGAACTCGTAATCAATGTAAAGGACGAGAATGATAAGGTTTCTACAACTTCCGTTTCTATCTTTGATGAAAACGGCAAGTTAATTCCGGAAATCACTGAGTATGCTATGGCTCAGGTTGAGAAGATTGAGGAGAAGAATGGTAAGAGAGGCGATAAGCCTACTGCTCGTCAGATTGAAAATGAGGGTTTAAAAGCAAGTTTGCTTGAAACTCTTGAAGTTGGCAAGGCTTACACCGCAAAAGCTATCGTTGACCTTGAACTCAACGGAATCTCTTCCACCCAGAAAGCTACTGCTTTGATGAAACAGTTGGTGGCTGACGGCAGGGCTACTGTGGCAGACGGTAAGGTTAAGGAATATACAGTAATCGGCTGAGAAAGGAGAAACGCATATGTCAATGTATGATGAATATGGCGACCCGATTGAACTTGACGATTTCTATTCCGCAATTGAACAGGCTTTGAGAAAAAATGGCGTTCCAACCGCAAGTGAGTTAATTGAGAAAGGCTCTAAGCCTTTCCCTAAACTCCCTAAAGAGTTTGATGGCAATGATTATGAAGATATTATTCCTGATGGTGATGTTCCGTTTTAATTGAAAGGGGTGCGAATGATAGACAGAATTGTTCTTATCCGCTATTCAACTGACACTGGTGAGCCGGACACTTTTGAAAAAGTAAGGTTTCCGGCAGGAACTGGAGATAGCGAAATCGACCAGTACTGTTATGATGTTGTTTACTATGAATACGCTAATCAAAGATGGTTCGATTGGACTGATATGGAGGAGAATGCCTAATGGAAAAAGTTATTGTTAAATCTGAAATCATCACTGGCAATGTTAAAACCTTTAACCGCTACTTCCATGACTGCAGATTGGCGAGAGCCTTTGCTAAAGAACAGGGTACAAAAGTTATCAAGGTAGAAGATAACAGAATCGCCGCTGCTAAAGGTAAGTATCTGGTTCAATATCAGAAAGTTGTAAAATCTTGACGGCTTAAGTCGTCTTTCGCCCCATCGTCTACGTTAGTTAGGACACGTCCCTCTCAAGGACGAAAAACCGGAGCATCGCCGGTTGGGGTGATAGTCCTAAGAATGACGTTAAAAGTCTTAGAGAATGATTGCACGCTCTTTACTTAAAGGTTGCCGGAAGTCCCGAGAGAAACTCCTCTATGGCTCGTGGTTAAGAAAAGCCAAATAGTCGCCGGTTTATTCTAACGAATAAATGCCACTATTTTAATGACATAATTTGCAAACGAGTTTCCCTCTTGGCACTCGGTGAAGAAAAGTTTGAGGGCGACACCAGATAGTCGTTAAAGATTATGGGGAGGTTGGTCTAGTTTTACTCCTAAATCCAAATTAGCGGAACTTATTGCCACAGGATAGGCGGCATTAAGCTGGTGTCGAGAGAGAAACAGCTGGGTGTGTCTATGTCCTTATCATTGACAGCTTAGAACTTACTAAGTGAATTAAAGGCGTTGTGCCGGCAACGATAGAAATTAAGACAACAGCTGGTCTTAGTTTTCCGGTTAATATGCGGTGGTCGTTCAATTGGTAGGACAGTAGGCTCCAACCCTACTTATCAGCGTTCAAGTCGTTGCCATCGTGCCAAAGACATCTATACCTCACTTTCTAAAACACATTCCAATTTTGGAGTGTGTTTTCTTTTTATCAGTTGCTATGGCGTCCCGCCCGGACTCATTTTTTTAAATTATTTTTCTATAAATTTATTTTACATTGCTCCGCCGCACCAGTTGATTTAGTCCGGACCAGAGCAAGCGTGGCGGCGAAGTAACATCTTTAAGCAAGGTAGGATTCTATAAATAATTTGAAAGATTTTAAAAAAAATGTTATAATTATTATAGAAAATATGAAAGAGAGGAAAAAATTTAATGGATAGAACTACAATCGGCAATAGAATGAAAGGCTATGAAGCCATTTCTAAAAATTTCTTAATGAGAAGAACACCTGCTATCGTACGCATTGATGGAAAGAGCTTCCACACCTTTACTCGTGGCTTTGATAAACCGTTTGATGAAGATTTTATGACCGCCATGCAAGAAACCATGAAGTACCTTTGTGAAAATATTCAGGGTTGTGTTCTCGGTTACACTCAGTCTGATGAAATTACCTTAGTTCTTTGTGATTACCAGACTCTTGAAACAGACGCTTGGTTCGGCTATAATGTTCAGAAGATGGTTTCTGTTTCTGCTTCAATGGCTACTTTTGCTTTTACTTCTGCTTTCAGTAAAATTTTAAGAGAAATGTGGGCTTCCAACGATATTTCTTTCGAAGGTAGAATTCAAATGATTGGAGAAAAACTTGAAAAAGGCGTTTTCTTCGATTCTCGTGCATTTTCTCTGTCTAAAGAAGAAGTTTGTAATTGCTTAATTTGGCGACAGCAGGATGCAACAAGAAACTCCATTCAGGCAGCTGGTCATGCATATTTCTCTCAAAAAGAACTCCACGGCTTAAATTGCAGTCAAATTCAAGAGAAATTGTTTTCTGAAGCCGGCATTAACTGGAATGACTACTCTGTGCCGGAAAAGAGAGGCTCTTGCTGTATCAAAGAAGATGGTAAGTGGGTTCTTGATTACAACATTCCTATCTTTTCTCAGGACAGAAGCTACGTGAACTCTAGAATTACGTTTGAATGATTACACTCATCTTAATTGCTATAGTTTGTTGTGCCGCCGTCCTTGATTTTATAGCAAACCAAATTCTCCACCTAATTAAAGTCGGATGGAGAGGGGCGGCACAAGAATTATTTGATGAATTTTTTTGAGGTTGTAGAGGAGGAAAACTGATGGGATTCACTTGGATTATTTCTAATAAGAAAACTGGCGAAATGAGAACTTTCGAGTGGCATAATGACGGCGTTTTCCAGTCAGATGAGTCAATTGTTGATGAAATTGAAGAATATATCCATCACATGATTTCTTATTGTACTTATGATGATGGTGATGATAAGTTCTGGAGAGATTTTGAGCGTACAGATTTTGAATATGAGTGGGAAAGAATTTGGAATTAAGGAGAAATGAATGGCACTTAAATATAATATGAAAGGCATGGTATTTCAGGTGTGGAAACTGGTAGACAGCATAAAGATGTCGCCTGATGAATATGTGTTCCGGCACTTAGTAGATGCGGAAAAGAGAAAGGCGGAGTTGGAGAGATTGACGGGGCAGACCTATAAGATTACTTCAATTCCTTTTATCTCGGAAATTTTGGAGACTGATGAATATGAGTGGTAAGAAAAAAGTAAAACAGAAATACTAAATAATTTGTCTTTTTAAATAAAATTTGCTATAATAAAGAAAATAAAGAATCAATAATGATTCTAAATAAATAGGAGGAGTTTTAATGGAAATGAAAAATGTAATGTCTGGTATGTTTGGTTCGGTCAAGAGTGGTCTCTGCCGCCTTACTGTTGATGGCAATATCGCTGTAAAGGTTGGTACAGAGTATAAGACCTATAATCCTGTCCAGAAAACTTTCGTCAATTGCGACAGCTTCGTATTCGACATCGGCGATGAAATGTTCTTTGTTGTTCCTACAAACGCAATCGTTGCCGGCGACATTATTCTGGTTAATAAAGAACCTCGCTACGTATTGGACGTAAAGGACGACATCATTACTGCAATTAACTACAAAAGTGGTACAATTGAAAACATCATGCCGGAACGCCATATGTTTATGGGAAGCACTTACTTTTATGGCAAAATTGTTTCTTTGTTTGGTAATATGGGCGGTATCGGTGGCGATGGTGCAAATAACGTCCTTAAATACATGATGATGAGTCAGATGATGAAGGGTATGAATGGCGGCGAAACATCTGGTATGAATCCTATGATGCTTATGATGATGATGAATGGTGGAGGTTTCGGTAAAATGTTCGATGGACTCTTTACTGCAACTGCTCCTGACCTTCCGGCAACTAAAGGAGGTGAATCCTAATGGGTGCAGGTAGCTGGTCTGAAAAAGATTTTGTATCATATTCTTGTTCTGTTGGACGTTCTGTATTTGATGATGGTGTTGTCGATTTAAAGACAAATTCTGTCTACCAAAATTTTAAGCAAAGTTATCTTTCTGAAAAACTTAATCCTTATAAGGTAATAAGAGAATGTCGTGATAGTGAGGAACACCCTGAAACAATTCCGGTAATCCTTGCTCTTGACGTGACTGGTTCTATGGGACATGAAGCTAATGAGGTTGCGGCAGAACTCAACACAATTATGACTGCTCTTTATGAGCAAGTTAAAGATGTCGAGTTTATGATTATGGCAATTGGCGATTTCACTTATGATAGAAGTCCTCTCCAAGTTTCTCAGTTCGAGTCTGATGTAAGAATTGCTGAACAACTTGACCAAGTGTACTTTGAAGGTGGCGGCGGACCGAATAACTGGGAATCCTACACCAGTGCATGGTTATTTGGTGCAACTCAAACTGACCTTGACTGTTGGAAGAGGGGTAAGCGTGGCATCATCATTACAATGGGTGATGAGGAACTTAATCCGTGGATTGATGTTGAGGAATATGTGAAAGCAACTGGTTATACTCCTCAATCTAAAAAAGATTTAAACACAGATGATGTTTGGGAAATGGTGGCTGATAAGTATCAGCTTTTCCACATCAACATTGAGCATGGTTTCAGAAGTCCAAACTTGAATAGTTGGAAAAAGCGTCTGGGACTTAACAACGTTTTCTCTTGTAAAACTAAAGACCTTGCTCAAATTATTCCTAAAATAATTGTTTCTGCCGCCGGCGACAACGATGAGGTTGAAGTCGAATCGGCAGTAGAAGAAAATCCAAATGAAATTTCTTGGTAAAGGAGAATATAAATGGCGAAAATAAAAATTGTATCTGGACTTAACTATGGTGATGAGTCCAAAGGCTTGGTAGCCAATGCAATTTCTACTTCAAATTGTCTGAATGTGTTGCCCTCAAATTCCTGTCAGAGGGCACACACCGTAGTAGAGAATGGGGTAAGGAGAGTATTTCGCCACTTTGGTAGCGGTACTCTTAAGGGTGCCGCTACTTATTTTTCTGGCGATTTTATTGTGAATCCGGCAATGTTTCGGCAGGAATACATGGAGCTGGTTAAGACGGGGGTTACTCCAACTGTCTACTGTAATACAAAGGTAAGAATTGCTACGGTTGTCGATATGTATGCCAATTGTTATTTGGAACGGTTAAGAGGAAATCATTCTTTCTCCTCAACTGGCTGCGGCGTTTATGAAACAATTATGAGAGATAAGTATATGGAAGAAGAAAAGCCCATTTACATTCTTTCTGATATAATTGAATATTATAAACATCGGTTGGCGGCAAACAATAATGGGGTTTTAGATGATGAGGTTAAAGATTTTCTTGAAGGGAAAGCTCTTAAACAGAATCATGATGATGACCTTTCTTTCTTCTACAGTCATTGTATTCCGATTTCAACTGACGAGGAAGAAAAAGAACTATTCCACTCTTACCCTTTAATTGTTTTTGAAAATGGGCAAGGACTACTTCTTACAGATGAATACTGTATAGATTCTGCTCACAATACGCCGGCATCGGTAGGTTTGCTTCATCCTAAAAATCTCATTTTCAAGAACTTTGATGATGTAGAAAAGGAATGTCAGATTGAGAATTATTACGTATCCAGAACTTATCTGACAAGACATGGTAAAGGACAAATTGGAATGAGTGGAGATTGTGAGTGCGGTAAAGAAGATATTAATCCAAATATGGTTGATAAGACAAATGTTCCAAATCCAAATCAAGGTGTTTTACGCTATGGAAAGTTTTCTGCGGAAGAAGCGGAATTAGCGATGGAAAGAATTGAAGAAGATACGGGACGGCATTTGGCTCTAATATCACAATCTAATTTAGTCATTACTCATACTAATGAGTATAATGACGGCGAATTAGAGAGGGCGGCAGAGAAGTTTAGAATTAGAACCTTTTTGTCTGATAACGAGACTTCATTTAAATTAAAGGAGAAATTTTAATGGAATCAGTTGACTAAAATTATCGCTTTATTTATAAGTAATTTGAAAATTTCTTAAAAAAATGTTATAATATTTATAGAAATTGAAAAAAGAAATTAAAAATTAAATCGGTAGAGAGGAGAATGTCTAATGGAAATTAAGTTCGTAAACTATACTGGTAGTTATCCGAATCTTTGTAGCGGAGTTCTTACACTTCTTGTTAATGGGAAGGAAATGACGTTCGGTCCGGAGTGGGAAGGAGCAGAGTTTCCAAAATTCTGGGCTTCTGGTGGAAGTTGTGGTTTCGCCGGCAACAACTGGACAGACGAATACGTTAATACTGGCAGATGGGTTTGGAGTATATTTGATGCAGATAAGCTGAAAGAATTTCTTCCTTATAAATATGAGTTAATGGAAATTTTCAATTTGAATGTGCCGTTCGGTTGCTGCGGCGGCTGTTTATAAGGAGGAGTAAAATGACTTTAGGAGAACTTAAAGCAAAAATTGATAATTATTTAAATAATGGGGTTGATAAAAATACCCCTATTATTTTAGATGTGCTTAATGTTGAAACGGACAGGTTTGAAACATATAGTATTGACATTTACCGAGGTAATAATCAAATAGTTATTGAAAAAGACGACCTTGTAAGTAATTGAAAGGAGCGATTAAATGGAAGATTTAGAAACTATAGACCGCGTCTATGTTCTCTTAGTTCGTGACTTCTATGATAGGGAATATCATATTGAAGGAGTATACAGAAAAAAGAAAGATGCTCAGGCGGCAGCAGAGTCCTATGAGGGACAAGAGCTGGAAATTAGGGAAGAATATGTGTTTTAAAGGAGTGAGATAATGGAACATATATGGATTGCATATCGTAGATTAGAGCCACGAGACTCAATAATCGGCTGGGCTTATTCTGCCGCTGATGCTTACCAAAAAGTAAGGAAAATTATTAAAGCAGATAAGCCAGAAGAATTAAACGAATTTGACCAGTCTTTTCGCCTTAGTTCTGAAATTTTTTGTAGTGAGTCTTATGGCGTGAGAGAAGAAATTAACTACTTAGAAAAATTCTAAAGGAGAATTTAAATGGAAGTTTGGTTTTGTTTAGATAGTTATGATGATTATCGTTTCGCCAGTTCTTCAACGAAAGCCTTAGATATTTTAAAGGAAATGTTTAAAGAAGATAACGCTTATACTCCAGAAATTGAGAAGGAGCTTTTAAAGTCCTTTTTTGAAGACCAAAATGAATTTGGGGTCGTTGGCTGGGGCTTTGCAAAGAAAGTTGAGGTTGAGTAATGGAGAATGTTTACTTACTTTACGGTACGCCGGCAGAAGCACCTTGGGAAGAAACTTTAATCGCCATTTATGGAGATATGGAAACGGCACAATATGAGTTGGAGCAGTTCCGTAAGGACAAAAACTGGACTGCTCTTTCAATCCAATGTTGGCAAGTAAGAAAGAAAGCTCGATTTGATTGGACACCAGTTCCAACTCCCTATTCATTTAGGGAATCTTAAGGAGGGGTACTAATGGATTTTGATAAACGCTATGTTCTTTTCCAGTTTAATGCTTGTCTTGATGACAAGGAATTTGAGGAAATCAGAGCAATTCGCTTTAAATACAATACTGATTGTATTGATATTGTAAAGGAAGTTAAATCCTATGCTGATTTTCTTTGTGATGAATGGACAGATAAGGCTTGGAAAGCTGTAAGACCAGACCTTGAAGATTTGGGAGCAGACGAACTTTATGACGTGCTGAAAAAGTTCTATATTAACTGCCATTTCTGCTATGAAGTTATTACAAAAGAAGATTATAAGGATTGGAAAGAAGAAGGTAAATCTTCTAAACTTACCTACGTGTGAAAGGAACAAAATTAATGGGATATTGTACAAATTATGTGATTGAAGTAAGTAGCAAAAACAAAGAACAACTTATGGGAGTTGTTAAAGCCTTTAACGAGGAAATCGGATTTCCAATTTTTGATGAAGCGGTTATCGAACTTGATGGCGAGTATTCCAGTTCTATAGAGTGGGAATCAAAGTGGTACTCAACAGACGCAATAATTAAAATTGCGGCTAGGTATCCGGAAGTGACGATTGTGGTTGAAGGCATTGGCGAGGAAAAAGAAGATTGGTGGGCTATGAAACTTAAAGGTAGGAACTATAAGAAAGCTGTTGCTGAAATTCGTAGTCCTTGGGAAGTAATGGAAGATTTCTAATTTTGTTGTGCCGGCACGCATAATTTGATGGAGTTCGAACTACATCAAGTTTGTGCCGGCGGCGTAAGGTAAAAGGAGGAATAGTAAAATGAGCAAAGATTTAATTCTAAGTTTGGTAGTAAGAAAATTTAACGATAGCGAAATGCTAATGGACGAAATTGAAAAGTTACTTGGCTATGTACCTAAGTCAATTTAGGACAGCGAGTTAAATGGAATTTTAACCCTAATTGAGGAACTTCAACCGGAGTTTGATGGAGACCTAAAGGAAGAAATTTTTAAGACAACTACTTGAAAGGAGAAAGCTGATAATGATAATTTTAGCTATTTTAATTTTAATTTGTGTCTTATCTGCTTTAATAGCAGAAAAGAAAGAAAGTATAACGGCTTTGATGGTTTTTCTCTTGTCTTTAGTTCTTGGAATATTAAATCTTGTTGGTTTAATAATTACCACAATGCCTGTTTTTGAATTGCGAGAAAAAATTGAGTTAGAAGAAACCTATACTACTCTTGATTACATGTTAAAATCTGACAAAAATAATTGTATAGTTCTTTCAAAAGAAATTAGTGAATATAATGCTTCTGTTAAACAAGGAAGAGAATTATTAAATAATTTTTGGCTTAAGGATTATCAGCATAAGTTTTGGAATGATATGCCCTTAATAGAGTTAGAGGATTACGAATAAAAAGTTTTACTTTTTTAAAAAAAAATGCTATAATTTTTATAGAAAAAGAAAAAAGGAGAACTAATATGGAAAAGAAATATATGTTGACCGATGAAACAAAAGTTGTCGATGGAAGAACACTCCATCGAATTAAAGCTTTGAAAGATTTTGGGGATATTGAAGCTGGAACTCTAGGCGGTTTTCTTGAGAAAGAAGAAAATTTGAGTCAAAGAGGAGAAGCATGGGTAAATGAAAACGCTTGTGTTTTTGGAGATGCTCGAATTTCTGATAATGCTCAAATTTTTGGTAATGCCTTAATTTATGGATATGCTCGGGTTTGTGGAAATGCTTTCATTTTTGACGAGGCTCAGGTTTATGGGAACGCTCGAATTTATGATGATGCACGAGTTTCTGGCAATGCTCAGGTTTTCGGATATGCTCGGGCTTATGGTAACGCTGAGATTTATGATAATGCACGAATTTATGATGATGCTTGGGCTTTTGATAATGTTCTGATTTATGAAAATGCTCGGATTTGTGATAATGCTAGGGCTTATGAATCAGCTTGGATTTGTGGCGATTCCGTTGTCTCTCAAAATCAATATGTCTTTTATGGAATCGTGACGACAGACTTGTCCAAAACCGAAAATTTAGTAAAATCAATAAAGGCTCAATGTAATTTACTTGCTATTGACAATAAAGTAATTGCTTATAAATTAGTTAGACCTGATTTAACCTCTTTTTTTGATAAAAGTTTTCATTATGAGGTAGGAAAAGAAATTGAGGTTAAGGATTGTGAGGAATCTAACGAGTCTTGTGCTAGTGGGCTACATTTTAGTAATCCAATTTATTGGGAAAAGAAATGCAGAAATGAAGAATATGTCTATTTGGAGGCAGAAATTAACCTTAATGATATTATCACCGTTCAGCAAGGAAAGATTCGCTGCCGCAAGGCAAAGATTTTGAGAACTTTCAAATTAGATTAAGAAGAAAATTGAATAGATAAGAAAGAAGGAGGGCTAATATGGAAAAGAAATATATGCTGACTGACGAAACAACAACTATTAAAGGAAGAACGCTCTACCGAATTAAAGCCTTAAAAGATTTTGGTGAGGTAAAAGCCGGAGACTTAGGAGGCTTTATAGAAAGAGAGGAAAATCTAAGTCAAGATGGGGATGCTTGGGTAAGTGATACTGCTAAGGTCTTTAAAAAAGCCAGAATTTATGGAAACGCTCAAATTAGTGGAAATGTTAGAATTTCTGATAATGTCCAAATTTATGACAATGCTCAGATTTTTGACAATGCTAAATTTTTTGACGACGCTCAGGTTTATGGCAATGCTTTTATTTATGGCTCTCCTTGGATTTACGAAAATTCTCAAATCTTCGGCAATGCCCAAATTCATGGTGATGCTGAAATTCATGGTGACGCTCAGATTTATGGTAATGCATTGATTTCTGGAAATGCTGTAATCCGTGGCAAAGCTCAGGTTTATGGTAGGGCTTGGATTTATGGGAGTACTTGGATTTGTAACAATGCTAAAATTTATGACCATGCTCAGATTTGCGGCAACGCTTATATTTGTGACAATGCTGTTATTTCTCAGAACCAACAGGTTTCTTGTGGGGTCGTAAAAACAGATTTGTCTAAACCTGAAAATTTAGCGAATTCAATAATGGTGCAATGTAATTTACCAGTAATTGACAATAAAGTAATTGCCTATAAATTAGTGAGACCTGATTTAACCTCTTTCTATGATGAGACTTTTCATTATGAGGTAGGAAAGGAGGCTAAAGCTGAAAATTGTGAGGAATCTAATGAGTCTTGTGCTAGTGGATTGCATTTTAGTAACATCACTTATTGGAGTCTTTCTTGTAAAGGGCTGAAATATGTCTGCTTGGAAGCAGAGATTGACCTTAATGATATTATAACCGTCCAAGAGGGAAAAATTCGCTGCCGCAAGGCAAAGATTTTGAGAGCTTTCAACTTATAAGAAAGAAGGAGAGCTAATGACTGATACCGTTTACATTCTTTTAGTTCGTAGTGTCTATGATAACCAATATCATGTACACACCGTCTACCGCACACGAAAGGCGGCAGAAGATTGCAAAAAGTTTCTTGATGAATATGATTCATTCATTATAGAGAAAATCATATTAGACTAATTTAAAGGGAGGAATCTGAATGAGAAAAGTTGAACCTACTTTAACATTTAAATGGAAATATAACATTGAAGAAATTCTTAATGTTGCTGGGGAAAAACCTTTTTTAAAGGTTCGCCGTTCTTTCTGTTATCAAGAAAGATACTACCTCTATGGCGGCATTATTGACGGTAAATTACGTCTTTTCTATTATCCGTTAGACTCCCCCAATGCTCAAATCAATTTTGGGTTAATTAGTCCTGATAAAGTCGCTTCCGGCGAAGCCTTAATTTATAAAGGTTCTGAAACATACCGTCCCTCTGACTTAATTGAATCTACTTCTTTCTTAAAATTTAAACAAGGAATACCCTACAAAATTGTTAATAAACGTTATAAAGGAATCGTCTATGGATTCTTTAAAGAGACTGTCAGCCCTAATCTTTATTCTTTCTATTGTTATTATGGAGATAAGGCATTAGATGAAGAACAATTCAGTGATGCTGATTATGATTTCTATGAGATGGATGAAGGATTGGTTTAATATAAGGTTGTATTAAATTGATGCCAGCCGGCGCAGAAAAGGAGTAAATACTATGGAGAAGAAATTTGAATTAACAGATGAAACTTTTAGCTTTGTCAAAACTTATCATAGGATTCGGGCATTAAGAGATTTTGGAGACGTAAAAAAGGGAGATTTGGGGGGCTTTGTTGAAAGAGAGGGCAATTTAAGTCATATGGGAAACGCTTGGATAAGTGACAATGCTAAAGTGCGTGACAATGCTTGCGTAATGGACAATGCTATTGTCTCAGGAAATGCTTTAATTTGTGATGAAGCCATAATTTCTGGAGATGCCCAAGTTTATGGAACGGTAATAATAAGTAATAATGCTACTATATGTAGAAATGCCAAAATTTATGGTAATGCAAGAGTATGTGGTAAGGCAGTGGTAAGTGGGGATGCCGAAGTATATGATAATGCTTTAATAGAGGGGAGAGCATGGGTAAAAACCTCTCAGGTGTGTGGGTGTAGTTATGTAGCAGGAACAGCTGTTATAACAGATGGCGGCAAAGTGTCTCAAAACCAGCATGTTTGTAGTGGAGTAGTCAAGACAGACTTGTCAAAAGATTTGTCTGCATCAATTAGACTGCAATGTAATTTGCCTGTAATCAATAATAAGGTTGTTGCTTATAAGTTAGTAAGACCGGACTTCACCTCTTTTTATGACACAAATTTTAAGTATGAAGTTGGAAAGATTGTTGAAGCAGAAAGTTACGATTTGACATTACAAGGTTGTGCGGCTGGACTCCATTTTAGTAATTTAAACTATTGGGAAAGAGCAATTCGTGGGGACTTTTTTTGCTTAGAGGCAGAGATTGACTTAGATGATATAATTACGGTTCAGGAAGGCAAAATCAGATGTAAGAGAGCAAAGATTCTAAGAGCATTTCACTTTTAATTGAAATTTGCGTTGCGCCGGCTTGCGTAAGTTTTAAGAATGAATGCGTGCCGGCGCAAGGTAAGTTTTAAATCAAATCCTATAATATATAGAAACTTAAGGAGAGGAGTAAATACTATGGATAAGAAATATGAAATGACAAATGAGGTAATTGAATTTGAAGGTAGAATTCTCCATAGAATTCGGGCATTGAAAGATTTTGAATTTGCAAAAAAGGGAGATTTGGGTGGCTTCATTGAAAAAGAGAAAAATTTAAGTCAAGAAGGAAACGCTTGGGTACGTGATAACGTAAAAGTATATGATGACGCTACTGTAATAAAGAATGCCCTCGTAAGAAATAATGCTATTATAAAAGACAAAGCTATTATAGGGGGTAATGCAATTGTAGAAACAGAAGCTTGTGTGTGTGGAAAAGCAAAGGTGTTTGATTCTGCTTGTGTTATGGGTTCTGTTAAAATAGAGGATAACGCTAAAATATACGGTAATGCTGTTATAAAAAGCAATGCTATTGTAAGAGAGTATGCTATTGTAAAAGAATATGCTGTTATAAGGGGTTTTGCTCAAATATTTGGTACTACCATTATAAAAGGGAATCCTTGTATATATGAAAACGCCAAGGTATATGATGACGCTCTTGTTGATGGTTATACAATAGTAAGAGGTAATGCTGAAATATGTGGTCATGGGCAAGTAAAACAAAACGCTCTTATAGAAGGTTCTGGTAAAGTATCTCAAAATCAATTAGCTTTGTATGGTATAACTAAAACAGATTTATCTAAGGACTTTGCTGCGTCAATTAAAGCACAATGTAATTTGCCAGTAATCAATAATAAGGTTATTGCCTATAAATTAGTAAGACTTGACTTTACTTCATTTTATGATGTTAATTTTAAATACAAGGTTGGAGAAGTTGCTGAGGTTAATGACTATGAATCATCAAATGAGAGTTGTGCGGCGGGACTCCATTTTAGTAATCTTACTTATTGGGAAACAGAAATTGACGAGGATTTCATTTGTTTGGAAGCGGAGATTGATTTAGATGATGTGATTACGGTTCAGGAAGGAAAGATTAGATGTAAGAAAGCGAAAATTTTAAGGGCATTTACAATAAGTTAAGAACGACACTGCGCCGGCTTGCGTAAATTTAAAGCATGGATTCTATAATTTTATGCGTGCCGGCGCAAAGTAAGGTGAGAAATTTGGAGTATAAGAATTTGGAACGTGAAGTGTTCCGCTTAAATCAAGAACTAATGAAATATAAAGTGTTGGCTTCTTTCTATAAGAAAAGATTAGGACTACTTGGCGATACTGAATGGCTATCCCAATTTGACTATCTGGATAGGGAAGAGCCCGACTCAATCTATTCGGCTGATGATGAAGAAAATTAAATTAAACCAATCCCGTTTCTTTACTCTCTATGGGGGTGTGGGGGCTTGCCCCCACGACCAAAAGGAAAACGGGAGTTTTTTGTATAGAGAGGGTTGTAGTTTTCAATTTTAATTTGAAAGGAGCGAGCGTGAGGGAAGAGCGCAGCTCTTCGCTCACCCGAGCGCCGTTTCTTTGGTTACTTTCTTTGCGGAGTCAAAGAAAGTAACAAGATAAATAATAGAGAATTTTAGATAACTCCATAGAGAATTTTAGATAACTCCATAGAGATTTTTAGATAGCTTCATAGAGAATTTTAGTTAATCCATAGAGAATTTTAGTAAAGGTGTCTAAAATCTGAAAAAATTAGACAGAATTATTTACCATAGCACTTTATATACGGCGGGTCAAATAATTCGCTAAATATAATAGGAAAGAGGGGATTTAAATTGAGAAAGAATTCGGTCTATGCTCATACATAGACAAAAGGAAACTATAAACGTTATCAAAAAATCACGGCTAAACAATGGAAGATTTATTATTATCTATTGAGTGTTTCAAAATTCGATTCTTAGAGAGTAGAAGACCATCGTTACGTTTATAAAAATAGCTTAAATATAAGTTAGACTTGTCGGCAGTTAGGAATCAAAAGTAATTAGACTTTTTATAATGCGATTAAACGTCTGGAAGAAGTTAATTTAATCAGGAATAATGAAAGCTACTTTCTAATTTATGCAAAAGACTGGGTCGAAATTGATAAAAGGGTTTTAGTAAATTTGCTAAATTATTCGGCACAGAAAGAGCAAGATATTGATTTGTTAAGAACTTTTCTTATTTTAAAAAAGATTTGGGTATTGGCTGAATCAAAACAAGAAATGACCTTTACTCAAAGAAATTTGGTTATGCTTCTTGGTCATAATACAACTGATTCACCATGCTACTCTAATATCAGAATTTATTTAGCATTATTAAGTTATTGGGGGCTGATTGAGTTGAAATTGCATACTGAGTATAGTAAGGAACTTGGAAAATATACGATTTACCATTTACAAAAAATTGAAGAGGGGGAGCTCAGTCCTGATTTCGATACAGATATTGAGGCGGAAATGAAAGCAAGTGCAATGTCGGATGATTTATTTGAAAGGGTAATGTTTAAAATGCCGGAGATATTGGAAGACAAATAAGGTTTTGTAACTTGCGCCGCCATGCGTTAATTTAATGGGTGGCGGCGTAACGATTTTATAAACTAAATGGGGGTGTATCTAAATGGACTTTGAAATTAAGTTAAACTGCGAAAACGAAAAAATCCTTGAACGTCAATTCTACAAGCAACGCTTTAAAGACCTTGGTGAAGTTCCTTTTCGTTCTGGAATTTTCTTCCTAAAGTTTCCAAACGGCAAATCCTATTTGGGAACTGCCGAGAACCTACGCTTTCGATTGCGCCAAATCTTTATGGACTTATTCCCAAAACCACAAACTATTGCAAGCCGGCGCAGGAACGGACAAAACCTATATAAAGAAAGGTGGATGGAGAAAGCAAGGGAAGATAATCCGGGGCTTTAGAACTATAAGGACTTGGAAATAAGGTGTATGGTTTGTAGCGTTCCGGCGCAACAAAAGAAAAGAATTTTGGGAGAGATGGAGTAGGAAGAGCGTTTACTTTACTATAATTAAGGGGGAATGATAGTAATGGAAATTAATGGGGAGATTTCTCTGTTTAAAAGCGAAATTAAGTTGCCGGAAAAGGAGGGTAATGTGTGGAGAAATTCTGAGGTGGAAGCAGATGAAAATCCGGACTATTATTTCTCTTCCTTGTTGCTGCCGGCTTCGCAAAGTAGAGGGGTTTTGTTGTTTAAAGTAATGGGTGGCGGCGAAACGTAAAATTGAGAGAAGATTTTGAACTTAAAAAATTTCCTTAAGTTCCTTTAAGTTGTGCGTTGCGGCGAAAGGTAAGGTTAAAGAGGGTATGAAAAATTTTGAGAAAAGTTCTCCTCTCAATTACATATCTACTGAAAGTTAGGAGGGAAAAACCCTAAACTAAAGTATCTGTGTTTTAGGAGAAACTTAAAGTGTTTAAAGGGGGAGGGCTAAATTCTACTTAAAAATAGGGAAAGGGAAGGGGAAGGAGAAAAGAAAAGGAAGTTAAGAGGGGGAAGTTAAGAGAGGGAAGTTAAAAGAAACGAATTAAGGGGGGAGACGTTAAAAAAACGAAAGTTAAGGGTGGCGGCGAGAAACGAAGGGAAAAAATTAAGGGGGAGAAGGGAAAAGAAAAAGGAAAGGAAAGGAAAGGAACTAAAAAAAGGGGGAGAGGAAAAAACTTAAAGGGGGCTGTGTAAAAAGTCTATAAAAAGTAATTGTAATAGGGGGTGTGAGGAAAAATGGTAGTCTACCTGTACTCAGTGAACATATAGGGGGTCAATAATAACGTCGCTTTTCTAAAGGCATGTCCAAAGCTAATCGGAATAGGGGGTAGACCTTTAAGAAAGGGGGAGACTAAAACAATTTTGAAAGAAAATTGGGTTGAAACTATAAGTTTTTTAAAGCGAATTGAAAGGAAAAACTTTTGGGAAATTTATGAAGAATTAAGAAAACAAACGAAAGAGTTTGGTTTAAGTTGTGAATATTTGTATAAAGGAAATGTTTGTTTGTTAGCAAAAAATTAGTTGAGGTCGCAAGAAAAAATTTAGGAAAAAATTGAACATAAGGTCGTAAGAAAAAAAATTTATAGACATAAAGATTTAGTTTTAAGGAAAGCTGAAAAAAGGGATTTTGGAGATTATTGTGAAATGGGAATTTTCGAGGTCTTTAGAAATTCGAGAAGTTGGAAAAGAGAATTGGAAAGGAAAGTTAAAGAGAAAGGGAAAGTTGGATTTTTGGAAGTTGTAAATTAGTTTGATGATTGGAGAAAAGAAGATGAAGTTTGGGTTAATTAGATTTGGGAAGGAAAAATTAGAACAATTGGAAGAGTTAAAGTTGAAAATTGGGAAGAAGGAAAGAAGTTTTGGGAAAGAGGAGAATTTGGTTTAAGGGAAGAAAGAGAGTTGGAATGGTTGTGGGAAAATTTAGAGTTAGAAAAGTTTGAATAAGGGGAAGAGGTGTTGCTTTGCCGTGTGCTCAGTAATGCCTCTTTTTTTGTTTCGCCGCGCCCCGTTCGGAATCGAAGAAAGGAAGAGGCAAAATCCGCTAATTTTCGGAGTAAAATTAAGGGTTAGGAATAGAAATCCACAATGGCTATTTTCGAGACGAAATTGGAAATAAATTAAAGGGAGTTTCACTTACGGTTTTCTATAGGGTTCCGGCGGTTTGGATTAGTAATGTTGAAAATTCGGGCGGGACCGCTTTGAGTTAAGTGGTATGAAAAATTTTGAGGGCTTCTATTCCAATCCTACTTAGTTGGTGAGCAAGAAAAAACGTGGAATGTACCCCCTCGATTTGTGGGCTAAAGGAGTTCCACCAAGTGTAGTGTACCCCCTCGATTTGTGGGCTAAAGGAGCTACACAAAGTAAAATGTACCCCCTAGAATTTGGGCTTAAGGAGTTTTATGGCTTTACAAATTGAATAAAAGGAAGAGGGCTTTGGACAATCCGCCCGAGACAAATCAACTTCAACGAAGTTGCAAAACCGCTATTTATTTGACTTGGCGATGATTTGCAATGTTAGTTGGACTTGCGTCAATTTTTTGGGTTGTCAAAAGTTCAGGCTTCTTTTACATAGGCGGTCTCCGCCGGAACTTTTGTTTTCGGTTGGGAGACGGCCCCTTTGTCGTACCCAAACGTAGCTCACAGGGACTTCCGAATTTTGGAGAGGGAAAATTATTTTGGAGACTCAGCTCAAACGCAGCTCACAGGGAGAGGGAATGGGTTGCGCCCGGGAGAAAAATTCGGCTGCCGGCGAGGGAGAGGGGAGGGAGAGGGGGAAACTCAATACCTACTATTTTTATGGGTTTAGTAGGTTGCGCCCGGGCGGTTTTCCAGCATTATATACAAAATAGAAGTCGAATTGTTGAAAAGTTTTTACTTGACAAATTTAGTAGAATGTGATATAATATATATAGTAAAGGAGATGAAGTTTATATGGCAACTAAATTCGTACCGCTTGACAAAATGAGTAAGAAGCAACAACGGGAATATTATAAGAAGAAAAGAAAAACTTGGGAGTTCAATCCTGCAACACGGACGGGAAAAAGTGAATATGAATATAAGAAAAAGAAAGAAGAAATGCAAGGAAAATGAAGAAAATGCGAGGTTTTTACCTCGCGCCCGGGCGGTTTTCGTTAAATTTAACAAAAATTTTGCGTTGCCGGCGAGAATTTTATGCAATTCGGAGATTTGACTTAAAAACTATTGACAAACTCTTTAAAATGTGATATAATTATATATGTAAGGAGGACGGAAAGCAAGGCGACTGGAAGTCCTAAAGCCCAAATCAGCGAGGTATTGAAAATGGCTAAAGGTGTAATCTTTACAGGTACGGACGGCAAGAAAACCAGAATGAACCGTGACGAATTTGTTCGTTATATCGGCAACCTCTGGAAGGTGGCAAGAGAGGCTAAACTTGAAGCCGAAAAGGCAGACAAGGAAATCGAGGAGAATGGCGAATAATCGCCATTTTCCCACAATTAGAAAGAGAGGTTATTCAATGAAGTGTTTTGTTTATAATAGAGCAAGAATGATAATTGCACGGAAGTCCGCTTTAGAAGATATGCGGAAATGGAGAGAAAACAAGGGTTATTTAGATAGGGATTTAATTAGAATTTTTATTGCTAATAATCTTAACAGACTCTTTGGTGCGGAATGCTGGGATAGTAACGTTGTTGACGGCATTTTGTGCGATATGCTGGACAATTTTGACATTGACTATGATGATGATGCAGATGATTATTATGTAAGCTCCCCTTGATGGGGAGTTTTCTCTATATATAGCCAAAATTACGTTGCGCCCGGGCGCGTAGTGAAAATGAACAAATTCAACATTAAAACTTTGTGCAACTTGCCAGTTGACAAATTTCAAAAAGTATGATATAATATATAATGTAAGGTAAAGAGAAACTAAGAAAGTGGAGGTAAAACTTATGAAGAAATTTCAAATCAATGTGAGAGGAGAGGAGAGAGGTCATCTTTTTGACAGCATTGGTCAGGCTTATCAGTGGACTTGCGAAAACGTAATGACAAAAGAAGATGCAGAATATTATAAGTCAATTGGAAATACAATTGAACTTCCTCAAATTCAAGACGAAAAAATTCAAGAATCCGTTTTAAGAAACGTGTTTGAAAAAATCTGCTTTTCCGGCTGGAATGATAGAGTAGATTTGAACTCTGATTATTTTATTATTCATTAAATTTTAGAAAGTAGAGGATTATGCCAATGAGAGAAATTTTTGGACTTAGCGAAAAAAGAATTCAGCAACTTTTAACAGAGGATATTCCAATTTCAAAACTTGCACAATTGGAAAAAGCGGAATTCCTTCTTGCTACATGGGGCATTGATGGCTATGCATTACTTTATTATATTGATAGCACAAAAGACGAATATAAAGAAATGTACTTTGATACTTTTTTAACTAAGTGTAGACCTTGTGGCGGAGATTGGGGACAAATGTTCTTAACTGGAATTAAAGAACTTTATCCAACTATTTACAATTTAATTCCTGATGATATGGGCTTGAATCCGTTTGCTAGTTTGTACGAATTATTGAGAGTTTTAGGCATTGAAAAGTGTTTAGAAGAAAGTGGCGAATAATCGCCACTTTTACTTTATTTAAGTTAGCAAAGACTAACTCTGCGCCCGGGCGGCACAAAAATGAACAAATTCAACATTAAAACTTTGTGCATTTTGCGAATAGACAAAAACTAAAAAGTGTGTTATAATATATAATGTAAGGTAAAGTACAATAGCACAGAAATTGAGGTATTTTTATGACAGTATATGAAAAGAATTTCTATAAGAAAACAAGTCAAGATTATGTTTCTCATGACTTTTATATCTATTTTATTCTTACTATGCCTCCGCTTTTATCTAAAGAGGACTATTTAAAAGAAATCAGTAGAAGTCAATTTTTTCTAAATAGTAATTCAATAAGAGTTCTTAAGCCAATGACGAAATATAAATTCTTAACAATCTCAACCACGCTTAACGATAAAAACTATTTAATTAAACATATTAACAATTGTAAAATTAAAATGAATACTTTAAAACAACGCAGTTGGAAAAAAGCTCCTTAATGGGGCTTTCTTTGAATCTTAAAATTGTTGCGCCCGGGCGCAACAGAAGTTTACCTAGGAGAATACTAGGAATTAAAAAACTAAGAAAAGCCCCGAAGGGCTTTCTTGTCAATCATCAATTATAATTGCAGTACAGATTTTAATAATAGGATTTGCATTGTTGCTTGTTTGTTCTGCTAATGGCTTGTAAGCACTCTTTGAAAAGCGTGTTATTTTCATGAAATTATCTTCGAACCATTCATAAACGTCATCACAAGAAGCGAATTCAATATTATAACGTTCCTGAATATAGTCAACAAGATAATCCCAATCATCTTCATTGACAGAATAATATTCATCTCCTATTAAGGATATTGCTAAATCTCGATAAGCAAATTTTACCTTATTGTCATAATTCTTAATCATAAACTGATTGGTGATAGCTTTTTCAAGTTCATCATGGTCATAGAACTTTTGAGCGATAACTTTACCATTTTCAGGGATAACAATTGTAATTATATACATAGAATACACACTTTCTCATTTTATAGTCTTTGTTGACTTTTCTTTGTCTTTACCTTACAATAATATTATAGCATATTTATTTGAATTTGTCAATAGTTTTTTTGAAAAAATTTTCGATTTGTTAGTTTGAACAAAATGATTAAACAAAAGTTAAATTCTTTTAGTAATTATACTGACCGCCCGGGCGGCTTATACTCTCTGTATAATTACTCTCTGTATACTATTGTGCAACTTGCATAAAATTGTGGAGAAAATGTTGAAAATGTTTGTGCAAAATACCACTTGATTTTTTTTGTAGGATATGATATAATATATAATGTAAGGTAAAGAAAAACGCAATAGTCTAAGGAGGACTGCCCTATGGGATTTATTGACCTTGATTCGATTCCGAAACTCTCTGCACAAGAAAAAGCCGTTCGTGAGAAATTAGCTGACGTTATTTACAAGGCTATGGTTGCAGAATTTGGTGAAGAAAACGTTGTTTTCGTGCCTAAAGCAATCAATCCGGCAGGCGGTAGCAAAATCAATTCTCTTTCTGTATGCGTAAAAGTCGCTGACGTAACAGACCGTGACGGCTTTCCTGTAGATGCCGTTGGTGTAATTCAACCTATGTGCAAGCCTTGGAATACCGTGCTTGCAAAGAATCGCACTGAACCGACTCCTGCAATTTCCCTTTATGACATTCAAGAAGAAGTCGACAACCTCTAAGAAAAATGGCGAGAAATCGCCATTTTTTTCTATCTATACAGACTGTAAAAGTGGCGAGAAATCGCCATTTATACAGATTGTAAAACCCGCCCGGGCGGTTCGTCATTCTGCACAAAAGACGGGTTTCGGCAGAAAAAATTTTGTGCAAAACATAGAAACGCTTAAATACCTCTTGACAAAATTCAAATTCTATGATATAATATATATACAAGGTAAGGGGAAAGCCCCAAAGAATAGAAAGTGAGAGGTTACACTATATGAGTACTATTATCAATGTAAGTAAGGAAAAAACAGCTATCAGCTTTCATTTAGATGATAAGCCGAATCCGGTCGTTATTGACTTTGTAAGTGGCACTATTATTTCATTTACTGGACGTTCTGTCAAGTATACACCTGCAAGACTGGTAAATGCAGGCGGTGGAATTTTTTACCGCACTCTGCTTGGAAAACTTATTGATTGTATAACTAACCGCCATGAACTGGAAAAAGAAAGCTGTCTGTCCTATATGGATTTAATCAATCCGGACACATATTATGATGATTTACCGTGTGAAATTCCTAAGGGATATATTAACTATCTCCGTGAAAACGGCTTGAATCTGAATCATAGAACCCTTAAAAATTTTAAGGATTATCAAGATTCTATGAAACTGCCGGAACAATATCGTGCTATTTACCAAAGAATGACAAAAGCCCTGACACAATGGAGTTTTGATTGGCTCACAATAGATAAAAAGATTCTTGTCTGCAAAATCGCAAGAGTTACTGAAAAAGCTTGTAATTGGGAAATTAAAAATGATGCTTGTGACTTTCTGAATTATGTTTTTAATCACAATGAACTGGATTGGACTTCTATTGTAGATACTAATAGAGACTTTAGTTATAATGTGAGATTGTTAAAATCTGCAAAAAGCAAAATGATTAGTGCAGGAATTGCAAAGACACAAGAAAAATTTAAATATCTTGAAAAGCTGGAAACAGAAGAATTTCAAATTGTTGTGCCGACTTGCATTGAACAATTGCAAGACGAAGGAAAACAGCAAAATAATTGTGTAGGCTATTTCTACAATCAGAGAATTATTGACGGCACTTATGCGATTTACTTTATTAGAAGAAAAACAAATCCTGATAAATCTTTTGTTACTTGCCGGATTGATATTGAAAGAAAAGAAACAGTGGAACACAGATATTTCAATAACAGAGATTGCAACGATAGCAACGAACCCGAATGCAAATTTATTAAACTGATTGACGAAAATTTATAAGAAAGTGGGGGTATTTTGCCCCCATTTTTCGGCATTTTTTTGTCCGCCCGGGCGGTTCGTCATTTTATATAAAAAATATAGGAAGTCGTGGAAAGTTTTGTGCAATCCTACAAACTAAAAAATTTTTTAAAAATCCCTTGACAAACGACTTAAAATATGATATAATATAATTACAGTAAAGGACAGGAACACAACAAAGAAAAGAGTTACGAACTCAATAAAGTCCTTAGTCACTTTACTAAAAAATATTTATAATTTCAATGCCTTAACGGCAGAAAGTGAGTTGCTTATGTTTACATTTCACAAAGCTAATCTGACAAATGAAGTTAAATTCTCTACTGATTATCTGACTAAAGCTGATAAGCGTTCTATCACTGATACTGTAGAAAAACTTAACAAGGCTGTTACTGCTGGAAATTCCAAAAAAATCGTGGAGCTTGCACGCTCTATTGTCAATGAAGAAAAACGCAACGAGAAAATCAATCGTCATGAAACTATCATCAATTCTATTATCGGACTGCTGACCGCTGAAATGAATATTGGTGAATATACAAAAGTGCTTGAAGTTGCCGAAGTTATCCAAAGCGTACACCCTGAATGGTGCGAAAAAGACCATAACGGACAATTGTGCTGTCCTCTTGGTGCTGTTGCCTCTGCTTTTAACCGCCTGATTGATACCGGAAACTATGTGCTTATTCATGCTTGCAACACAAAATATTTCAAGAGAATTGGCTAAAAGAAAACGGCGAGAAATCGCCGTTTTTTACTACCCCAAATTCCGCCCGGGCGGACTTGTGCAATCTGTACAAATTCAACACAAAAACTTTGTGCATTTTGCGAATAGACAAAATCCATAAAATATGATATAATATAAATACAGTAAAGAAAGCGAGGAACTAATTTATGAAATCTATCTCTGTTTATTTTGACCTTGACGGCACTCTGTTTGACCTTTACGGCAAACGCAATTGGCTTGAAATGCTTGAAAATGAAAAAGCAGGAGCATTTGCAACTGGTCGCTTAATGCAGAACATTGACAAAGAAAGACTGCTGACTGTTGTCGCAGAATTGGCTAATTATGGCGTAAAATTTAACGTTATTACTTGGCTTCCTATGCAAGCAAGCCGTGAGTATGAAGAAATTTGTAAGGCTGAAAAAATCGCATGGGTTCGGGAAAATTTACCATTCATTGACGAAATTGTTTGTCAGTCCTATGGAGTACCGAAACAAAACGGCATAACAAAAAGAACTGCAAGAATGATTTTGATTGATGATAATAAAGAAGTTTGTGAAACGTGGGAAACGGCAAAACAGCGTACTTTTTTCAACGTAACTAAGGAATTTTCGGCAGTAAATGCACTGGAGACAATTTTAGGAAAAATCGTAAGTGGAGAATGGGTATAAATGCCCATTTTTCGCCTCTCTTAATTGCGCCCGGGCGCAGAGGAAAAGCCCTCATAAAGAGGACTTTTTATTTTTCATCTTATTATAAAATTTTGTAAAGAATTCAGGTCTTTTCATTATCATTTCTATTATTTTTCTGGCTGTTGGCGGTGCATATTCTAAACAAAATAAATCATTAAAGCCTGCTGCCTTAGATAAGAAATACATAAGTACAAAATCAAAATTTTCTCTCATCATAAAACTCACTTTCTGCTACTTAGTAGCGATAAAATTATTTTCTACAATAAAGTGACTAGAATTCTTTCAAGCCTTTTGCTTTCTTTCTGTTCTTGTTCTATCCTTTACTGTAATTATATTATATCATATAAAAGTAGTTTTGTCAATAGTCATTTTGCACAAACTTTGAGTTATTTAATTGTGCAAGTTGTTGCGCCCGGGCTCAATACTATTTGTATAATAGGAAAAGCCCTTATGATAAGGGCTTTTCATAGTATACGGGAATAATGCGGTCAAATCCGTCAGCTTCACTTGCTTCTGTATAGGTGCGGAAAATGCACGCCGTTACGAACTTATTTCCATAGGCATATTGCCCAGCATAGCCAATAGGCTTTTCGTCTGCTGAAATGCCGTTCTGCTTTTCATAAGAATTAGCAGTTACTTTAATAATAGGATTGTCGGCTTTACTCTCTGTATTAGGATTGATTTCAGGACTTACGTTGCAGGTAAAAGATGGCATTCCCTCGATATAATCAAGAACTTCTCCACAAAAGGCAAATTCAGTATCTCCGATTTCTTGCAGATAATCATCAATGTTATCAAAGTCATTATTTGGAACTGAATCATCATCTTTTAACATTTCCAGTCCAATACTAATTAAATGTTTTTCTTTTTCTTCATAATTGTAATTGTCAAATCTGTGTGCCGGAACGTTACAATAGCAAACAGATTCTTTTGTAACGGGGTTATAAATTTCTACACGGTATTCCATAGGGCAGTCCTCCTTAGGATTTAGGGTTCTTGTTCCTTACTACTCTTATATTATATCATATTTTTTGAAATTTGTCAACTGGCATTTTACACAAACTTTTACTGTGCCGACTGTCTATATTTTATATAATCTGCACAAAGAGCCCGGGCGGTCTATACTCTCTGTATAATACAAGTGGTATAGGAAAAGCAGGGTTAAGAACCCTGCTTTTTTGCCTGTTTTTCGGCTTTTTCCTGACGTGCTTTTTCTCTGATTTCTTTCTGCTTTGCTCTTGCTTTGCGGTCACGTTCCATTTTTTCGGCTTTAAGTTTAGCTTTTTCGGCTTTACTTTCGTCTTTCTTTGCTTTTTCCTCTTTGTATTTTTCCGCTTGTTCCTTGCCGTTGTATGCCGGATATTCACGCATTTTCGTTTTTCTTCCTTCGAACTCTTTAACTTCTGGACTGAAATTTACATACATTTCTTTGCCGTCCGGTGCTGTTCCCCAAAGTACGGAAAATTCACTGTCACCAGTCTGAAATACCTTATCTTCGCCAAATTCGGCAATCAGGATTTTCCGCAGGATTTCGGTACTTTCTGCACGGCTCTGATTTTTGATTTGAGTAGGTGTTAATTCTGCCATAAGCTACCTCCTTAAGGTGTGGGCTTTTGTTTCTCTTACTATATATATTATAGCACAAATTTTATAAAAAGTCAATAGGTTAAAAAAAATTTCAGCGTTTTAACCAAATTGACTATTCAATTTTTATGCAACCTGACGGAATTATACGTCTTGTATAAGCCGCCCGGGCGCAATTTACGCTCTGTATAAACGGCGAAATTTCGCCGCCTATACAGTTTGTAAAGTAGGGAAAAATCCCCATATATGGGGATTATTCGCCAAAAAGCCACTCAGAAAGTAAATCATCAGGATTTGTGCCATTTTCAGCCATAATTTTTTTTAATTCATTCCATGCAGAAATATGATTAGTTTTTACGCTTCTGTCAGTAGCAAGAGCCTTGAAAAGTAACGCTGTTTCGGCTTTTACGTCACTCAATGCCGTATGTTCTTCTTTAAATTCAGGGTCAAATAAATAGCGGTAGAAAGTTTCTGCTTTTGTCTGAATATTGCCGTTTTCGGTTAAATATCCATTCATAGCACACCAACCGCAATAGTGCAGATTATTACAGTGAGTATAGAAAGCCATGGTCTGAATATCGTGCCAATTGATTAAAGTATAAAGTTTTTCGGCTTTTTTGCCGAAAGAGCGAACTAATGCAGACCTATCAAACGGAAAGTTAAAAGCGAAAACATCACGAACTTGATATTTTTTAATTACAGACTGTAAAGTCAGCCACATTCCACGTTCTGTTTTGTAATTATACTTTGAGTTGAATCCCTTAAGAATGTCATGGAGGTTATTAACATACATTGTGTTAAGGTCTTTAGTCTGATTTTTTTCCTGATTATAGGTCAAATTTTGTTCCAAATATTCAGGAATAGCGTAAGAATGACATTCTACTACTTGTAGAGTTTGCAAATCTACAACAGTAAAGCCGATATTATAAGACGGCATAGCAGAATAACCCTCTGTATCTAAGACAATACCGTAATGAGCATTACTGCTTAAATAGGTGCATTCAGTTTTTCGTTTTGCCATTGGTGAAAATCTCCTATTCTGAAACGAACTGAATTTTTGTTATTTTCGTTTCTCACTATAATTATTATAGCACATTTCCCCTGAAAAGTCAACTGTCAAAATGCACAAACTTTCTGTCGCTGTCTCTCCTGATGCTGTACAAATTGCACAAATACGAACCGTATAATTATACTTCCATAAATTAAAATAATTATACGGGGAGTATTTGCGCCCGGGCGCTTGGTCTAAAAATGGCTATATTGCGTGGTTTTTGAAGATTTACAAACTGTATAACGGAAAAATCCCCCATATAGGGGGATTTCTTTTAGATAATGCTGTTTGCGATTCTTGTGTATACACGGACTTTGTTATTATAGCCTACAACATTCTCAATAGAAGTCGAGAAAAAGCCGTCCTCTACCAAAGAATCAAGTGCTTTCTGGATTTTCGGTCTGGTATAGTCACGCTTTGCATTCAGGCAATGTTCACGCCGTGCATTGTAGCTTTCCATACCCTGAAAGTCGCCGTAATCGTCAAGACCGGACTGCACAGAAAGTACAGTAACAATATCACCAATTTGTGTATTGTTATAGAGGTATTCACGGATTCTGTCGTGAATAAGCTGATTCATGCGTTCACGGCAAATACGCTTTTTTTCGGCTTTCTGTTCATAGCGTTCTACATAAGAACGTGCATAAGCCTGTTCTGATTCAGTGCCATATACACCGTCAGCGATTTTCCGCATAATACTGATTGTAGAGGGCAGAACACATGCATTAACAGTAGAGTTTACAACGGGTGCGAGTTTAACAGTAATAGCCATAGGGCAATCTCCATTCTCCGCTTTAAGCGGTGTTAAGTTTTTCTTTACCTTACATTATATATTATATCACATTTTTTGTGATTTGTCTATTCGCAAAATACACAAAGATTTCTTTTTCTTTTGTCCAGAATTTATGCAATCTACACAAGCGCCCGGGCGCGAGCCAGAAGTGGCTATATATAGCCATTTTTAGAGGGGTTTACAGATTGTATTTTTGGCTATATATAGCCAAAATTACGATTCGTATAGGGTGGGGCTTTAAAGTGCTAAAGTATACAGAAACGGAAAAATCCCCATTTCTGGGGATTTTCCGGCTTATCAGTCGTTATCGGATTCGGATTCGACTTCTTCCGGCAGGCGGTAGCCTTTAACCTTGCCGGATTTTGCCTTGATTTCGGCAATTTCCAGTTCACCGCTGTCAACAAGCTGTTTCAGAAGTGCGGAGGCTTTTTGAGTAGATACTTCAAGATAATCAGCAACGGATTTTGCAGTAGCATAGCCATTTTCGTTGACTTCGATTTCACCGGATTCCAGAGCAGAAACGATTTTTACCTTGATTTCGCCATTTTCACGCTGGATTTTTGTACCGGATTCTTTGCGTTTAGCGTTCTTTTTGTCAAGTGCGGTCAGCATAGCAGAGGCTTTTTCCTGCATTTCAGCGGTAATGGTTTCACCGTTTACGATAGCAGTCAGAAGTTCACGTTCGGTCATAGTTTTAGCTGTAGTTGCCATAGAAAAGCTCCAATCTCCGTATTTAAACGGGGTAGGGGGATAACAGCACTTGCAAGGTCTTATTTCCATGCCTTGTAGTATTCTGTTTTCTCCGTGTTTCTTAGTATGTATATATTATAACATACTTTTTGAATTTTGTCAATTGGTATTTTGCACAAACTTTGCAGAGCCAATTTGTTTATTTTGCACAACTTGCCGGCAGAAGTGCGACAGTAAACAGAGGGGAAGGGGCTTGTTGCCGTTGCCCTCTTTATCTTTACTGTAATATTATTATAGCATAGAATACGAAAAAAATCAAGTGGTATTTTCACCAAAGAATTAGAATTTTTTTGTTTATTTTTTGTGCAAGATGCCGGGGCATATACGAATCGTATAATAAATAATATTTATAGGGGGATTAAGGAAATTTATTATACGGGGAGTATATGCGCCCGGGCGCAAATTAAAAATGGCTATATTGTGTCATTTTGGGGGATATAAGAAAACGGCGGTATTCCGCCGTTTCTCCTTAGAACTCAATATGCTCGCCGTCATCAGTTGTATAGGGGACTCCTGTATCAGGAACTTCGTTTTTCGGAACGTCACGAATTTCTTCTATATAGCAACGGTTGCGGTATTCGTCAAGGGCTTCTTCATAACCGATTTCATCTACCAACTGTCCATATTCGTCAGCATATTCGTCATAGGCTTCGCCTTCCATGCAGTCGGCAACATAATTCTGGAAAGAAGTAAAAGCATCTTCAAGGAAGTTCTGGAATGTGGCTTCGCTGTCAGTTTCAGTCAGCTTAACATAGAAGTATGTGCCGAAATAGTCAGGGGTGTTAAAAGAAATGTACTTGTAAGTATTCATAATTTTCTCCTTTACTGGTCGTGGTTTTCTTTACCTTACATATATATTATATCACAACTTTTGTCATTTGTCAATAGGTTTTTAGAAATTTATATGATTGCACAAAAATGTTGTGCCGACTGCCTATAAATTGTGCAACTTATACAAAGAGCCCGGGCGCAAGCCCAGAAATGGCTATATTGCGTGGTTTTGTAGATACGGAAAAATCCCCCATATAGGGGGATTTCTTATCAGGATTCGGATTCGTCAGCAGTTTCGGCAGTTTTGGCAGTAATGAGAGAGTAACCAATAACCTTGCCGGATTTTGCCTTAACTTCGGACTTTTCGAGTTCTCCAGCAGTGACAAGCTGTCCGAGGAGTGCGGAGGCTTTCTGTGTAGAAAAGCCCATAACATCAGCGATTTCCTTAGCTGTATAGCAGTTGCCTACGTCCATCATTTCGAGGATTTGTGCCTTAATTTCGGCATTTTCTTTCTGTGTCTTAGTGCCGGATTCCTTACGCTTAGAGTTCTTCTTATCGAGTGCGGTCAGCATAGCCTGAGCCTTGTCGACCATTTCGGCAGTAATTTCCTTACCCTCTACAATAGCGGTCAGGAGTTCACGTTCGGTCATAGTTTTAGCTGTAGTTGCCATAAAAACGCTCACTTTCTTGCCTTACGGCAGTCAGGGAAATTCAGTCAGTTTCAAGGTCTTACTTTCCGTGCCTTGTCTTTACTTTTCAATCCCTCTTGTGTTTTACTGTACTATTATTATAGCACATTTTTAAGGAAAAGTCAATTGGCAAGTTGCATAAACTTTTTAAAGCCAATTTGTTTATTTTGCCTATCCGGAATCGGCAACCAGTCGTTCGGGGTTCTGTTCTCTTTCCCTTGACTGTATATATATTATATCATAGATTTTTAATTTTGTCAAATTGGAGGCTGGAATTTTTCTCTATATATGGGGATAAAGTGAGGTGAAAAGTTTGTGCAGGTTGTACAAATTTCTTCACAAATTTGATTGTGTTTTGTGCAAATTCACAGCTCACAGACGCTTTAAAAATGGCGATATATAGGCAAAAATTTTGCGCCCGGGTTTGCAGCTCACACGGAGTGAGAAATTCCGATATATGGGTAAAAAATTTTGCGCCCGGGTTGGACGCAGTCGAAGAGTGAGGGTCGGGGCCCTGATCTAGGCCAACATCTACTATTCCTATAGGTTTAATAGGTTTTGCGCCCGGGCGCACTTTAGTGCATTAAAATGGTGCGTATTAACGCACCGGGTCAGAGGCCGCCTTTTCATCTTCCTCTCTCCAGAGGAGAGCCTGCAGGCACACCTCAAAGGTGGCGGCAAAGCTTTCCGCCTGCGTATGACCGTTTTTTGGACAGTCATATTCGCCGTATTCGGCATCAACTTCTGCCAACATCAGGCGGATAGCCATTTCATGGGTGAGCGGCTGATTGTTGAAAGTAATATTTGTAAACATAAGCTTGTACCTCCTTAAGGTAGAGAAAAAGAATTTAATTTTATTGTGGTTAGACCATGCCCCTCCGGTCTAACCGTGCCCGCATTCAGAGAGAGTAATCTCAATCCCTTGCGCCCCTAAGGGGTGGGCTGTGGCGCAGAATTGACGTTCTGTCAACTCAATTATTATATTCAGTTGTGGGTATCACATGGGATAGTACCTCCTATTCAGTTTTAGATGGAGACCGGAGAGCCGTCAGGCGGCTGCCGCCGTTGCTGTCCGTTCCCTTACCTTGTATATATATTATACCATACAATTTAGGATTTGTCAAGAGCTTTTTGAAAAAATTTTTAAGTTTGTGCAATCTGCACAGCTGCCTGACCTGATGTATTGAAAACTTTCAGCATCTTGCACAAACCGCCCGGGCGCAATAACTCTCTGTATAATAAGAAAAGCCCCCATAAAGAGGGCTTTTTTAATAGTCTGTAACGCCTAAATAGCCGTGTTCATCATATACAGCGGAATAATCTTCATCATAAGCCTTATCTATATCATAATTACCATAATGATTATCAATAAATACGGTCAAATTCTTTCCTTCATAGTCTATGTCAAGTGACTTAATTTCCTTTATTTCGTCATCTTCACGGTCTGAAAAATATTCTTCAATATATTCATCATCAATATAATAATTCATAATATCATAGTTATCATTTTCATATCTCCAGCCGGAAATGGAAGCCTTTGCCTTTTCTTCTGTTGTGAAAATTCCTCTAATTGTAATAGTTGGATAGCTAACGTTTCCAGTCCAAGAGGGGGTATAATCATCATCATCTGTAACATAGGGGATATAAAGCATCATAGAATACCTACTTTCTCATTTTATAGTCTTTGTTGACTTTGCTTTGTCTTTACCTTACATTATATATTATATCACATCTTTTTTAATTTGTCAATAGTCAAATTGCACAAATTTTTGTAAGATAGAGGAGTAACTAAAGTTTTTGCGGGACTGTTCCTACAGAGCCTTACGGAGTCTGCCCTTTAGGTACTCTCTCTTTACCTTACAATAATATTATATCACATCTTTTTTAATTTGTCAATAGTCATTTTGCACAAAGTTCTTATACTATTTTTGTGCAATTTGCTGAGCCCGGGCGGTTTGTGCAAGTTGCATAAAGAATAGACATTTGAAAGTCTTGAATTTGTGCAAAACGTAGAAACAAAAATTTTTTTTAAAAACCCCTTGACAAATCACAAGAAATGTGATATAATTAGTACATAAGGTAAGGGGAACGAACCCCACATACACTAACCGGACGTACTGTCCAGAATGGAGAATAATCTATGAATACTTATGTTATCTGCTACAAGTCCGTTAAGCCCTCTGTTTACAATAAGGGTACTAAGTGGGAAACTACATGCGACAGATTTCTGCTCTGTGAATGCGGTTCTAAGGAAACGGCTGAAAAGGTACTTGCTGACCTGACTGCAAATCCTGAAAAAATCGCTAAGTTTGGCGTAAATCCGGCAGTAGTTGCCTCTCTCTTTATTAGCTATCAAGAAGCCATGTATTGAGAAAAAGCCCCCTATATGGGGCTTTTCTTGATATACTAAACCTACTAAAACCATAGGAGTAATAGGCTTTGCGCCCGGGCGGTTTTGTTCAAATTGAACAAAACCGCATGCAGATTTGTTAAAAATCTTTGTGCATTTTGACTATTGACAAATTAGTCTGGATATGATATAATAATAATGTAAGGTAAAGACAAACACTAAATCAAAAAGGAGAAATTAACTATGTTGAATGTTACTATCTTTAAGGCTTCCGACTTCCGTTATATCGAAACAGCAGAGGTTGCTGAATCCGAATTTTTCGCTTACGTCCGTTCCCTGATTGAAGAATACGGCTGTCAGGTTGTTGTTGACGTGGAAGAATGCGGTGACGTACAAATCACTATCTATGACGACTATCTGGAATAAGGAAATGGGCGAGAAATCGCCCTTTTCTCCATGTTGCGCAGTTAGCATAAGCTAACTGCGCCCGGGCGGTTTGTGCAATTTGTCTAAATACAATAAACTTTTTTGTGCAATGTGACAAATTTTTAAAAAGGGCTTGACAAATTCTAAAAGTTGTGGTATAATAAATACATAAGGTAAAGCAAAGAGCATAAATGCTCAAATAAAGAAAGTAGAGGTAATTTATTATGAACACTTTAACAAAGACTTTAACAGATTTATACACAATTTTCGCTAAGTACGGAATTTTCTTTGCAGTCACAAGAGATTCTATCGATTGGATTACTATTGATATTGACAATAACTTTTGCACAGATTATGACGCTTTTTACAATGCTATTGCTGATTATGTGAATTCTGTTAATACTTTAACTGGTAAGGGAATCAATGACTATCATAATTGGAGAGGGGCTTATATAATAGACTTTTCTGATTTGACTATTATGATTGATTGAGGACAAAGAAACGGCTAGAAATAGCCGTTTTTTAAATTCTATAGTTAGCATAGACTGACCGCCCGGGCTCTTTGTGCAATATGTATAATTTAATTGATAGTTTAACTTTCTTTTTGTGCAAAGTAACAAATTAAAAAAAATTTCAAAAAACCCCTTGACAAATTCTAAAAGTTGTGGTATAATAAATACATAAGGTAAAGGAAAACAACTTGAAAGGTTAAGGTGTTAATTATGTTAAGTTTATCAGATTATCGTGCTTTAGAATCTTGTTATCTTGCTGAATTAAGTCCTTGTGCAGGCAGTGTAATGATAACTTGTGATTTAAGAAAGACCTCTTTTGACTATGACGAATATAAAGCCCAAATCAGCAGACATACCAGAGAGGTAAAAGAAACTCTTGAAATGCTCGGATTTAAGCTGATACAGAAGCGTACATGGGGATTAAAATATTCTGACATATACGGGCATACGGTCATGTTTATTGAGATATAAGGATACAAAATATATAAGAAACGGCTAGAGATAGCCGTTTTTTAAGTTTTATAGTTAGCATAAGCTGACTGCGCCCGGGCGCATTGTGCAACTTGTATACTTTATTCAATATATAGTGTTGCCTTTTGTGCAAAATGCTGATTTTTCAAAAAGCCCTTGACATTTGCTCTAATATGTGCTATAATATATAATGTAAGGTAAAGAGAAACAACGACAAAGAAAAGAGGTACGCTTATGAAGAATAACGCTTACAAAAAGAATACTATGGGCAAATGGGTTTCTGACATCTATAATAAGAGAACCCGTGTCAAGGTTGCTAATCGCCGTGTACGCCGTTCCGGCAAGAATGTTAAGGAGGATGCTGATAATGCGTAAGATTGATTATGTATCTGTATTTCTGTGTGCTATCGCCGCAGGTCTGTGTTGGATTGGAAATCCGCTTGCAAGTTTCGTATTTGTGGTAAATTCTGCAATCGGACTGACTGACAGCATTAAGGGAAAAGTAATTGCTCCGGCACTTATTAACGGAATTTTCCTTGCCTTGAATTTCGGCTGTTCTGTAGAGTTCTTATTGTCGTTTTAAGGAGGTAAAGCATATGTATAATGTAGTTGAGAAAATCGGTTCTATTCGCCTGACAATTCATTCCACTAAAGACAAGGCTTCAGCGGAACGCATTGCACAGCAACTCCAGAAACTTCACAAAGACCGCACAATTATTGTGACGAAAGCTAAAAAGCCCTAAACATAGGGCTTTCTGGGCTTGCGCCCGGGCGCATCGTCATTTTGCACAAATTCAACACTTAAAGTTTGTGCATTTTGCGAATAGACAAATCCCTGAAAATATGCTATAATATATATACAGTCAAGGGAAAGACTGAATAAAAGAAATGAGAGGTACACTTCTATGAGTATTATTAAAGCTGTCCGCTGTCTGCTTGCATTCGTCAACATTAAAAGCCATTATGACCTTTTCTATGGTACTCTGTGCGGTAACACGACTTATTCTGTAGGCTATGACGAATTTCGTAACGCTCTGTATATGAAATTCAGAGAGGTTTACGGTCACAAGGATTCTGAAACAATGACCGACAAAACACTGACCGTATTTACTGACAACGGCTGTATTAAGTATGACACAATCAAAGATAGATATTATATGACTGTCAACTTCTATGGTATCGGAAAATAAGAGGGGCTTTGTCCCCTCTACACTCTAAGGAGGAAAGCTTATGTATTTAATTTTAATTCTGCTTGCTGTTGTCTGCTATTTGCGTTCTGTTTGCTTTGACGTGGTTTTTGAAAGCAAGTACGCTTATAAAATTTATAACTATGAATACGGTCATTTATATATTACTCTGTCTACTAAGCCGGAATATTACTCACAGTTTAAGAAAGTCGCTGGCTGGCAACCGGAAATTACTAAGCGTATATTCTAAAAAATGGCGATATAAGGGCAAAATTGCCCTTGCGCCCGGGCGGCTTTACGCTTTAAAGTGCTAAAGTGTAGGGAAAAGTCCCCACACAAGGTGGGGACACGCTTTAGCAAGTGAAATCAGGAGTAAATTCAACGTCCTTGCCGTCCGGAGAGATGCCGGATTCGGCTTCCTTACGGCGTTTTTCAACCGCCTTGCGGAGTTCGTCGTCAAACTTTTCAAGTTCACGGCGAGAAGTGAAAGTAATCTTCACACCAGAGGGGAGGGTACGGGTAACGGGTGTTCTCAGTACGTCTTTCATGAGAAATACTCCAATCTCTGCATATAGCAGTGATAAGGCTTTGGGTAGAGAGAGTATCGGGTTTTCGTTCCGTTCCTCTCTTTCCCCTTACTACTCTTATATTATATCATACTTTTAAAGAAAAGTCAATAGGTTTTTTGCTGTTTCTCTGTTTTGCACAAAAGATTATTTATAGAGGGGAGCTGATTGTGCAACTTGCACAAATGCGCCCGGGCGCAATAAATTTGATTTATAAACATCATAAGCCCTCTTAATAGAGGGCTAAGATGTTAAAAGCTCCATTGTTGAGGGTCTACAATACCAAAACGACAGGTGCAAGAGAATGGGGCATAATATGGACATTCATCACAGCAAGACATAGAACGACAAAGTTCTTTAATCATTTTAACTGGTTCTTCTATATCTCCGCCGACTTTACTTACAATTTGTTCATATTTTTGACAAGCTTTTTTAGTGGAAAATTCCAGTCCGTCTTCTGCAATATAAGTAGTTACTTCTTTCATGGTTAATACCAGCCTTTCAATTTTGTTTTGTGGTTTTCTTTACCTTACATATATATTATACCACAACTTCTATAATTTGTCAATAGGCTTTTTTAAGATTTGTATACTTGCACAAATTAGAGGGGCATAAATTGTATATTTTGCACAAATGCGCCCGGGCGCAGATTTTGGGGTGGGGATAAGGGCTAAAAATAGCCCTTAATCCCACTTAGACTGCTGGATAAATGCTGTTCTTGCCATGCACTTATAACACCACATGTGCTTCTGGTGTCCCTCTCCAGTTCTATGACTTGACTTCTTGTATGCGATTGCCTTAGTACCGCATACGGAACACTTAAAAACTCTCTCTACTACAGTTCTCTTTCTCATTGTGTTTTCCTCACTTTCTTATCTTGTGGCAGATTCTAACAGATTATAGTACAGAACAAATGCATTGTATTCAGAGGGGTATTCATAATGCTTTTCATTGTGCAGATTTACGTCTATAAAAGACCAGAAAATCCATACCCAGAAAATAACCGCAATTGTAGCACCTACAAACTTGCTAAAATTTTTCCAACTGAAATGACGACCTCTCATTTGAGCCATCTCCTTTCCTTTACTGTACTTATATTATATCATAAAATTTTAATTTTGTCAAGGGCTTTTTCAAAAATTTTTTAAGTTTGTGCAATTTGTATAGTTTTTTAGAGGGGTCTGTTTATTTTTTAGGCGGATTGCACAAATCCGCCCGGGCGCAACAACTTTTACTTATAGGGTCTAAAAAATTTCTTATCAATAATAATAAGTATGGGGTCTTAAAAATTTGACTTATCTATCAAAATTATTTATGATATTATAGGGATTGAACATGAAGAAAAGTGAACAGAAATTAAATAAAAGTTTGTGTATAATGACTATTGACTTTCAAATAAAAATATGGTATAATTATATTACAGTCAAGGGAAAGACTGATAATAAAAAGAAAGTTAGAGGTAAATTTTTATGGGTATTATTTCTATTTTAACGTCTGCTGTTGCTGTTCTGAATATGGTAAAGCCTATTCCGGCTGATAATTATTATAGCTGGTATTCAGAAGAAATTGCTGAAAGTATCATGGAGACTGTTGTTGCTAACGAATATTATCCTCATTTGGATTTTAATGGTGATGGTGTACTGTCTGTAGTAGATGCTGTTTCTGTCCGTAAGCGTTATATTTATAATGTGCTGAATGGAAATACAATGCACTTTGGTGAATCTGATGTTATGGAAATTGTAGCAGAAAACTTTAAGCCGGAAGAATACAACGAATATTTTTATTATGAAATTGATTTCGTTAATGGTGAATGCTGTCGTGCCTATGAACTGGACTTTTCAGAAACTGCATATATTCATGTGTATATGGAGATGAACGAAAAAACGGCTGATTTTAGCGTTTTAATCAGACCTACAGAAGAATCTTATCAGGTGTATTAAATGGCTAAATATGGGGCAAAATTGCCCCCGCGCCCGGGCGCATAGGCAGATTGCACAAATTTATGTATGGCGGCGAAAGGAAAGTTTGTGCAATTTGACTATTGACAAATTTCTTAAAATATGATATAATTATATTACAGTCAAGGGAAAGACTGGAATAAATTAAAGAAAGAGTAGGTACACAATATGGATTTAATGAGATGCGAAATTTGCAAGCGGTACTGTAACTATGATAATTCTGTCGGCAAAGAAAATTATATTGTCTGCAATGACTGCTATAATGCTGTTACAGAAGATTTCATTAAGACTAACAAGAATCTCTGTCCTGAAGATGTTGCAAGACTGATTCCGTTGCAAATTCTCTTTATGCTGTCTGATGTTCGGAAAAACAATAAATAATTGAGAGGAGAAATTTAAAATGACAAAGCTTGATTTATACAATAAGCTGAATGGAATGATTAACAGCGGTACAATTCACTGTAGAATTAAGTGGGAGTATGATACAATTAGTGTGACTTATCCGCTTGGTAGTGGTGAAGATATTGAACAAATCGTGCTGGATTTAATTGAAGATGAAGATTTCACCTATGGAAGCTGGAAATACGAACATTATATTCTTATTGAAATTAATTAAAATTTTAAATAGCAGAACGTAGCTCACTGGAGTTGCGTTCTGCCATTTTGTAGCTCATAAACGTAGCTCACAGAGACTTTTAAAATTTGGCGAATTATGGGGATAAATTTTGCGCCCGGGTGAAATTTAGAGGTCGAAGGGGGGAAAATAGGATCGGTCCCTGGTTAGCCTAGGCTAACTAAAATCGTAGAAACAGCGTAGAATAGCCATTCGCTCGAATTAGCCTATGCTAACTTACAAAACAACGTAGAATAGCCATTTCAAGGTCTCTAGTTAGTCTATGCTAACTCAAATGTTTCACGTGGAACATTCGTCATTTTGCACAAAAATTGTTGAAAACTTTCTCCATTAAAATTTTTTATTCAGCTACTACTATTTTTTATAGTGTTCCGCTCAACCGGAAAAATTTTGCGAGCCTGATTATTAAAATTAAATACAAAGTTGTGCAATTTGCATAATACAGATACTTTAATTTGTACAGTTTTTGTGCAAAGTGTAAAAATTAAAAAAATTTCAAAAAAAGTATTGACAAACGCTTGAATATGTGATATAATAGTAAATGTAGAGAGGGGAAATACCCCAAAACATATTTAAAGAAAGTGGGTTGTCTATATGAAAAATCTGAATGAAATGACTGTAGCAGAAAAGAAAGAATTACTTGTTAAATGTGGTGAAATTTACCACGAATACAGCAAGTCCGAAAAGTACCTGATTGCATTCCAGAATACAGACGGCAATATCTATGGTGTACTGATTGACTTTTCTGCTTTCTGGAAATTTGCTAAACTGGATAAGGCAAGCGGTAGCAGTAACGGTGGAAAAATAATAATCCGTGCTAACACTGGATTGAAAAATTTACTTGCATTAAATCCGTTTCTTCTTTGCACTCAAACTCAATGGAATGAAACAACCGGAAAAACAAACGGAAACAAACTTGAAACACTGTTTAATAAAACTCCTGACAACAAAAATTTTGCACAAAGTCCTGACATTATTTATAATGGATATGCAACGCAATTGAAATTTTTTGGTAAAAGTGCAAGTAATGTTTGTCCGGTAGCACTTCTTGAAAAACTTTCTGGAAAATCCCTTATTTAAGGGATTTCCGGATACTATGCAAACTGCACAAATTAAACTGTTGAAATTGTGCAGTTTGCACAAACTTAAAAAAATTTCAAAAAAGCCCTTGACAAATCCTTAAAAGTATGCTATAATAAATACATAAGGTAAAGCAAAGAGCATAAATGCTCAAATAAAGAAAGTAGAGGTAAAGACTTATGACAAAGGCAACTGAAACAAAAATCGAAATGGTAAAAGCTGAATTTGGCGGTAACTGGTTCACTGCTAAGGCTGTCAAGAATCTGCTTAACTCTGATTTCATCAGAACTCTTGTAAAGAATGTTCCTGAAATCGTAATTGATAAGCAGACTGTTGAAATCGAAATTTCCGGCACTGAATACGCTGAATTTATGGCGAAATATGGCGACAAAATGGACACGGTAAATTTTGGGGGCGTGGGCATGTGCTACACTGAAAACGGAAAATATTATAACAAGCGGACTGAAACAAGATACAGATTTCCGGAATAAGTCCGGAAATCCCCTGAAATAGTCCTTCCGCTCAAACGAATAGCAGAATGCACAAAAGACTGTTTAGAAATTGTGCATTCTGCACAAATCGAAAAATTTTTAAAAAAATTTCAAAAAAGCCCTTGACAAATCCTTAAAAGTATGCTATAATAGATACATAAGGAAAAGGGAAAAGCCCTTAAAGAAAACAAGCCGGACAAAGTCCAGAAAGTGAGATTGATTTATATGCTGTATGGTGTAAGCACTATTTTAGAAAACTTGTTTGAAATGAATCTTGTAAGTAAGATTGAATCAAAAGAAGTTGATTTCTATTTCCAGATTGGTGAAAAAGGTATGTATGGATACGATTTAATTCAAGAGGTTATGAAAACAGAAAATGACTTAATTCAGGAGTTAAAAAATTTAGGATTTGAAAAGACTGATTTTATTTGTGAAGAATATGCAGACGAATACACAAACTATATTTATACAGTAAGAATCAGAAATGCAGTTTTTGCTAATAATTAAAAAGAGGGGCTTTATCCCCTCTTTACCAAAAACGGAAACGGAAACGGAAAACGGCTGAAAACAGCCGTTTTTCCAATTCAAAAAGTTAGCCTATGCTAACTCTATGTTTTTTGAGCGGAAAATTTACAATTTGTTCATATTTGGTTCAGTTAGCCTCTGCTAATGGAGCAAAATGCACAAAATTTTTTAAAAAAGTTGAAAATTTTTGTGTAAATTGTACAATTTTTTCGCTGAACATATGTTCGCTGAGTGAGTTAGCAAAGGCTAACTAAAATCTCTGAAACCTCGCAATATAGCCATTTCTGGTTGTTAGCTGGTAGAAACTGCGCCGATCGTGTCAAAAATTTTGTAAGCTGTTATTTGATGAGTTAGCAAAGGCTAACTCGATACCTTAAAAATGGCTATATATAGCCATCTGAGCAAGTAAGTTAGTGAAACGAAAAATTAGAAATTTTAACTAATTCATATTTACTATTTGTAATATTCAAAAAATGAGTGCGAAAAATGGCTGTATATAGCCATTTTTCGCTTTTGCTATTATACTCTGAGTATAGGTATATAGTCAGGTTTCGTTTTTCCGTTCCCAGTCCGGTGTACCGTTGTTGTAGAAACTCTTTATTGTTTCCCTTGACTGTAATTCTATTATATCACATTTCCGCTCGTTTGTCAAGTACTTTTTGCAAATTTTTTTGAAATTTTTGAAATTTGTGCAAATTGCACAAAACAATCATGAAATTGTTGAAAACTTTATACAAGTTGCACAAACTTAAAAAAATTCTAATTTTTTTTAAAAAAAGGCTTGACAAATCCTTAAAAGTATGATATAATATATACATAAGGTAAAGGAAAACACAACAAATTGAAATGAGGTCGATTTTATGAAAACATTATTTTTTGACATGGACGGTACACTTGCAGGTCTGTTTTTCGTTAAGGGCTTTAAAGATGCCCTTGCTAAAGAAGATAGCACGCCTTATGAAATTGCAAGTCCTCTTTTTAAGGCTGACGAAATGAAGAATGTGATTTCTGCACTTAAGGCTGACGGCTGGAAAATTGGTATTATCTCTTATACTGGTACTGATTGTTCTGCTGAATTTATCAGAAAGACTGTAGAAGTAAAAAAAGCATGGCTTGCAAAATATTTCCCCTATGCTGACGAAATCCACATAGTAAAGCCGGAAATTAGCAAGACTGAATTTGCAAATTCTGCTGATGATATTCTTGTAGATGATTCTACTAAAAATCGCACAGAATGGGAACAAACTGGACGGACTGCAATAAATGCCTATTTTCGGGCAAAAATTCCTATGATTGATGCACTGAAAGCCCTCTTATAAGAGGGCGTGCAATCTGCACAAATTAAGTTGTTGAATTTGTGCAGATTGCACAAACTTAAAAAAATTTTAAAAAAGCCCTTGACAAACGCTTGAAAATGTGCTATAATAAATACATAAGGTAAAGGAAAACACGACATGACAAAATAAAAGGTGACAACAAAAGAAGTCCAGACGAATTGAGAAAAGAAAATAAACTTGAAGGGTAAAAGGTGAAAACTTATGGAAATCTATCTTGAAATCGTGAATGCTCTTGCTACAATTCCGGAAACGAACGTTATTGCATTCGATACTTTTGGAAATCCTCTTGCTATTGCTGAAATCGAACCGCTGACCGAAAACGCTGTTTCAAGAGTCGTTACTTTTTTGACCGCTGTCCGCTCTGAATACGGCTTGAAGATGGAATTCATCAGAACGGTCAATGGAGTGCAGTTCTGGAATCTGATTGTAGAAAATAGAGTTATTCAGTTTGTGTTTAGCGATTAAGCTAAACACAAACGCAAAAAAAATAAAAAAAATTTTCAAAAAGTACTTGACAAAATCAGCAAAATGTGATATAATAAGAACATAGGGAAAAGCCCTAAATCAATGAAAGAATGGTGAATGATATGTTTGAAATCAAAGTAAAGTTTAGAAACGGTATGGAATTAAGCTGGAGTGCTAAAAGTTGGGACGTTGCCTGCGAACTGCATACGGCATTAAAGAAGAAATTCAAGAATGCTAAAAGCGTAAAAATTTGGAAACTGAACTGACATAAACAGCGGTGAACCCGCTGTTTTCAGCGGTTCAATTCCTACTAAATCTATAGAAATAGTAGGAATTGACCCGCCCGAATCTGCAGAAAAGTGTATGTGCTGGACAAACAAATGTGCGTGCTGGACGGACAGACAGCAGCGCCGTTCTGTCCGCACCTGATAAACAGCTGTCC